TATGGAGACTTTGTATGGACGAAAAATTAGCAAAAGCACTTGAAGCAAGTAAATTACTTGACATTATAAATCAACAAAAGAATCTTTTACAGCAACAATATCAATCAGACTTAATACATTACGAAAGCGGCTGTCAGTTTACATCCTCTAAAGAACTAATTAGTTTTTGTCAAAGTCTAGTAAGTTTAGAACAAGATCAAATTGTACTTACAGATGATAATGGCATTCCTATTCTTGTAGATGATTTACCAAGGTTTACAAATAATCTTGTAAAAACATACGCAGAAGCCTCTAACAAGTATTTCACCGAATACAATAAAATCAAAAAGCAACGATCAGTTGAAGGCATCTTTAATGAGTAAAGGTATTCTTGTTTTTGCACATAATAACAGTGAAATTGATTATGTAAAGCAAGCAGCTTTTCTTGCAAAACGTGCTGAACAATATTTGTCTATTCCTGTTTCTATAGTTACAGATAAACAGAGCATTAATGACAGGTATAAAGATGTATTTGATAAAATTATTATAAATGATATCACAGTTGAGTCCAGCAAGAAATATTTTTACAATAGTGCAAAGACACACAAAGTTTTAGATTTCAAAAATGATGATAGGGTACTTGCTTTTGATCTTAGTCCGTATGATGAAACTATAGTACTAGATAGTGATTATGTTATTGCAGATAGCATATTAAAAAATGCTTATGATAGTGCCTATGACTTTTTAATTTACAAAGATGCTATTGATCTAGCATCAAGAGATACAAGTGAATTTAAATTTATAAGTGAAACAAGTGTAGATTTTTATTGGGCTACTTGTGTATTTTTTAGAAAAACAGAATTAAATAGAACTTTTTTTAATTTATTAAAGCATATACAGGAAAATTATAGACACTATAGAAATGTTTATAATATTGTCTCCACAACTTATAGAAACGATTATGCTTTTAGTATTGCAATTCATATAATGAACAATTTTAAGCAAGGAAATTTTGCAAAGTCAATGCCGGGTAAATTGTTTTTTACGGCGGATAGAGATTTAGTTCACAGTATTCAAGATGATAAATTTACGTTCTTACTACAAAAAGAAAATACTATTGATCAATTTATTCCTTGTAAGTTTTTAGGAAATAGTGTGCATGTAATGAACAAATATGCATTAGAGGAAATAATAGATGCCTAATTTTATTCTAGTTGCACAAAATACTGAACATGTTGATTACGTGCAGCAAGCATGTGCTCTTGCTATGAGCATACACAACACTACTCCTAATTCTAAAATTAGTATTCTAACCGATAATGTTGTGCCTGAAAAATACAAAGACCTGTTTGATAACATTATTGAAATACCATGGGGCGACTTAGCAAACAAGTATGATTGGAAAATACACAATAGATGGAAAACTTACTTTATATCTCCTTATGATGATGCAATAGTGTTAGACACAGACATGTTAGTGTTAGACGATATTACAAGTTGGATGGAAATTTTACAACCTTATGATATGTTTCTAACGTCAACAGTTTATGATTACAGAGGTGAAAGAGTTACAGATACATTTTATAGACGTAATTTTAAAAAGTTACATTTACCTGATGTGTACATGGGTTTCCATTATTTTAAGAAAAGTGATTTTGCACTTGAATTTTACAAATGGTTAGATACTATTACTAACAATTGGCAGGATTTTTATAAGGTTAAGGGCGATAAATTAATACAAAATTTTGCAAGTATGGATTTAACGGCAGCAATGACTGTAGATATGCTTGACTGTAAGTCAAAAGTTACTAATCCTAATTTACCTAATCCTTCATTTACACACATGAAAGCAAACATACAAGGCTGGAATGATATTCGTGAGAGTTGGCAAACGAAAGTTGGCTCATATTTTACAAATCAAGCAGAACTTTTTATTGGTAATTACAAGCAAACTGGTATTTTCCATTACACTGAAGATAGTTTCTTAACAGATGACATTTTGAGTATACTAGAAAAGAGGTTAGATATATGATTGTACTACAGACACCTAAATTTGAAATCAAACATAAGGTATATTTTGATAAAGATACAGGAGATATTAAATCTATATCTAACATAGAACAGGAATTTGAGAGCTCTTTCCCGGCACAAATTGAAGATATACGTGATTTTCTAGACGGCAACAAAAGTATAACAACGCACAAAGTTGTTTATGATGTCGGAACATCATCTTATGTAATTGTATCTAAGAATAAGAAAATTGAGTCAGATGTTAATGATAATGTGTATAAAATTATTCCAACAAATAATGCTCAAGTTATAGTAAAATACAAAACAAAACAAAATTTGTGGAATATTTCTTTATCAGACGAGGCAAAACTAGAACTAGAAGATAAAAAAGAAAGAATAAATCAAAATTTAAGGTTTTCTGTTACGCAGAAGAATAATCCGAATATCTTGCACGAATATTTTACCACTACAGTAGAGCATTTAATCGATAATGAACTCGAGTTTAACAGCCACTCAGTTTAATCTTGAAGATTTTAGTGTATATACTAATAGAAGGTTTCAGAAGTATTCTTGCGAGGTAGTAAATGAGTAAAATCAAAGTCATTGATCAAGATATTATCTTTTTATCTTATGACGAACCAAATGCTGAAAAAAACTATGCAGACTTGTGTAACAAGTTGCCTTGGGCAAAGCGTGTTCATGGTGTAGACGGATCAGATGCCGCACACAAGGCATGTGCAGATCTAAGTGAAACAGAATATTTTGTCACAGTTGACGGTGACAACATAATAGACACTGAATTTTTACAGCAAGAAATTGATTTAGAAAAGTTAGGCGTCACTGAAGACTATGTTTTTAGTTGGTGTGGCAAAGTTCACGTTAACGGACTTATGTACGGCAATGGTGGATTAAAAATGTGGACTCGTAAGTTCGTCCATAATATGAAAACACATGAAAATTCAAATCCAGACGATACGAAAGGACTTGTAGAGTTTTGTTTTGACGAAAAATATTATCAATTTAATGATAATTATTCAGTAAGTTATACAAACGGGTCTCCATTTCAGGCTTGGAGAGCAGGATTTCGCGAAGGCGTTAAAATGAGCCTTAACGAAGGTGCCAAAGCAACTGACATAAAAAAAGTTTGGTGGCAAAACTTAGATAGATTGCGTATATGGTGTACTGTTGGAGCAGATGTAGAGTATGGAGATTGGAGTATACTTGGTGCAAGAATGGGCTGTTACATGACAATGTGTACAGATTGGGACTATACTAATGTAAGAGATTTTAAATACCTAACAAATTATTGGAAAGAAGAAAAAGTAAGTGAACTTGATGTTAAATCTGAAAGTTTTAAGTACGGTAATAATTTGCGTAATGAATTAGATTTAGAAATATCAGACCTAGATGCACAAGGTAGTAGATTTTTTAAAAGTGTGTATCAAAACACACCGAGGATAATTAAGAAAAGATGAATACTGAGCTAATCAGGATTAAAGAAATTATGCCTAAAGTAGAAAGAGAAACCTCGCCTACTTTTTGTCTAGCAAAATGGCATCATGTTACAATTTATTTACAAACAGGCGAGACACATAGTTGCTACCATCCTGCACCTCATAAAATTCCACTCGAAGGGTTAGATGAAAATCCGAGCCAGTTACATAATACTCCACAGAAAAAACAAGAACGGTTAGCAATGCTAAATGGAGGCAAGCCCAGTGGCTGTCAATATTGCTGGAATATAGAATGTATGGGCAAGGACTATGTAAGTGACAGACATATCAAGACTACAAGCATTTATACTCCTGAAAGGATAGAAGAAATAAAAAGCAATCCTTGGGATTACGATATTAATCCAGAATATATAGAAGTAAACTTTAGTAATGAATGTAATTTTAAATGCGGTTATTGCCATCCAAAATTTAGTAGTAGATACTATAATGAAATAAAACATTACGGCCCATACAGCGACAGCACAGAACACAGAAATGACATTGACTGGTTTGAATTATATGAAGAAGAAACTAATCCGTATGTAGATGCATGGTGGAAGTGGTGGCCTGAAGTTAGTAAAACACTAAACATATTGCGTGTTACAGGCGGTGAGCCGCTCATGCATAAGAGTACATGGCGATTGTTTGACGAATTAGAAGAAAATCCTAAACCTCATCTTAATATAGAACTTAACAGTAATATGGGCGTAAAGCCTGCAATGGTTTATAGACTTGTAGAGCGTGTTAAAGATCTTAAGGCAAAAAACTGTATTAATAGTTTTAAGTTATATACTAGTATTGACACCTGGGGACCACGTGCAGAATATACTCGTACCGGACTTGACATTGAGCTTTGGGAAAAGAATTTAGATTATTACCTAAGTAGTACAGGTTGGCCTGTAACGTTTATGGTAACATTTAATTTGTTTGCTGTTACTAGTTTTAGTTTGCTACTAGTAAAGATTTTAGAATGGCGACAAAAGTACAATACTGATACAAATGAAACACAGTGGCAACGTGTTAGATTTGATACACCGTATCTAAAAGAACCTTTACAATTTGATATGAATATTTTGCCTAAAGAAAAGTTTATGCCATATATGGAAGACCACTTAAACTTTATAGAGTCAAACGTAAATGACAAAGACCGTACAAAATTTAGTTCTTTAGAATATGAAAGATTTAGACGGGTTGTAGACTACATGAGAAATACAAATTATGATGAAGAAACAATTATCAAAGGCAAACGTAATTTTTATTCTTGGTTTTCTGAATATGACAAACGTAGAGATACTAACTTAGTTGAAACATTTCCTGAGTTAGAAAACTTTTATAAGGATTGTAGTAATGTCTAAAATTTTAAGTTTTGCATACAAATGGTGCGGACCTAAATGGCCAATAACTAACAATAGAGTACCTACACTAGCAGACATAAATTATGCTATGAATGAAGGACACGTAGATGATGATGTACAAGCACCAGTAGTGTTTCAGTCATTTAAAAATAGAGAAATTATTTCTGCATTTAAAATCCCACAAGACAAAAAATACTTTTACGAATTAAATTTCACATCGTATTATTATAGAGATTGGACAAAACTTTTTAGTACTACTGACGGACCATTTGTTAATAATCCGCCTAGTTCGTTAATTAGAGACCAAATACAGAATGGTAACGGATACATACTTGTTACCATTCCATTTGAAGGTTGGGTAACTCATAGGCACTGGGAAGTAATGACACAATTTTTTAATCATTACGAAATACCTTTAGACAAGGTTGTTTATTTTACAAATTGTGCTAACGGACAAGAGCTGTATAATAAGTGGGCAGAAAATAAACCAGGTCCTAAGATTAATGTAGAATATTTTCCTACATTTAAAATACATAGAACAAACGTGGAGCAAACACTACTCAAACAAGATCCGTATATTATTGGACCAAGAGAGAAAGATTTCTTATGTTTTCAGCGTAGGTATAGTGATCACAGACTTACATTTTTTATTAAAATGTTTAAACTAAAACTACTTGACAAATTTTATATGAGCATGGATAGCAAGCAACCAGAGTCTGGAAGATCATTCGAAAGTAATGTTGATTATCTTATAAAACGTTATCCTAATTTAGATATTACTAAAGATGATATTTTACCTAGTAAAAATAAACTTCCGTTAGTGCTAGATAATCCTAACTTTAACAGTTATCCTATGGAGTCAACTGAGGAATCAATAGAGCATTATTTTAAAAATAGCCTAATAAATATTATTAGCGAAACTTTTTTCTTTACTGATGAAATACACATTACAGAAAAAACTTATAAGCCTATTGCTTATAAGCAACCATTTATAATGATGGGTGCAAAAGGAAGTTTACAACATATAAAAGACATGGGATTCAAAACTTTTGATCACTGGTGGTCAGAAGATTATGATACTGTTGCTGATCCAGTAGAACGCATAAAACAAATTTGTGATATTGTAAACTCAATATCAAATTGGTCGGACGAACGTAAGATAAAATTTACTGAAGAAGTAGCAGGAATTGTTGAATATAATTTTCAACATTTAAAAACATTACCTGATGTTGAATTAGATTTAATAACAGAAAAATATGGGAATTAAGATGAAAAAGAAAATATTAGTATGCGGAGCCGGCGGCTTCATAGGGCATCATCTAGTTAACGAACTAGTCGAGCAAGGAAATTATGTGATAGGTGCAGATATAAAACAACCTGCATTTGAACCTACAAGGGCACAAGAATTCTATCAAGTAGATTTGCGCAATCCTGATTTTGTAGCAGGAGTTGTCAGAAATGATTTAGATGAAATATATCAGCTTGCAGCAGATATGGGCGGCACAGGATATATTGGAATAGGTGAGCATGATAGCGATATAATGCATAATAGTGCATTAATAAATTTAAACGTACTACACGAAGCAACTAAAAAAGGTATCAAGAAGATTTTGTACACAAGTAGTGCATGTGTGTATCCGGAACGTAATCAATTAGATCCGGATAATCCTTATTGCGAAGAAGTAAGTGCATATCCTGCAGAACCAGATACAGAATATGGCTGGGAAAAACTGTTTAGTGAACGTTTGTATTTAACACATAGAAAAAATTACAATATAGATGCAAAGGTTGTAAGATTACACAATGTCTTTGGCCCATACGGTAGTTGGAATGACGGCAAAGAAAAAGCACCAGCGGCACTCTGTCGTAAAGTTGCAGAAAGTAACGGAAAAGTAGATATATGGGGACCAGGTAACCAAACACGTAGTTTTTTATATATTGAAGAGTGTATCAAAGGACTTCAAAAAATTATGGCAAGTGATATCGATCAACCAGTTAACCTTGGTAGCGAAAGAATGATATCAATAAACGACTTAGCCCAATTAATTGCACAAATAGCAGGTAAGAATACATTAGAAATAAACAATGTTGACGGACCTGTAGGTGTTATGGGTCGAACTAGTCATAATAAATTAATTGAAGAACTTTTAGGTTGGAGACCTGATGAAGACTTAGAGTATGGACTAAAGCATACCTATGCCTGGATAAAGGAACAAGTAAATGCTAATATACAGCAAAACGGGTAAAAAGTGGTCACATGATCTAGAATTTTCAAATGTAGAAGATTTATCAAAAGTTGACTTAACAAGCGACAATGTAATTTATTATCATCATCCGTATGATAAGCTGATGCACAATGTACCTTTAAAAGACGCTGTCAATGATGTAAATTGGAAACATATTAAAGAAAATAAAAATGTATATCTAGTTCATGAAAATGATAGTGAAACATTTAGTATAGAGTTTGCGACAGATCTCAAAGATGCTATTTGTGAAAACAGCCTAGGCTTTAACGATATTAAAGTTATCGTAATGGATGAAAACCACAAAAGGTTTTTGCATGCTTATCTAGCACAATATGGTAGAGATTGTAATATTGTAGTTGATAACTATTTGTTAAAAGAAGTTAGTATACCTGAATCGCATGAAGCAAAAATAACACACAAATTCAGTAGTCTTAGTCGCAATTATAGAGATTGGCGTGCCGCTTTATATCTTCAGTTACTTGATGCTAATTTATTACAAGAACATTTTAAATACAGTTTCTTTAATATTTGGCCCTATCAAAATCCACCTAAAGTATTTAAAGTTTATCAAATTGAAGAAGATGTTAAAAAGTTAGGATTTGAAATTACTAAACCAATGTTTAGGTGGCTTAAAGAATGTCCGCATGAGCTACAAGAAAGTGGAAGCGTTTTAAACAAGTGGTCTAACATCACTTATGATACAATTTTATCTACAGATTTTCATATTGTAATTGAAACACATTACGATCAAACTTACTATACAAATCATGATAAGTACGACCGATCATTTGCTCCTACTAGTATAACTGAAAAAACTTACAAGGCAATAGCATGTAAGAAACCTTTTATTGCATTTAGTACACCATATATGTTAAACGATTTACGTGCTTTAGGGTTTAAAACATTTGACCCTTTAATAGATGAAAGTTATAATACACAAATTGATAACAAAGTTAGACTTAGTATGATTGTTGATGAAATAAGCAGAATTTGTAATCTACCATCCGAGGAATATCAAAAGCTCATTAGCGAATTAAAAGAACGCACTGAATATAATTATAATCTACTTATAGAGAAGCAAAATGGCTAATTTTCATTTGTATGCAAAACCTTTTGTAGATAAACTAAAAGTTAACTCGTCTATTATATTAGAAATAGGAAGCGAGCGAGGCGAAGGGTCCACAGAATGGTTTAATTCTGTAGCAAACGATCATTGGGTAGATTTTTATTCAGTCGATGTAACAGATTTTGCATCTAGAACATTAAGCCATCTAAAACACACTACTTTTGTTATTACAAATTCTGGAGCCGAATGGACAAAAAAGGAATTACCTAAATTAAAAAAACAAATTAAGATTTTGTATCTTGATAATTATGATTGGATAAGCACTATGGACAATATACGTCCTGCGGAACAAAAACTAATAGACGAATATAATGCTATGGGTGTTAAGATGTCAAATTTTGATTGCCAACGTGAGCATCTTGAACAGATGATTAATTGTATGCCATACATGCACGATCAAAGTTTAATTATATGTGACGATACACCATACAACAAAAGTGCAGGAGTATACTTTGGTAAAAATGGGCCTGTAATACCTTATGCGGTAATACATGGTTATAACATAGCATACAGTGGTAATAACGGTGTAATACTTACAAGAGGTATATAATGAAGTTTCAATTTATAAGACCAGACAGATTGAATCTAGATCATGTGCCTCAAATAAAAGAAGTACGAAAGTATAAGGACTTTATTGAAAGATATAAAATACCTGAACTAGGAATTGGCTTCGGCAAGCCAAGTACTGAATGTATTTTTCCTATCGAAGTTTCTAAACTATCGCATCAATGGACTGGCGATGTATCAGATATTGATGGCTTTAATACACTAATAAATATTCCTATTGAAGTAATACATCTTGTACAACAAGGGAAATGTAGAATTGCAATTATAAGTATTGTAGAAGGTGATTCGTATATTAATAAAAATTGGAATTCATTTAAGGCATTACATCATGATATGGAACAAAGGAATTTGCCAAATGGAAGTGTTTTGATTGTAAGTGGTAATTTAAAATTAAATGACGAATATCTAGTATGGTGTAAAAATGCAAATGTTTATCCTAAGTTAGAAATACAAGGCGGCATAGAATGGGACGCTAAAGAAGCCTACAATTCAGATAAGCCTTTATGCATAGAAAAAGTTCTACGCAACCATAGTAGCATAGCAAAGTTAAATAGTCTTAATAGAACAGATCGACCTCACAGAAAGCAACACATAGAATGGTGTGAAAAAAACATTATAAACTTTGTAAAAGACAACTTAATATCAGGGTATGGATACAAAGTAGATGTAGATAATAAAGTTGGCGGCTTGGGTAATGTAACAAATAGAGACATTTACAATGCAAGTCAGCTCAGTATTGTTACAGAAACGTTTTTTGAAGAACCTGGTTTGTTCATTACTGAAAAAACATTTAGATGTATTGCTATTGGACACCCGTGTATAATATTAGGACAACCTGGAATACTAGATTATTTTGATAATATAGGCATCAATTTAAGATTTCCTGGATTAGATACAACTTATGATAGCAAAAAAGATCACAATGTAAGATTCTCTGAATTCCATGATACATTAGAATATTGGTATCATCTAACACCTCAGGAAAGATATCCATTATTAAAAAGTTGGGAACCTATCTTAAAAAAGAACGCACAAGTATATAGCAACATAAATTTTAAGCATGAAATTACAAGAAATATTGTAAAATCTACAGAAGAATATTTCTTGACTAGTTCTTAAAAAAGTAGTATAATAATAAGATGTATGATATCATTTATGTATCACAAAAAGGAAACAAAGCACTATACGAAAAATTGTGTAAACGATTTCCAACAGTTAAGTACGCATCAAGTTTTGAACAGGCAATGCGCAAGTCTCTTACGGATATGTTTTATGTCGTTTGGGACGATATAGAAATTGTAGATAATTTTAATTTTGACTACGATGTTCCCGAATGGGATAAAAAGTATGTTCATACATTTCTAAATGACAAACATTTTGATGGTGTTTGTCTTGTTCCTAAAGATAAACATATATCAAAAAAAGAAATTAAACATAGATTTTTTGTTAATAAAAAAGAAATAGATATTGTAGCAAGCATGCCTTCTGTGTATGATATATTTCATATTGACAAATATGAAGATTACGAAGAAGCATTGCAAAAGAGTCATACCGAAATGTTTTGGTGTGTTTGGAAGAATGTAGAAATTACAGAAAGTGTTATACTTTCGTCATACTTTAGTCATCATAATAGTTATGATAGAAACGAAAATCATGTATGGCCTACATTTTGTAATGATACTATAAGTTATCATGGAGGACTGTTGTTAGCTTCTGTGAATAAGCCGTTATCAAAAAAAGAAATAGAACATAGGTTTATAATAAACAGAAAAGAAAATGAACAGCCAGTAAGTAGATTTAGATATCCTAGGCATGTAATTAGTACATATGAAGAATATGAAAAAATTGTTGAAACAGAAACAAGTCCTCTTTTTTGGATTATTTGGGATAACGTAAAAATTACAGATCAAACAATATTTGACTTTTACTATAGTCCAACAGATGGTCGTTATGATGCTGATAGAGAAATGCATCATGTATACAAACACATGTTTAGAGGTGAGCCTACTTATCACAATGGCGTAGTTCTAAGTACAACAAAGCACAAGTTAGGCAAAAGAGAATTTAACAGTAGGTATGTAGTAACTAGAAAAGAGCATGAAGAAATTATATCAGAGCCTATACCGTATGATGTAGTGTTTATAAGTTATAAAGAAAAAAATGCTGATAAACATTTTTCAATGATACAAGATAAAATTAGAACAAGCAATCCTTTTACTAATTTAAGATGGGTAAGAGATGTAAAAGGAATTCATAATGCACACAAAAAAGCTGCTGAACTTTGTTCTACAAATATGTTTTTTGTTGTCGACGGCGATGCCGAATTAGTTGATGATTTTAATTTTAACTATCAAGTGCCAGTATGGGAGGAAACTACAGTTCATGTTTGGAGAAGTAAAAATCCAATTAATGACTTAGAGTACGGGTATGGTGGTGTGAAATTATTGCCTACTGAGCTTACAGCAAATGTAGATGTTAATAGTTCTGATATGACAACTAGTATTAGTGATAAATTTAAGGTTGTTGATCAACTAAGTAATTATACAGTGTTTAACACAGATCCATTTAACACATGGAAAAGTGCATTTAGAGAATGTACAAAACTTTCAAGTAAAATTATTAAAGGACAGGAAGACGAGGAAACAGAACAGCGTTTAGAAGTCTGGACCACAGTAGGAAAAGACAGTCCGTATGGGGAGTATGCTATTAAAGGTGCAATTGAAGGGCGAGAATTTGGTAGTGCTAATAAAAACAAGCCAGATGTATTAGCACTTATAAATGACTTTCAGTGGTTAGAGGAAAGATTTTATGAGTAATTACGACCAAATACCTTGGCAAGATATAACAGAGTTTGGCCAACAAACGATGTTAAAGAGCCATCTTTTTAATGTTTCTTGGATATTGGCTAGATTTTGTAATTATAACTGTTCTTATTGCTGGCCATACGCAAGATCTAGTACCCCTGATCATCAAGATTTAGAATTATACTTAAACACCATAGATAGTATAAAGACACAAGCTCGTGCAAATAACTTTACAGATTTCCACTTTAGTTTTAGTGGAGGAGAACCTACAGCGTATAAACAATTTGGTACTGTAGTAAAATATTATGCAGAGGATCCTGATGCAGAGTATCAAAGTCTACACATGACAACAAATTTATCACCTGCACAATCTTGGTGGAACAGATTTATTAAATACACTAGTACATTACAACGCAGAAGCATTACAGCAAGTTTCCATGATGAGTTTGCTAACGAACAAGATTTTGGAGATAAATGTCTTGCACTTATGGAAGGAGGCGTTTATGTTACGATCAATCAAGTTATGGTTCCAGAAAAGTTTGAAGAGCTTTACGAGCGTTTGGAACGATTTGCCACCAGAGGTATTAACGTCACTCTCAAACCCCAGTCCGACCCTACCGCCAGCTTCGTGGTTGGAGGTTACACAGATGAGCAAATTACTAGAATGCGAACAAGATTCCCACAAACATGGAAAGGCGAACAAGTCGCACAAATCTTACTCAAAGACAATAAAGGAATAGAGTACGAATTAGATCAAGCAGAACGTTTTAATGCTTTTGGCTTTAATAAGTTTAAAGGTTGGACCTGTAATGCAGGGTATCAAAGTTGCATTATACGTAGCAATGAAGTAAAGCGGGCATACAGTTGCCATGAAGAACCCTTAGGCACGCTTACAGACGGTTTTACGCTGTTTAAGACACCATCTAAGTGTGTTACTAATAGTTGTGTAAGTAGTGCAGATAGCAAAATACCTAAGAGGAAAAAGTAATGTTTGGCATATTAGGGTATGGATTTGTTGGCAAAGCAACCAAATTGGGATTAGGATTACCTGACGATACAGTTATACATGATATTAAATTAGGCACAGATAGAAGTGTATTAGACAATGCAGATACAGTGTTTGTATGTATACCTACTAACACAAAAGATGACATTGATGTTTTAATTAGTGAAGTAGAAAAACTCAAAGCAGACACGGTTATAATCCGTAGTACATTGCCACTTGGTACGTGTAAAAAGATAAACAAATCATGCTTAATATACATGCCGGAGTTTTTACGTGAAAGACATTGGAAAAAAGACTGTCTTAATCGTCCTTTGGTTGTAGGATGTGATAGTGATATTCCGACATGGCTTAGATATGATGAAGACATAATAGTATGTTCTACAGCAGAAGCAGAGCTTGTAAAAATGTTTTCAAATAATCTTGCTGTAATCCGTATAGCGTTTGCAAATATATTTTACGATCTAGCAAATAGTGTTGATGCAGACTATAATAATATAAAAGATATGTTTCTTGCTGTGCAACCAAAACAATCATATTTAGATGTACCAGGGCATGATGGTACTAGAGGATTTGACGGTAAATGTTTGCCAAAAGATTTAGACTTCTTAATATCTACATTAAATACACACGAAATAAATTCAAATGTTTTTGAGCAGATAAAAGAACTAAACAAAGGTTGGCGCAATGTATAAGTTGGATCAAATAAGAGACATACATCTAGAAGTTACTTCACGATGTCAAGCACGTTGCCCGATGTGTCCAAGACGTATGCAAGGCGGTCCTATGATGCCATATGTAACATTAGATGATATTACCTTAGAAACATTCAAAGAATGGTTTTCAGTTAGTTTTATACAACAACTTGACAAACTTAATATGTGTGGTAACTTAGGTGATCCTATTATTAATACTGAAACACTTGACATATACAAATACTTGCGTGAAGTAAATCCTAACATTAATTTACAAATGCATACAAATGGTAGTGCAAGGAATAGTACATGGTGGCAAGAACTTGCTAGTGTAGATGTAACTGTAGTATTTGGAATAGACGGACTAGAAGATACACATTCTCGCTATAGAATAAACACAGACTTTCACACTATACTAGAAAATGCAAAAACGTTTATTAATGCAGGCGGCAATGCTAGATGGGATATGTTAGTGTTCCGTCACAACAAACATCAAGTAGATGAATGTAGACAACTTGCAAGTGAATTAGGCTTTAGTGATTTTAAGTACAAAAATTCTAGTAGATTTAAAAATGGCCAATTTAATGTTTTAGATGATACTGGAAAAACAATTGATATTTTGTACCCTACAGAAACAAGTGAAAGTTTTATAAAAATAGTAGAAGAAGCAAAACAAGAAATAAGCCCAACAATAACTTGCAAAGCACAAAACTCTCAATCTATATATGTTGCTGCTAACGGTAACATTGCACCCTGTTGTTGGTTAGATTTAGAATGGCTACCACCAGTAAGTGAAAGTAGAATTGATTACATGGATAAAATAGGAAATTTTCCTAATCTTAATAACCATACTTTGCAAGAAATATTTGACAGTAACTTTTTTAGTAGTATCGAAAACACATGGTCAAACGGTTGTTTAAAAGAATGTCAAAAACAATGCGGCAAGTTTGATAAACTAGGAGCTCAATTTGAAAGTTGATATTGAAGATGTACTGTTTTGGATGGACGCAATTCGTAACAGCGAAAATCGATATCGTACACTAGAAAGTTTTTGGAAAGGCCAAGTACACAGTAAACTTTGGTTAATAGAACAAATGCAAGAATATAAACTTCAAGGTAATGTTGCTATTTACGGTGGCTGGAATGGAGTACTTGCAAGTTTACTCTTTAATAGTGATCTTGCAATACCTGAAATAGAAAGCATAGATATTGATCCTGTTTGTAAAACTATTGCAGAAACTATTAACATGCGTTATCACATGGACGGAAGATTTACTGCCACAACAGCAGATATGTGCGAGTACACTACAGATGCAGATGTTGCTATTAACACTAGTTGCGAGCATTTAACACAAGAGCAATATGACAAATGGTTAAGTAATATTCAACCAGGTACAAAGGTAGTACTACAAAGTAATAACTATGTTGACCTTGATGAACACGTAAGATGTGCAAAAAGTATGGAAGACTTTGTACAGCAATCAAAAGTATATGTTGCATATGTAGGAGAATTTAAAACACCTAAGTACACAAGATATATGATTATAGGACATAAATTTAATGGGTAAAACATTCTGCCCCTTGCCATGGATACATTTGGCAACTAGACCAAATGGCGATGTAAGAGTTTGTTGTACAGCAAACGCTAGTGGCGCAGGCAAGACTGACAACAAGGAAGTAGGACTTGTTAAACAAGATGGTGTTAACATGAATCTACGTGATCATACTATCGAAGAAGTTTGGAATAGTGAGCAAATGCGTAATACTAGATTGCAAATGCTTAATGATGAAATTCCTTTAAGTTGTAAAAAATGTTTTGAAGAAGAGGCAAAAGGTATAAAAAGCAAAAGGAATTGGGAAACCGAGGTATGGAATGAAAGGATCAATGTACAAGAAATTGTTGATCAAACACAAGAAGATGGCACGTTGCCTGTAAACATACCTTACTTTGATTTAAGATTAGGTAACCTATGTAATTTAAAATGCATTATGTGTAGTCCGCATGATAGCTCAAAGTGGATTAAAGATTGGAAATTACAATATCCAAAATATGAACTTATAGATTTGAAACAAGATCAAGGCTGGGATCCTAGTTTTGATTATGTATGGTACAAGAAAAGTAGTTTCTTAGACTCTGTAAAAAATCAAGCACACTATATAAAAGAATTATATTTTGCTGGCGGAGAACCATTGCTCATACCGGAACATTATGCAATACTACAATTTATGATAGACGAAGGTTATGCAAAAGATTGTATACTTAGATATAATAGTAATGCTACAGACATATCACAAAGATTGCTTGATATGTGGGAATATTTTAAAGAAGTAAAATTTAACTTTAGTGTTGACAGTGTTGGCGAAAAAAATGATTACATAAGACATCCGAGTAAGTGGGATAGTATTGTAGAGAATATGCATTTACTTGATAATACATCAGATCATATAACTGTTAATCTTGCTTGCGCCGTACAACTTCTTAATGTACACAGTTTAGTAGAACTTGCACAATGGAAGTTAGATCAAAACTTTAAAAAAATAAATCGTGCGCCATATGGCGGAGGTATAATAGGGTTACATTTAGTGTACTTACCGTCCTACTTAAATGTGCGAGTACTACCTCAAGACTTAAAAGCCCAAGCCGCAGATACGATAAGTAAGTTTGCTAATAGTATTAACACACATGAATTTATTAATAATGCTTATGGCAAAATGCGTTGGTTAGGTTTAGTTGATTACATGAATTCAGAAGATTGGTCACATAAACTTCCGGCGGCTGTACAATACTTAGAAATATGCGACAAAACAAGAGAATTAAACTTTAGAAATACGTTTAAAGAATTGAGAGATATATGACACCTGAAGAAATTGAAAGAGGACTACGTTGGCAAAGTTTAGTCAACTTAGGTAACCAAGTAAAACTTAAATGGCATATTGACCATCACCAAGTTGAACAACAATTAGAACAGTTTAAAGATAATTGGTGTCCGTACAATGCTAAAAAAGACACTCACAATAATCGCTGGGGGTTACCAGTAACAAGTCACACCGGTGATGTTATGGACAATTACCATTTGAATAGTTTTGGTCATATGCAGAAATACCATGACATAGAAATGAAGGAAGAAAACTTTAACACACCAACAGAGGTGTATAATAATATTCCTGAGCTTGCAAAACTAGTAGATGTTTTTGCACCAGATATTGGTCGTGTACATTTATTGCGTGTTGACCAAGGAGGCTTCTTTCCTCCGCACAGAGACTTTCACGGTGTAAGTCCAGAATATTTTAGATTGCTAGTAGTGTTTGGACGTTGTAGTCCTGAAAATTATGTACAAATGGTAGACGGCAAGCCATTATACCCAGAACCTGGATTTGTTTACTTTACAAACTTTCAATTAGATCACAGTGTGTTTAGTTTTAGTGATAATCTGTATTCATTAATTTTAACAGTAAAATTAAATGAACGTACACAACAACTAATTTTAAATAACACAATGGCAGAATGAAACTTTCTTACAAAGACCCTGCAAAAGAAGATTGGTTTTTAGTTAGTTGGACACTATCTAATAAATGCAATTACCGTTGTTCTTATTGTCCAAGCAGACTTCATGACGGAAGTACAGGCCATAAAAAATGGGACACGGTTAAAAATTTTGTAGAAAACTTTGATGCTAATGGCAAACAAATTTGCTATAGGATTTCAGGCGGCGAACCTACTTATTGGAAACATTTTATTGACATGGCTAAACTTGTAAAACAACAAGGCCAATACTTTAGTTTTCTAACCAACGCAAGTCAAAAAGTAGAATACTTCGCAGAGATAACAGAACACACTGACGGAATGATTATCAGTTATCATCCTGAATTTGCTAATATTGATCATATAATAGAAGTTATAAAAGTAATGACTTGTCCTGTTGCTGTTAATCTTATGATGTTACCTGATAGTTTTGATGAACTATTAGATATTGCAGAACGTTTATTTAATTGTAGCGACAATGTAATGATATGGCCAAAGGTAATTTTAGATAAACAAGAAATTGAAGGATATCCTACTAACGAAGTTAGTGCATACTCAACATCACAGCAAAACATTATTACTAATTGGCCTTATACACGTAAATTAGATGATACAAAGTTACACAGAGGCGGCCTACTATTAAATGGTAAAGATATTAATGCAAATGACTTAATAGTTAATGAGCTTAATGCACACAAAGGTTGGAAATGCTGGGCAGGATTAGATATGATTAGTATTGATATGTGGGGAGACATATACCGTGCCGAGTGTCAGCAAGGCGGCAAAATAGGTAATTTAGAAAAATATACTTTACCTAATAGTACAATTACATGCGGTAAAGATAAATGTTACTGTTTGAGTGATATATATCTACGCAAAGAGTTGATAGCTACCCAGCAAATTTAATTCGCTATCAAATATTAACATAAAGTGTTGTCTATCGGCTTTTCTATATGACATACAGCATATTAAATTATTTTTTACATACGGACGACCTAACATATAATCAGTAAGATATAATGTTTTTATATTTGTATTTTCATCTACACTCATTATAGGACAACTAGGTGTACCAGATGGAAAAAATATTGCTTTGTTGTCTAGTGCTACACCACAACGATATCTGTACTTGCCACCAAAGTTAAGACCAATATCAAAAACTTTACTTTCTTTCGTGTCAGTATCAAAAACTACACCCCAATTACTATCTTGGCTATATTCGTCACCATATGGTAATGCAATTATTTTATTATTAACTAAAACGCCACAATTATATTTTTTAGCAAAGTCATTAGTTAGTGTTAAATTATGATATATTGCTCTATTAGTAGTTGTATCAAATTCTACGATTTCTGTCATACCAGGCGTTTCGCCGAAAGGCAAACTGTAAAGTGTATTGTCTTTTACTATTATATCACTAAACTTTCTAGTAATATTACTATTGATGTCTAACTCAAAACTTTCAAAATTATTACCGTCGAAACTTAGTAGTTTGTTATACCCGGGATTATCACCTCTCGGCATACTCCAATATCTGCCATTGCAATATACAGTACCCATATGTAATTTTTTGCCTTCGTAGGGTAGTTTGTGTTCGCTAACTTTACCTTCGTTAATATACAGTCCGTAGTTAGTATCTTCGTATCCTAAAGGAAAACTAAACGCAGATGTACCGTTTGATGCAATACTGTAAAATTGCCCTTTGCCTGCAAACGATAATTTGTGATACACTACATCGTTGTCTTTAATTTGTACTACAATATTAAGTTCGTCGTATATGCCGTATGGTATAAGCCATAAATCGTTATCTAAAACAATAGGAGCATTAGTTTTACTAGTAGCAGGAGGTAGATCTAATTTGATAATATCTTTTTTAAAACGCCAAACATCTGCATACTCTTTACATTGTTCAGTAGCAAATGGCGGACTTGTTAATATACCATTCCAGTCAAGGAGTAATAAGTGCTTTATGTTTTCTTCTTTGTAGAAATCTTCAAATGCTTTATACATCATTTAAATCTATTGTCCTTATAACTTTTTCAACTTTTGTATCAAATACTAGTACAGTTTGAAAACTCTCACTTTCTCCGTATGGAAAGGCATATATGATATCGTTAATAATTACACATTGGTTATACTTTTCAATAGTAGTATTATCTGTAAAATATTTACTTACGTCTATGGTATAATGCTCTTCTGTGTTTGTGTCAATAACTAATATTTCTGCTAAGTCACCTTGGCTTTTCCATGTATCCTCTGGCTCGCAAACACATCCTCCTCTAGGGATATAGTATAACTTTCCTTTACTGTTCTCAACTCCGGCAAAATATTTTTTACTTTCTTTTCCAATGCCTAAATCTTTAACATACCATTCATCTGTCATACTGTTTATAACAAGCATTTCGCTCCAGTCCTCATCGTGGCCTGCTGGCGGAAAAAATATTTTACCATTTTTTGTTACAGTGTGTGAAAAATATTTTCTGCTAGTGCCTGTTTGTTTGGTTTGTATATATTCCCAACCTTCTTTTCTAATTGCAAGAAGGTCAAATTCTTTATGTTCACAATACGGTGCTGCATACAATTTATCATTTGCTTTTGCAAGTGTTGTCCATTTTTTATTAGCATGTCTTACGTCTTTATAATCATATAGTATAGGCAACATATCTATTAATTTATAAGTACGATTAAAACAGTCGTATTCTATCCTTGAATTAAATGTATTTCCTAAGTTTTCTCCTCGAGGTAAACCGTAAATTATACCATCTAACATTTGGGTAGTATGCCATCTTTTTGTTTCATCAGGCAACGCTAAGTGTCTAGTAGTTACATTGTTAGTACGCATATCAATGTCTAGTACATAATTAAATGGTTCGTGCTCGCCGTACGGTAATGCTATAATGTGTCTGCCGTATATGTGACCTTGAATATATTTTCCTTGTCCTTTCTTTTCTAAATTTAAGTATTCTATGCTATCGTCATTAGTATCTAATACCAATATATTGCTTTCATTGTATGGTAGGAAGTAAATTTTGTTTCTATGTACAATACCCTTTTGCCACTTTTCGGTAGTTGAGTCAACTAATAATGGTATTTTAGTAATTGAATGATTAGTTGGATTGTACTTAATCATGTAGTCAACAGATTCAGTAAGGCCGTATGGCGCACAATAAATCATGTTGTTATTTCCAACAGTCGGGTAACTAAATGCTTGAGGGGTCAAATTTATCTCCAAATGCACTACGTAAGTCTTTTTGCATTTTTTCTATAACTATATGTTTAGGATATACATTGCAATTATCCCAATCGACCATATACATGTTTTCACCGTTAACAATTATATTACTTAATACCCAGTCGCCATGTACATAGGGTAAAGTCTGCTCAATATTTTCTAAACAAAATTTATATACTCTTTTTATAAATTCAGGTGTGTGTTCTAGTGTACTTGCTGGAACTCCATCTATTTCTTTTGTGTCTAACCACATAGAATCTTCGTTATGTCCGTAGTCTACAACATAGTTAGGAACAATACTGTTTAGCATTTTTACATGTTCATCTAGCCATATCATATCTACAAAATGCCATAGTTTTCTATAGTAACCATCGCCTTTGTAAACACTTCGCTTTTTTTGTTTATTTGTTTTAATTAAGTCCATATGCTTTTGCTACCGGAGGTAGGTAATCCTTTATATACATTTTACGCCAGCTGTCTAACTTATTAATATTATATTTAAATTCTTCTTGTTTAAGTAGATTAGCAGGTTCATTCATCCATTTATCTACACCTTGAAATTGTGCTTTCAATTCGTCGGGTGCATTCTTAACATGTAACCAGTCGGGTGTCATGAGTAAATTTTCAAAGACGCTCCAATTACGCTTGTCTGCATATTCTTTTATATCATCATAGAACCATGCATTTAAAATACTAATAGTTGGACTTATATCAACCTTACAAAAATCAGCCCAACGTTTTGCATTTTCTTCTGCTTCTTTCCATTTGGTGCCGTGCCTAATATAGTTTATGCGATCGTCAGTCGCATCTAAACTAAAACTCATAATTACCATATTAAATTTCCTAAGTAATTTTTCTAATTTAGGATTCCAAATTGTACAGTTAGTATTAAACCGTATAATTGTTTCTGGACTTAACCTTTCTAAAAAGCGTGGCAAATGTTTTACCATCATAGGTTCGCCGCCGGTCATATATACTTCGTGTATTGGTAGATCAAGTAATTTATCAAATGCTTTGTCGTCAGCCCAATTAAAGTGTGGAACGTCTAATACGCCATGCAATGGTGTAACACCTGCTTGGTGCATAGCAACGGCTTCTTCTGCTATTGAACTAGAGCTCATGTGCCAGCAACTAATACATTTTAAATTACAACTATTGCCTAAACGTAAGTCTAAATGGCTAAGTCCTGGACCGTATCTTCTTTCTTTTTGACGTTGACTTTGTAATCCGTGTTCTTCCATTTCTTTACAACGTCTACAAGCATCAGGCCATTCACCTCTAGCCATTTGCTCTCTGATACCTCTATGGAATTCACTGTTGTGCCATTCTTGTGGTGTATGTGTTTTGATATTGTATTCGCCTTCGGGTTCTAAGCTCATACAGCATAATCTATATGATCCGTTGGTGCCAACATTGATTTGATTATCAAGATATTTGCATCTCACGACTAAACATACTCCTTAAAAACTAGCATAAGTATATTTAACAACACGGGGTAAAGAAAAAAGTAAACATGAATGCTGAATTAGAGAAATATTTGTCCGAAAATGATAAGCAAATAGACATAATATATCCAGAACAATTCGATCCTAAATGGGTTGTAATGGAAAGCGGCTGGCCGTGTTTTAGATTAAGTGCATTAGATAATCAACCTTGGAAAGAAATGTATGCAGAAGCAGAAGCACTTGTAGATAAGTTTCATGTACACAGAGATGAATACGGCGAAGGCTGGAAAAGTCTAACACTACACGGACTAAATGAAGACACCCAAACATTGAATAGTTATGGTGATAGACAAGAATCAATTAAACAGTTAGATTGGACTTGGGTAGCAGATGAATGTCCAGTAACAAAAAAGTTTTTAACTGATGTATGGCCAGCGGAATTTTTAAATCGTGTAAGGTTTATGTTACTCGAACCAGGTGGATATATTCTTCCACACCAAGATAGAGCAGATGAAGAAAAGCGTTTAAGTGTTTGTAATATTAGTTTGAACAATCCTGAAGGTTGTAGATTTGTTTTTAAAGATCATGGCAGAGTTCCATTTGATAATAATGGTAGTGCATTCCTAATGGATATATCTAATGTACATGCTGTATATAATAACAGCGATAAGCCAAGAATACATATGATCATACACTATGAACTTGGCAGACGCATTAGAGATTTTTTCTATGTCTTAAGAGAAAGTTACTATACTAATAGAGGGTAAAATGAAAGACTGGAATAGTATTACTATTGATCGTTATTACGAAGATCTAAAAATTGATAACAGAGTAGGAATTGGCATACTCAATATTAATCGTGACATAGATAATAAGTGGTTACAAAAAAGATGTTTTGATATGACCTATTTTTATATTAATCGTATGATTAAAATGGGCATGTGTAGTTATGTAGGATTTCATAAAACTGTTGAAGAAATATTAGAACAAAGTCTTCAAAAAGATAAAGAATTTGCAATGATTGCATGTCAAGGACTACTTTTATTTAGAGGCCCTAGTTTAATAACTCAAAGTTTAAATTACTATGATAACAATAAAGACTTCTTTGCAATAGGTCATATAATGGACAAAGAAGCACAAACAGGAATTCAAGGTTCGTATCCTGGGTTACATAGACAATATCTATTTGTTAATTTACAAAAATGGGTAGAACTTGGCAAGCCGAAGTTTGATGAAATGGGCGTATTTAAGGATAGAAAGCCTTTACTACAAAATTACAAACTTAGTGAAAATACAGTACACAGTCATTATACTCCTGAATGGATAGGTCCTGCAGACAACGCACAAGAAAGCCATATTGAAATTACAGCAGATGGAAGCAACTGGATAGATATTGCTATACGAGCAGGCATAAGAATAGATAATTTAACAAATGACATGCGTGATTGTAAAGTATTTTTATATCCATATGAGAATACACAGCAACTTGCAAATGCATGGCTTAACAAAGATCAAGATGATGGACTAAACCAAAGTCAAGCGGCTTGGATACGCAAACTTGGCTATCAAGAATTTATAGAAAAGGATAGAGTATACGCATTTAACACAGAAACACTATCAGGTGAAGGTGTAAGAACAGATGGTAAATTAATTGATCATTTGTTTAGTGCAGCCGCTGGATTTAAGCCACTTGCTATACTAAACTCGAACGGTTTTCATAAAGACACTACAGTAAATTATTTTGATTGGTGTGAAGCAAGTTTAAATTACAAAAAACATTTGCTAGAAACTTGGGATGGATATGATTTAGACAAATGGTTATTAGAGCATGATCTCAGTTATAACTTTAGTAGTACTTACAGAGGAAACTATAAAAAGTTTTGGGAACAAGAAGTTAAAGAACATGGGGGTAGAGAAGCGTTTAAAGAGTTATGGGATAGATACAGACAACTAAAACATACCTTTAACGTAGTAGACATAGTGACCCAACCTAACCAGTTATTTGAGCTAATAAATACTGTACAAGGAACAAAAGTACTGTGGACTACAAACATTTGGTCAAGCGAAATGCTACAATGGAATGTAGAACCAGAACAACTTGAACAGCATTGGTTTAAATTTGAAGAAATGATTCCGGAAGACTTAGTGCTATATGGGCATGACTATGTCGCAATGGATATGAGAGAAAGGTTAAGAAATGGAAAACGCACAACACACCCAAGATTCGAGAATAATTAAAAACTACGATCCTGATAATCATGGCTTAACGCACGACTTCTTATATAATAGTAACGATTGGGATATAATTGAACTAAATTATAACGTAGATGTCGAAAGTCTAAAAGCATGGTGGACTGACGTTAAAGAAAATTTTGATTACATGTTGTTTAACTTTAACAAGATGTCCGAAAAACTTAATTTAGAAAAAAGTAAAGAAATGGTAGAGCAAGGGTATTGCGGTTACTATTGCGGACCAATTGATGGTGTAACTTTAGCATGGCCTATAGAACGTTACGAAGCACTGCCTCCTCCAGCACAGTGTAATGCTGAAATGTATCCTGAAGTAGATTATGATAACTTTATTAACGATGCAAAAATTATGCCTAAATTACAATTTGGCTATTTCAAACAGTTAGTAGAAGAATTAGGATCAGATGCATTTAGACAAGCGATTGTTACTAGACATCATCCAGGTATGTATATACGTCAACATATAGATAGTAAAGTACTTAAATTACATATTCCAATAGAAAGCAACAAAAACAGTTTTTTCCATTTCGGAGAAAATAAAGAACGTTCGTATCATATGAAAGAAGGTAAAGCATATATTCTTAACACTGGAGATTGGCATGGAACTACTAACGAAAGTGACGACTATAGATCTCATATAATTACAAGGGTAACAGAAGACCATATTTTAAATGTAATAGGAATGACTAATGGATAAAGTTCTAAAACCTTCTCAAGTTGACCTGTCAGTTTTAGAAAGTTTAGAATGGGACATTATTATATTAGATAAAAAAATAGCTATAAAAAATTTACAATATTGGTATAATATTGTTACATCTAACTTAGATTATTTAAAATTTAATTTTCAAACATGTTCTGAGTACATAAAAGAATCTGTCAATAATAAATTTACTACCGATACAAATGATTACGAATGGGAACGTAACAAAACATATGAAGCATTAATTAACTCGTGGACATTAACTTGGCCAACTCACAGAGATGTACCCCTTCCGCCTCCTTGGGCTGCTGACGTAGAATTTTTTACAGAATTAAAAAGTTACTTTGATAATGACGGTAATGTTGTAAAAGATTTTGATTATAATGATAATACATATCTTACCCAATATAATTTTGGAGAATGGAAATCTATAGTAGAAGAAATAGGCAACTATATTTACAATCCACGAATAACGCAACACATGCCTGAGCATATACTTCATCCGCATACAGACGGATACTGTGCTAGATTACATATTCCTATGACATATGACAATAGTAAATTTTATTGGGGAGAAAAATGGAATAGAGAATATAACTTTGAACCAGGAAATGTTTATATTATAAATTCAAGAGTTACACATTCTACTACAAACTTTAGTCCAACAGCAAGGGCAAATATTATTTCAGATATACGCAATGATAAATTTATGGATTTAGTTAATTGGAAATGAAGAGATATATAGAAGAGCATCAAACAGTTGATCTAGGATTTGACGTTAAACGTATATTTTGTGTTGATGTCAAAAAGTTACAGGATTGGTATAATGATCTACAAGAAAATTATAAAGATTGGAAATTTGTTGTAGGAGAAAATCATCATGTGTGGCAGTTTCCAATTAGTGACCCTACTGGGGAGACTGGACATATTATACCAGACGAAACTGGTTATTATACGTTATGCTGGAATAGTGACGAAGAAGGTCCTAAACCTTTTGAGCAAGGTTGTGCAAAACCGGAGTATAGGGATAATGATAATGATGAATTAAATCCTAGAAAATGTTTTACAGGATACGGATTAGAGCTTGTTAAAAGTCTACCCTTTCGTAGTAAAAAATGGTTAGTAACTGAGCATGTAACTGGAACTAAATTAATTACACATCAAGACAGTCCAGATAAAATTAGGGTACATATTCCTATACACACTAACAAAGATAGTAATTGGATTATAAACGGTAAAGAATATCACATGGAACCAGGTTGGGCATATCTTGTAAACACAACACTTCCTCATAGTGTTGAAAACAAAGGTACAACAGACAGAGTACATCTTTATGGTAAAGTGTGGATCGAGGACGTAAAAGCATGGTTAATGTAAAAACATATGCAATGAAAGATATGCACCCTATACCTAACAACGAATATCTTATTGGTATACACAGTAATGGTAATTGGATACATTCTGAGCCTGTTATGGCAGATGCAGATAATGTTTTAAATTTAAAATTTGAAGATGTTGAAAAAACAGGATTAAAAGCAATACAATGGTACAATAACACACAACGAATAATACATGCCACAGCATGTAGCGATAAACAAGCAGAACAAATTATAAGTTTTATACGCAAAATACCAGAGGGTGCTACATTACATGTATATTGTGCAAAAGGACAATCGAGAAGTGTTGCTGTTGCCAACTATGTTAAAAAGTATTATAATAACGAAACAATAGATGACAGAGGTCATAACAAACATGTTTATAGTCTATTAGAAAGGTATCATGATGTTTGATTTTGATATTAAAGAATTACCTAACTTTAAATTTTCGTTGCAAGAACTAAAAGACTATTATGCTAAAGTATCTCAGTATGACAACTTAAAGTGGCAACCAGATAGTACAAATACATTAGATCACAAAGTAAACAATGTATACAGTTGGGCTATACAAAGTAATTTAAAAGACACTACAAAGCCTTGTCCGCCATATGACATTAAACATGACAGTGAAGTATTAGGTACGTTTGATAATCCTACTGAGCTTGTATTTGGGTTTGGCAAGTATATTGTAGATGCAATACCTGATATTAGACAAACAGTTATAAGTGCCCACCCACCTGATACAGTTATACAACAACATATAGATAATACTGAGTTTGTAAAAGTGCATATACCTATACAAACGAATAATCAAAGTTATTTTGTATTTGGTGATTCAAAGTATAATTTGCAAGAAGGTAAAGCATATCTTATTAATACTACTAATCAACATGGTACAATTAATCAAGGCGACACAGACAGAGTACATTTAATATTTAAAATACCTGTAGACAATGTAGATGAATTACTTAATACAGAGTGGATATTAGATCCAGCTCAAATAAATTTTGATTGCAAAAAAATAGAAAATGTAAAATTTAATTTTGATGAACTTAAAGAATACTATAATGACCTTGTAGATAATTTTGATTACCTAAAATGGACAATGCCCGAAGTTCCAGGAACTAATCTAAAAGGATTATACGGATACGCTATATTAACTAATTGCGAAAATGTAGACGAACGTCCATTGCCTCCAGGTATGCGTAAAGACAAGAAAGCATTTGATCCTATTATAAAGCCTACTAAGATGCTCAAAGGTTTTGCTAAAAAACTATACGATCAGATTCCTTATATAGAAGAATTAGTTATTACTGGGCATCCTGAAAATTCTGGAATACCGCCTCACGCAGATAAAGACGAGCATGTAAGAGTACATATTCCGTTGTATGCTAATAACGATTCGCATTTTATTATTGATCAACACCCGTATGTATTAGAACCTAATAATGTTTACATTGTAAATACAAAACGTATACACACTACGATTAACAAAGGTTCTACAGATAGAATCCATTTACATTTTAAAATACCCATAGGAAAAATAAATATTTTTTTAAGGACACAAATAAACGTATGAATATAATTATTGTAGGCGGCGGAACAGCAGGTTGGATGACAGCCTCATATCTTTCTAAAAAGACCGACTGGGATATTACAGTTATCCAAAGTCAAGATATACCTATAATAGGTGTAGGTGAAAGTACACTGCCTAGCATGTATGACTTTATACATGATTGCGGATTAACTGAGCAAGACTTATTTGATAATTGTGATGCGGTTCGTAAGTATACAATTAAACATAAAAATTGGCACGGCGAAAGTTGGTTTCATCATTTTTGTTTTGATGAAACAGAACACGACGAGCAAATGCATTGGATGGAAAACTACGAGTTACCAGATAAAAAATGGCGTCATGCATATCATATAGATGCAAATAAATTTGGTATTATGTTGCGTGATAAAGTAGCATTGCCAAATGGTGTTAAATTAGAAACACGTACATTAGATACTATTGATGATTTACAAGCTGACTTAATTATTAATTGTACAGGATTTAATAAATTATTTCCTAAAAGAGAAATGGTTAGTACACGCCTTAAAAATAATTGTGCTGTAGTAGCACCTAGTTATGATAAAGAGCTAAAGTACTATACAGAAACAACTGCCATGAGTAATGGTTGGATGTGGAACATTTATTTACAAAACCGCATTGGTAATGGTTACGTGTTTAGCACTGAACATCAAACAGTTGAAGATGCTAAACGCGAGTTTATCGAAAAGTGTCCGTATACTCTTGAATTAGACAAAATGCGAGTATTACATTGGGAAAGTAAATATTGTCCAACACCATATCAAGATAATATACTAAACATAGGGTTAAGTGCTGGATTTATTGAACCTTTAGAAGCACAAGCAATTTGGTTAATACAGTATCAAATTGAAATGCTAGTTAAATTATATGGTAAACAAAAAGTTTACAATAGACAATATGTTAAGGTTGTAAAACATATTGAAGATTTTCTTGCACTACATTATGAAGCAACAAGTAAGAATACGCCCTATTGGCAAAATCAAGTAAAAGAAATTGAGATTAAAAAGAAACCTTTTACTATCTTTGATGAATATAGTTTTAGGTGTTTAGCGAACGGCTACGCTCTTCCATATACTTTGAAACATTAATACGCCACAAGTTCTGCGGAACATTGTACAACTCCATCTTACGATCTAAAGTCCAAATTCCTGTTTTAGCAAGCATTGGCATAATAGTATTATTCATACGTTGGCTTTTGCCACCGTCGTTGTTGATGTTAGTACTAATATAAAGTTGTGCGTTAGGATTTTTAGTTGCCCAATCAATCTGTATAGGCAATAGATAACTTAAATGTATTCCAGTTTTAAATATATTTCTACCAGTGCCTAACGTGTAGCCTGGTAATTGTGCGCCTCTAAATAATAGTCTATAGGCATTAGGTGATACTTCAGGAAGTTCGTGTGCGCCAGCAATACTTACAATACGTTCTTGGTCAAATGCTGCACACCAAAACGGGCACCAGTCCCATTTCATTTTTTCTAAAGAAGTGTTGTTGCTATAAGACTGAGAATTACAAAATATCTCAACAGCATCTCTGTCATTTTTAGATAATGTTCTAAACGTCAGTCTTCCAAGTTTTTCCATTTGCTTCTTTTCTTCTATGCGAGAATGTCATTGTTTGTGTGTCAAAGATATCACCTGTAGACCTACCGTTTATTATTGCTTCACCTAAATTAGATGTAGCAGATACAGGGTGAAACATTATATGATCATCAGTTGGTCGATTGTACAAGTCAAAACTAGGACTGTCATACCCTATAAGAATAGGTGGCGGAAACTCTGTCATACCATACCAGTTTGCTACACACTGTACACCTCTATTTTTAAATGCATTTATAAAGTCTTGATCTATTTTATTACTACCTGTTACCATGTAACGTACACAACTCATATCTAAGTCTTTAAAGCCTTTTGTACTTTGTAAAAGCTCTAAATGACGCGGTATAAGCGCAATATAAGACGGTTGTAAGCGTTTAAATGCTTGTATGTATGTATATGGCGTAAAGTTGCTACAAACGTACTGTGCGCCGCTTAAAACGCTAGGATACGCTGTTATAGTCCAATGTGCAATAGTATTAGCAGGAAACACATCTAGTACAACATCCTTGCTGGTTAGTTGTATTTCTTTAGCACTACGTCTAGCACATTCATTAATGTATTTCCAAGAATGTGTTATTTGTTTAGGTTCGTCTGTACTACCTGATGTATAAAGTGTTATGCTCATAGTAGTCTATCCTTTAATACATCTGCTGTATGTCTATGTACACCTATACCTGGATGGCCTGATATAGTACCGTTTTGTTTACAAATGTCTCTAGCAAATTTTTCATTATTATCTTCGATACCTAGTAGATCAATATTAATACGTATAATAGGCAAAGTAGTAGGAAAGTAACTAAACATAGTTAATGGTATGTTGTTAGTCTTACAAAATACTTCTAACATGTTTACATATATTTCTGCTTCGTTTTGTAAGAAGTCAGTACGTTCTAGTAATTCATAAGGTTCTACATAATTGCATTTAGGCCTATGACTGCCAGTAAACGTAAAAGCAAAATGATCTGTAAAAAATGTATATCCGTGTGCAGGCGGAAATTCAAAACATGCACTTTTTGGAGCACCGTGTAAGTTTACATAATTAAAAAATGATATAACTTGTAGTTTAGTGCTATATGTAGGACCAGCATAACTTAGCATAGGTGTGTCTAGTTCTTTAGACAATATATCAGTGTATCTATCTTTCTCGTCCACACCAATACCTAAAGTATAACTTGTGCCACTAAAATAAATTAAGTCTTTGGTTAAATCTACTTCATTAGACATACGTAATCCTAAACTGTTGAAGTTGTAATTAATCTCTTTGTTATTGTATATCCAACTACTATCTTGATATTTTTTGTTACGCTCGTGTAGTCTTTCGTTATCAGGTCCGTAGTAATTAGAACTTGTATTAGGAATCATGCTGTCGTGTTGATATGGCCAGTCAGTCTTTTTGTAAAGAATAGAAGTATTTAATCTTGTTTTAATGTTAGCCATTGTATGTAATATGAGTCTCGCTTTTTAACAATCTATCTACAGCGTCATTTGATGGGTCAGAGTGTAACAATATCCATTCTTCATCTCCGTGATTTACAGGAGCATGTACATTGCTCACATTAACTAGGTAAACTTCACCAGGCTTAGGATTATAACTTGCACGTTCGTATTGCCAAGTATCAGCAGGTGTTTCTCCTAACTGTGAAAAGAAATGCCATGATGAATTTTCGTTAGTTTGCAAGTTAACGTGTAATCGAATCATATGTTCTGACATGTCTTCACCGTCGTGATCTCTATGTGGCCCAATGCCACATTCCTTAGCACAGTTCATAGCTCTACCCCATGTCCACGCATCTTCTCCTAATTGATCTATCATACTCTTGTACGCACCAAAATAATATTGTTCAAGATGGTTGTCCATTTTATTTTCCCATGTTTCGTCTAACATTTCTGGAAATTTTTCTTTATTACAAAAGAATGGAGTAGGTATAGCATCACGTCTTTGTATAGGCCACTGTAATGCCCAAAATCCTGCATCACCTACACATATGCCGTTCATTCTAGGATGATCGAGTAAATGCGATTCAAATAAGTCTTTTTGAGAAAATAAAAATAAACTTTCGGGAGAAGTAGTTTTTACAGTTTCAAACCATTCTAGCAAAGGCTTAGGATCTACAGTAACATTTAACTTTACCATATCCCAGTCTAAGTTTCTTAAGTCTTCTCTAGTATAGTTTTGGGGATCTGTAATTAATTTAGTCATAAAAAAACTCCTTCTGTAGTATTTAACCTACATTTAGGAGTTTTTAAAGTAATGTGATTAGTTTAAGTCTACCCAAGCACTACCTGTGTAGCCTTGGAATTTAGTGTTTGTAGTGTTAAAGATTATCATTCCTGCTGCTGGTGCTGTAACAGCTGCATCTCTTGCTGCATCGTCTGCATATACACCTGGTTGTAATACTGGAGATTGGAATACACCAACATTATCAAATGTTGCTTTTGCAGCATCTGCTACGTTCGGACCATTAAGAACAGCAAATACTAATTTACCAAGTGCTAATGTACTTACACCATCACTTTCTTGTGTTAATTCTGCTCTAATGACACACGGAGCAAGTGATACAGAACTCCCACCCGGAATTGTTATTAAGCCACCAAAGTCAAGTCTTCCTAAGCTATCACCAACTTGTAATGCTGTTTGGTTTTCGTATGTTCCGTTATGATTGTAAAAACCTAAATTTGCACCAGTTCCTTCACTTGCACCAGTCTGACTAGTAACTTCTAAGCCAGGAACGTTTGCATTAGATATTATCTTTATACCTATATCAGATATTAAATCATCAGCTCTTGTGTCAAATATAGCATTTTGTGTAGTTTCAATAGTACCTTTGAATTTACCATCAGTACCATCAATAACTAATGTAGAATCATCAGCGTATACACTACCTGAAACATCGCCTGCAATGTTAATGTTGTAAGTTGCACCTGCTACTAAACCACTTTGTGCATCGTCGTCATTAGGAACAAATGCACTTCCGTTCCATTTAAGAACTTGTCCTACACCTGGAGGATTAGATGCTAAGTCTACGTCTTGCAAATCATTTAATGATTTATTATCTAGAACAGTAGGATCACCTGGCTGGAATTCTTCGTCAACAGCATTCCATACTAGGCTCTGGCCACCTGTTGGAGGTGTAGATGTAATATCAACATCGCTTAATGCATCAATACTTAAATCGGAGTTAGCAACGTCAACAGCAATACCACCTGCTGTAGAACCATCGCCTACATAAAGTTTTTTAGTATCTGTTGTATATATTAATTCGCCTTCAGCTGGCACTGGTAAGGAAACACCGTCTAGTGTTTGTCTTTGTGCATCTGTGCCTCTTCTTAATCGCAATGCCATTTTTTTATAACTCCTTAATGATTTAAGTCTACATATATATTTATCATAAAAGTGTTATTTCTTTTTCTTCATAAAGATTTTTGTACGCTTGGTAATGTCCTTTTTTACCCGTTCCATATCTACTACAAAGTTAACACTCTGCAAAACATCCTCGTATTCCGCCATTAAATCTTCCATACTTTGTTCAAATGCTTCAGCATTTGATTGGATGCTACGGTTAGGATCATTTTCAATAATCCACACTTTTCCGTCGGTAAAGGTTACTTCAACAGCCTTAATGTACTCAGTAGGTACGACTTTGATGTCGATATTACCGAGTACTTCAGGCCATTTGTCTATTACTTCTTTGCTTAGTTTATTCTTTCTAGGCACTTTGGGCGGACTTCTTGCTACGCTTGGTAGGAACCAATTCTTCCGCTTGTTCTCTTAAACGCTTTGCTTCTTTAAACATAGCATCTGCTTGAGAACGATATTGAGCCGCTAAATCTTCATCGCTAAGAACACCAGTGTCTTGTCCTAAGTCTGTAACTTCGGGTTGTACAGCAGGTTGTTCTGCAGGCTTATTTGTAGATTTTGCTGGTTGCAGAGCAAGATCAGCAACAGTTACGCCTTTTTGTTCGGCAATAATTTTATTAAGCTCGCTAAGAACAACGGTGCTTTGCATATCTGGTGTCATTTCGATCTGGCTTGTAGGCATCTTAGTAAGTTTGCCTGTACCACTAAATGCTACCAACATGTTTCTTCCATCTGGTAAAACAGCTCTGTTCATTGCTTCTGCAAGTTCATATGCTGTCTGACCTGCGTTTGATTCTATTAAGTTCATTAATGAATCGTGTGCATCAGACTCTAAACTATCAGTAAAAACAACTAAACAGTTATCTGGATCATTAGGAATTACACGGTATGCTACAGCACAACGTCTCTTAGGATTAATTTGTCTTCCAATATGTTTCATATTATTCTCCTTTAGGAGCCTCTTTTTGTGCTTCTTGTTGAGCTTCTTGTTGAGCTGCAACAGCACCTAAAAATGCTTCTAATTTGCTATAAACAGTACCTACAGTAGTCATTTCGTTAGGCTTAAATGCGCCTCTACTACTTGCTACATCAATGATAGTTCTCATTGCTGTTAGATCTTGCACAGTAAGATCTGGTGCAGGTGCTTGCTCAGGAGCAGGTTGTGCTTCAGTTTTATTTTCATCGCTCATATTTTAATCTCCTATAATAATATATATGCGTACTTTATTTATTTGTACTTCAAATGTGGACACGCCAACATGAAATAACTTGCTTCTTTTGGATCCTCAAAACCTACTTTTAAAGAATTAGACTTATGTGTATAAGAGTTATCTTTTGCAATAAAGTATCTCTTTTTAAGATTCTCAGAAATCCATCTAGTAATACTAGGCTCCATATTGTATGTCTGATCAACGGTAATAACTTCAAAATGCTTTGGGCAAAAATGAGTTTTTCTTACATTGAAAAAATTTAATGGATTAGGCTGCTTGAGCTTCATAGTGTGCTGTTACTCCAAACGGTGCTTGCAAGTTTTTGTCATGGTTGCTGTGAATAATAAAGACTGTTTCACAGTAATCTTCATCGCCCCAACTACCCCAAGGATAGCCGTCTGTGAACATAATAAACTTTTTAGGTTGAATATCGTTTTCTCGCATGTAAGTCCAGTTAGCATCGAAGTCAGTGCCGCCGCCGCCTAAGATTTCGTAATCTAGTAATTCAGTACCGTTATCTGATGTAAAGTCTTGCTCGTTATATACAGCGGTATCAAAGCACCATAATTTAATTGCATAGTCTTTGTATTCGTCCATAATGCCTTTAACTTCACTTAAAAAGTCTTGTGCTTGATGATCACCAATACTTCCGCTCATATCAATACCGATTGCAATATCAATAGTATTTTCAAAGTTCATACCCGGAAGTACAGCACCAGTGTGCCAGCCTTTACGTGAAGGACGCATAAATGTGTAATCACTTTTAATTGTACTTTGAATTTGCTGACGTAGTAATTCACGCCAGTTAATTTTAGGTTCAGTTAAATCTTTAATTAAACGATCTACACCTTTTGGAATATTGCCTGCGCCTGCACTCTGTGCGGCAGTGATCATATTCTCTTTAATTTCGTCACGTATCTTTTTAAGTTCTTCTTTTGAATATGAAGGACGACCATTACCTTTACCGTCTTTACCGCTGTCGCCGTCCTGACCTTCACCTGCACCTTCTGTCCAATCTAAATGCTCATCGAGCAATTCACCTAAAGCTTCTAGCTCTTGGTTGTCATACTTTTCAAAAAGGTCATCATAAACTTCTTCAGAAGTCCAACTCTCATATTTGAAGTCTTGAAAACAGTCAACTAATTTAGGTTTTGTGCCAATGTTGTCACGTACCAAAATATTGTTCACAATATAATCCTGTGCAATATTACTAATCATAGGATCTAGGTTACGATCCTGCCATGTACGGCGTTCTAAGTGATCAAATACACAGTGTAAAATTTCGTGTGCAATAACAAACTCAATTTCTTTATTATCCATTGCATTAAAGAACTGAGTGTTAAAATAAAGATTACGTCCATCTACGGCCGCTGTAGGAATCCAATCATCTGCGGCTTGGATTTTTAAACGTGTTGCCATGTTGCCAAAGAAAGGATGCTTAAGAAGCAAACCTACACGAGCTACAATAATGCGATCAAGTACTTCTTCACGCATAACAGCAAGTTCTTGTTCAGTTAAGTCTGGATTAGGTTGCCAGTGTTTTTTACCTTCTACGCTCATGTGTGCTATGTCCTTTCTAATTTATATGTATATTATACTAATATTTAACTGTTTTGTCAACCAGAAAAGGTGATAGGGTGAACACGAAGTCCACCCTATCTAGTTTAAGAACTCTGTGCTGCTTTAATGTATTTTCCATAACGATCATGGAACTCATCAAAACACTCTACAGCGTCCGGGTCGATTGGAAGTCCGTACTGTGTAAGTGCGAGCTTAATACCCATAACTACTAGTTCAGTATCGAAGTTATCCATCGAAAAGCGCAGGAAGTTGTTGACTTTCTTATCGAAGTCTTTGTCACGTTTCTTATCAGCTTCTTGAAGCTCATAACACAATGACACAGTGAGGGAATACATAGCACTGATTTCTTTACTGGTCATCTCCGTGACCTTACCTGCTAGAATATCAGTTGGATTAGGCATTTGTGAAGCAACCTTACGGTGTGCCATAAATTTGACAGCCAGGCCTTCGCCAACTGAGCCACTTACCAAATCGGTTGTAGTGGTTTCATCTAGGTCGTCTTCTAGTAGTTCAGATACAAACGACCAAGAACGGGGTGTTGCAAAAGAACGACTTGGGCTTTTAGGATCAAAGTCATACAAGTCTTTCTTTGCAAAAGTTAAGTAACCTACAACGTCTTTATGGATATTGTTTGATACAGCCCATGAGAACCAATCATCAAACGAAACAGCCATCTCTAAGTGAACAAAACGATTAGCAAGCGGAGCAGGCATACGGTACGTTACACCTTTGTCTGCTTCACGGTTACCTGCCGCAATAATCACAACGTTGTCAGGTAGTACATAAGTACCAACCTTACGGTTAAGAATAAGTTGATAAGCTGCAGCCTGTACAGCAGGTGCAGCAGAATTCATTTCATCTAAGAATAGAATGATAAGTTTATGTTTCGCAGCCAGTTCTTCGTTTGGAAGTTCTGCAGGCGCCGCCCAAACCATTGCATTGTCGTTTGCAGAGTAATAAGGAATACCTTTAATGTCTGTAGGTTCCCAAAGTGACAAACGAACGTCAATGACATGTGCCTCTAGTGTTTCACCAATTTGGTGAACAATATCAGACTTACCAATACCTGGAGGACCCCAAATAAAGATAGGACGTTGTTTCTTGATAGCATGTGTGATGCTTGTTTTTGCGCTGTTAGGCGAAACTGTTCTTGTGATAGCGTTTTCCATGTATTACCTCTCTTAGTAAGTTATCAGTGCTAATTTCTAACTATACATATAGTATAGCATCTACAAGATAAAAGTCAACCTTTTTTTAATCTTTTTCTGAATTATTTTGTCTTGATAACGCTTTAGTAATCCCGTATTTCCTAATATCACCTGAAAATAGGCTAAGTTCTACGGCTTTTTTTTGGTTTGTTACAAGGATAGATTTAGGTCCAATATAATAGGGACAGTCAATAAATTTGTCTAAGAATATCAATATTTGAGTAGTCATTGGCATATCGTGAGGATATGTAATATCGTAAGTTGCAATATCTATTTTGCTTAACATATCTAATCCTGCTTCTGTAAGTCGCAATCCACCTTCGTCTTTATTCCTAGTGTTTTGCCACCATAGAGGCATATATTCCTTCATAGCCGTTTGATTGTAACTATGACCTAACTCTTTAAGGAATATTTTAGTATAGGTTTCTTTCCAGTTCATTCTGTAACAATTTCACCTGTCTCTAATTTATATACTTTGAAATCGTCACATGCAAAAAGTTCATTTAATTTTTGTGCTAGATTGTGTGCATGTCCTGGATTAGAAAAACTTGTTTTCTTGTATTTAGGCCCAGGATAATTTGTTAAGGCGTTTGAACTTTTAAGATTGAAAGGTTTTTCTTTATAGAAGACAGCCCAGATAGCATCAGCATCTAGTACTTGTTCACATCTATAATTTTTTTTGTTAATATGTTCTAATAGAACACTTGGCTTTGGTCTACTCATATACGTAATCCTTAGTTAACTACGTATATATTTATCTCTTTTTTGTATTAAGTGCGTGGTTATTTCCAGTCAGATCCACCGTCTAATTGAACCTCTACAGGCTCATTTTCTATATTAGACATGTGTTCTTTAATAAACGCTTCCATATCACCGTTGAGTCGAGCCATTACTTCGCCTAGAGTAAATGCTAATCTTTTTGCTTCGTTTATATCCAAACGAATTTCTTTTGCTCTACTATTGTCGGCACTTTTTACAGTTTGTATAAACTGTTGCACTGGAAAAGTGTTTATTGGATCAAGATTCTTTTTTGTTTGCATTAGATAATTCCTGACGCATTGTCATTTCGTTTTTAAAAGGACCATGATATTCATATCGTTCTAGTGTAATTAGTTTTGGACAAAAACTTTTAACCCAACCCTTTTCAAAACGAATAATATAATATCCTGCACAATACAAGCTCTTGCTTTTTAAACTTTTAGTAAAAAGTGCAAACTTACGATGTACATCATAAATTACATTGTAAGGAGTTGTGCTAGTAGGATATCCATATATTTCTTTTGTAACTTCTATTTTTGCGGTTGGCTCCCTATCAAATATAGTGCTACCTAGCTTTTTTTCAACAGCTTTCTTTGTATTAAAAAAAGATACACCGCCTGAAGAACTAAGCATAAACCTTTCATCGTTGTAACTTAGTGTACCAATTTTTTCGCCGGATTCTTCTACAATCCAAAATTTATTTTTTAAAATAGTTTTTGCTTTTATCATTGAGGATACCTCGCTTGTAATGGTTCTGCGAAATAACTAACTTGATCAGCTATTCGTTGCATATCCCATTTAGCACAGAACTTCATAAGACGTACACCTACTTGTGATATGTTCTTAGGATTTTCTGTTGCATTGTTAATTACATCATTAATCATTACTCTTATATCGTTAGGTTGTGCTGTCAAGTCACATAATGTAACATTACGATTATAGTCATCTAGCACACGATGTTCAACACCTTCATGATCTACCCAACGTTGTAACATCATGTTATTCCAGTTGTAACCTTTTGTAGCCTTATCTTCAAATGCTTCAATAAGTCCGACTTTATTCTTAGTGCCTTTTTTGCGTACACCTGGATAAGCACTAAACACATTATCACTTGTATCTCCACGCATACACTTTTCAAATAACATAAATGCAGGATCAGGTGCAGGCTTCGGCTCGCCTGTTTTCTTGTCTATAACAGGCTGTCGCTTCTTGTCATCAAAGTACCCTTCGTGTGTAATAATAGTGTTGCTTACACCATTGTATTGCTTTACGTTAGGTGCAATTAGTTGTGCAAAGTCGCCATCTGTACTAACAATAATATGATTATCGTTAGGGTGATTCTGTACCCAACCTGCAATAAGATCATCTGCTTCTAGTTGCGGATGTTGCATAACAGTACAGTTTGTCTTTTCACTAACAAAGTTTTTAAACTCGTCAAAGATTTCCCAAAACACTTTATCTTCTTCTGCTTGTACAGGAGACATAGCATCGCGAGTTTCTTGACGGTTACGCTTGTAAGGCTCGTAAAAGTCCTTACGCCAGCTGCGACCTTCTAAGCAGAATACAACATGATCTGCATCAAAGTCTTGCCACGCTTTCTTAACACTATTAAAAGTAATGTGTAAAGCCATACCGACTTTAGTATCTACATCGCCACGTACTACATGACGAGCTCTAAAGAAAGTATTTGCTGTATCAACTAGTATATAAGTTGCCATTTAGTTCTTCCTGTACATAACGTTTCAATTCATGGTCGCTGATGTTGTCAGGTATCTCATTTTTGTAAAACAATCGATAACTGTCACTACCGTATTTCCCAATTCCATATAACATTGTAGCATCATTTCCGTCCCATGTCAAGTAATCTTCTGACATCTTACGTAGTCTTTTTTCACGAACATTTACCATACCTAACGGTTTAATAATATTTTTTATTGTTTCAGAAGTAGTATTAAGTAAATGTATTGGAGTAGGACATGCTGTAAAGAGAGCAGGAAGAACTCTTTTTACTTGTTTACGGTTTGTTTGATTTAAACAAATAACACCTACCATATGTTGCCATACAGTAGATACTTGCTGTTGCACCATTAAATCATCACGCATAGCGTTTCCCATCAAACACACAAATAAATTCTAACCAAAATGGTCCATCTGTATTATAGACTTTATGAAATACATTGTCTTCTATTAAAACAACGTCTCCCTCTTTTACATCAAATATTTTATGATCAAGTTCCATTTGTCCTTGACCTTTTGTAAAGATGTATACTTCTTCTTGACCAGCATGTCTATGACCGTTAGTAGACTGACCTGCTCGTAATTTAGTTTTACTTACTACAAGATTTTTTAAACTAGTGTTATCAAATAGTTGATATTGCTCATTATCTTTTACTAATTTTCCACCAATATCGTCTATGTTGTATAACATTATGACACCTCTGACTTTCCTTTATCAATAGGAACTACATTAATATAGCCCATATCTCTATCAGTGCTTTGGCCTTCTTCGCCTAGCATTTGTCGCACTAAAGATTGAAACCATTGATCAACAATTTGCTCATTTGTTTCTCCTTTGTATCCTGCATCAAGTAACTGTTCAATAAACTCATTGTTCCAATCAAGTTCAAAGAAACCGTTTCGAATGTTATCAGGATTAACTTGCGTATCTAGTACCGCTACCCAAGGCTCTCCTTTTTTTGTAGCCTGTGCCTTTTCTTCTTCCAGTGCCGCCCTACGTATATCTTCAGGGGTCTTTTCTTCAACAGGTGTATCAATTTTAGATTGTATACCTGCATCACGTATTAATTTTTTCCACCATCCCATTATAGTCCTGCCTCCCTAGCACGAGTTTCTAAGTCGTTTACTTTTTCCACTTTACGCTCACGCTGTTCTTGTTTAATAAAATCATCTGGATCAAAAGCATTCTCAAGTCCCCCACGCATTTCCGAATAAGTCGATGTGGAGTCTTGGAGTGAAGCGCCATCCTTTTTCCATACAGAGTTCAGCCACTTCTTGAATGTTGAGCTTGTATTCTTCGCTCCTTCCACCCAGCGGCATAAGATATACCGGACATTCCACCCCGGCGTTTCTATAACTCTCCACAGCCCTGCCAGCTTCAATAACATCAGTTTCGTCAGCGACAACAAACTTAAAGTAAAGGTCACTACCGTCAACATCGATATACTGACTAGCAATATCAGGCTTAATAGCATCTTCCCAGCGTTCTCCGCTAACTGAAAGTTTTGGGGAACAACTCCAAGTAACTCTAAATCTGTCTTGATTGCTGAGATACTCTTTGAAATCGTCTCGTAAGTTTTGTGTAGTGTTTGTTTCAAATGTAACATTTTTCAAATCCTGCATACGTGGATGTTCTAATAAATCAGCATAAAACCTTTGCCATCCTAACAAAGGCTCGCCGCCTGTAAATATTAAATGGATATCTTGTCCATTGTCCATTGTCCACTTGCCTTCTGGAGTAAGTGACAATAAATGTTCAACAACTTCATCTACAGTTCTATCCATCATAAACTTTTTAAACTCAGGATAGATACTTGCATATGTATCACAACCTGTATGTATTACAGGCAAGTCCTCAAACTTTTCAACAGTGTTGATAATATTACTATCTAGTAATTTTTTTACTTCTGGATTATGTTTTACACCATCTGCTCTTGCAGGTGTTCCACGTTCTAATCCAAAGTTCATACAACGAAAGTTACAACCAAATGTACGTAGGAACACACTAGGTACTCCTACAAACTTTCCTTCACCTTGTACACTATAAAATGCTTCTGAATAACGTAGTTTCATATCTACCTACTTTCCACAACTAAATTCTTGTTGTAATTTAATATTGTCAAAGAACTCTTTCTTTGTACCAGGATCATTCTTAAATGCACCTTTTAGTACAGTAGTCTGTGTCAATGAACTAGTTGCCATTATGCCTCTATTCTCACAACAACCGTGTGTTGCTTGAATATAAACACCTAAGTGATCTGCATTAGTTGCAAGTTGAATTTGTTTTGCAATTTCATTTGCAAGTTCTTCTTGTAGTGTACCACGTCTAGCACACCACTGTGCAATACGTGTATACTTTGAAAGACCGATAAGTTTTGCACTTGCAATAATACCAATATACGCTACACCGCTTACTGGTTGATGATGATGCGAACATACACTTTTAAGTTCGCTACGTACAACTAGCATACCTTCGTAGCGTTCATCGCTATCGTTCGGAAACGCTGTTGCACTAGGAATAGTATCATAACGTCCAGCCATTAGTTCATTAAAGTACATTTTAGCAAGACGTCTTGCTGTACCTTGTGAATTAGGATCGTTATGTCTATCAATTAGCAACGTATCTAAAACATTTTCAAATGCTACAGTTGCTTCTTCAATAAGTTCTTCTTTGTCGCCTTTCTGAAATACTTCTGAAATGTTGTCACCTGCCCAATAGCGGATACCAGCATCTTTAAGACGTACAGTTAATTCTTTACTTTTGCTCATTTAATTCTCCGAGTTATAGACGAGGATGTCTATTAATTGTATATTATATACTTTATTTAGGTTTTTGTCAAGTATATTATCTATGGTTTTAACCAAAATACTTTTCCAACATTTCTAAACGGTCATTTGCCGTAGCCATTGCATCTAGTTCTTTCTGTATCGTTTCAACAATATCAGAGTGTTCGCCGATGCCTACTACTTTTTGCATATAGACTTCAATGTTAGTTTTGTGCAATTCAATCTCCGCCTCTGCGTGTTTCTTTGCCGCATTAATTAAGTTTTCTCTCAACTCCATTTTCCTTTCCTTATTTTTTGTAGTTGCCTTTGCCCGGTATTACATTACGTACACCACCAACAGGGTCCGGACAATCCCCATCTCTACGGAATATTAAATGTACGTGTGGATACATGCATGTTTGTCCTGCACTAGTACCTATATTTAGACCAATGTTGAACCCTGTAATGTTATTACTGGCTTCTACATTTTGTTGTCCCATAGCAAGTGCAAACTTAAAACATTTTAGTAAATTTTCTTCTGTAGATTCCTTAGGTACAACAAGAGTATGCCCGTCTGTAACAGGAAACCCATCTTCATAAACAACAAAGTCTCTTGTGTTTAAAGAAACAGTAGACCATGGTGCTCTATTTTCTTGTTGTGCTAGTTCTAAGTTATCTACTTTCATTGTCCTACATTCTCCCACGGATAAACTAGCCAAACATCTTCTTCTGCTTTATTAACTTCGTGTACACTGTAGTCTACTGTGCCCTTAAACTCACTAGAAAGATTATCAGTAATAACCGCAAATCGAACATTACGATGCCATACACTATCCCATCCACTTGTTTCTTGCGGTAGACAACTACTCATCCAATCTTGTTTGATCCAATTTAATGTTGCACCTGTGTCATTGATGTCGTCTACAATAAGAATGTTTTTACGTTTGTTTAAGTCCCAACGACTTTTAAGAATTTTACGTTCTTCTTCATCTACATAACCAAATGCATCTTCACTCATCCAACAGTTAGATTCGCATTCGCTATCATCGTCACGCAAACTAACTTTAAGTGCTTCGCAACGTATACCTAACATATGTGATAATATAGTAGCGGGAATATTGCCGCCACGTGTAATGCCTACGATGTAATCAGGCTTCCAATTGTCATTGTACATTTGCAATGCAATACTTAAACATGCACGTTCAATATCTGCCCAATCATAATACTGTTTTTTAACCACGCTGTGACCTCTCATAATTTTGTAGTAATTCTTCAGTTTTTATCTTGCTTCCAAGAACTCTTTTTCTTCCATCTGAACATGTACGATGTATTAGTCCACTGTTATATTCAATATCAATAACACTTCCGTTTTCTGTATCTTCAGGAAAATTATCGTAATGCATAGAATCTATTCTATGTGCATGAATTGCTTTTACAGTGTTAGCCCATTCCTCTGCAGCTAGTTGTAAACGTCTCCTTTCTACTAAATCATCATACTGGCCCATATTACTCCTTATATAAATATTTTTTATGGTTTACCCATCTGTAACCTTGTGTTGCTACAAAAGGAAGAAAGCCCCAATCTTGTGCTTTCTTGCCCATGTAGAATAAACTCCAACAAGGTATTTCATTTCCGTTCTCATCTTTTTCAAGTTCAAGCCAATGTAGATCATCTGCTTTTCTAAAACGAAAGTGTCCAGGTCCTCTCCAAACTCGAGTTGCACCTACTACAAAACCTTCTTGAGATCGAATAGGAATATGCTCCCAATAACCACCTTTAATAATAAATGTTGCATAGTTCCATGGATGATCGTGTAAAACTTTTTCATCGCTTTTTAAAACTTTATGTAATGTTATATTAAAAGGAAAGTTTTTTCTGTCCTTAAGAAACAAATAAAATCTAATCAAGTAAGGTTCATTACTGTCTCTATCTGTAATTACTCGACGTCTACCGAGTTTGTCCATAATCTTAGAAAGGAAGGTCATCTACTTCTCCTGACTTTTTCTTGCCTTCGTAATCCTGCTTACACATATCGTAAACACTTTTGAAGTTACGCCATACCTTTTCTAATGCAGGATATTGCATGCACATTCTTTCAACTTCACTAGGTGAAATACTATTACTATCCCAACTAGTTGTAATGTTATCTAAATTAAATGAATATGTGCTTGAGTCTGTATCATACGTATATGTTGTATCAGCTGTTGTGTTAATTGTTATAGTTGAATCAGCTGAAGAAGTAAATAAACTGTTTGCATCTAATGTAAAACTAAATGTGTTATCAGTGTATTGATCATTACTAGCCATGTTTAATCCTATTATAAATTGCTTCACCTGAGAAAAACTCTTTATTAAGTTTTCTTCTTTGTTTTTCTAAACTTACAAGATAATCGTTGTAGTTTTCCATGTAATGACGAATCTTATCAACTAGCAAACCTCTGTACTTTCTATAAGCAAAGTAATCTTCAGTCCATTCACTTGGATACTTAAACTCACCTAGTGCCATTTCACTGTAGCTCAGTCTATCAGGCACCATAGGAATAGCATCTACAAGAGCACCTTCATACCAACTAATGCCAAGTGTTTCTTGTAAGTTAGCACTGAACACCATTTTTGCTTCACCTAGCAAATTATGATAATCATTTTTAGTAAGTGTCTGTTCTTGACATACAACAAATTCGTATTCTGGAAGTTGGGTTTTTAGATCATGGAAAATTTCTACTTGCTTCTCGGGAGCAATACGATGCGGGAAAAGTATAAGATTTTGCTTCTCCATACCTTTATAACTATCTAAACTGTTCTTTAGATACTCCATAGGCCAACCAACACGGTGTGTTTTGCTGTCATTAATATCTAAACTTTCAGCAAAAAGATCTATATGAAAATCACTTGCATAAAAGTTATCATCAAAGCATTCGTACATTGATTGCTCTGCATGACGTACCCAAGGTTTATCACCAATTAACCTACCCAAGAAATCGTGAGGATCATAAGAACCAGCATGCCATAAGCCACCGACTCTAATGTCCACGCCCAAGAGCTCAGCCATGTATTTAAGTTGGATAACAGTTGGATTCCACGCATCCGTATATAAGAAATAATCTCCATTTTTAATTTTACCTTTGCAAAACATTTCACCAATCTGCTCGAGTTGTTTACTCTTATACACATTAGTACCGCCAAAGTTTAGAAATGCCCCAGGCGTTGTAGCCTGAGGCGTTTCTCCACCACTGATAACTTCGACACTTACATTTGTAGCACGACGAAGCTGATTAGGAAGATGTTCCTTCCACTGTTTAGTATAACGTGTGTCTACAGCTTCAATGTCTACAATGTATACAGTCATTAGTTTCTCCTTTGGTTAACACTCTTACCAAGTTTGCGGCTTTTTGCTTTTAAATGATTCACGTGCCGTTGATAAGCTCTCCATGCATATGACTTTTCGTCATATAAATTTTTTTCATCAAAGACAAATGCAACATTTTTTGCATCACCAGTAAATCTACAGAAATCTTTAAAGTTTTCCAAATCTCTAAAGATTTTGTCATAAGCGGGCTTATTGAATTGAATAGCCATAGTGTGTTTTCCTTTTGTCTCACTAGCTCTTAGGATAAAAGATTGAACAGCCGTTTTCGTTGTCTTCAGCGACACTAATCTCTACAAATCGGCCGGGATACTTTGTAGAAATTTCTTGATACAAGTCATCTGCGATCATCTCACAGCTCTTGTGATTTAACTCTAGTACGCCTTCGACGTCATAGAGTCGTTGCATCCAGCGTTTAAACTGAATGAATTCAATGTCGCGGTCGTTATGAAATACTTCAATACGAACACGAAAATGAAAAATATGACGATGTGGAACACCGAGGAAACTTACATCATCCCAATCGCCAGTTGCTAATTTAGGGTCAGTGTCAGCACCTGGGTACATATGTACACCTTCTTTTGAAAAGGTTACCCAAATACTACGTTCTGCATTTTTTATTCTGTCATTCATACTTTCTTCTCTTAATCTACGACCCATGTAGTCGTGATAGGATTCTCGTTGCATTGTTTATATAATACTTTCATTCAATAACTTTGTCAAGTCCATATTTGCTCCAATCTGTAAATTTTTCTCTATCTAACAGATCGTGTAAACTATGACACCAAACACCTGGGTTAGTTGCCTTAAAATCTACATCATCAATCTTAATCATTGTGTTGTAGTTCCAAAGTTTCGTGTAAGGCAATGGAACACGAATTTGCGGAATAAAGTTATCTTTTTCACATAGTCCGCCGTCGTGGAACGTACCTTGTGCTGCACTAAGAGGAATATCAAGTGTGCAAAGAATGTCTTTATTTAAGAAGTATTCGATCATGTCTTCCCATTTACGATAGTAATCGTATAAACTTTCGTCATTACACGGATCTTCAGGGTTAAAACTGTGATTAGCACCAAAGAAGATATGTTCGCACTGTTCTTTTTCGTACCAAAATTCAATTTCATCTACAGGTTGTACATCTGTAACAAACAGTGTACGCATACCGTAGGCAGGAGTTTTTTCAACTTCAGTACCTACAAAGTATTTTACATTTTCCTGTACGCCGGTTTCGTAATCTCTTTTCATCCTTGTTGTGCCTTATGCTGTGCAACACCTGCCGCTTTAGAAAGTTCTGAAAAACGATCAGCAACCTGTCGCATTTCACTTTCCATAGTTTTATCACGCTCGCCCATTTGTCGAGCCATGTTGTGTAGCAATACAACCATATCGCCGTCTGTTAATGGGGTTCTTCCTTCTGGTAATGGCATTATCCTAGGTCCTTCAATTCTGTTTCAAGCCTGTGTATTTCATCTTTGAGCCAAAGTTTTTTAGTTTTTTTACGGTTAATCTCTCCATCATTTGCAAACTTATTGTACAACTCTTTTATTTCGTCGTCAAGTAATCTGTGACGTTTATACAACTCTTGCAAATAATTTGCAATTTTATTGTGCTTCTCCGTGAAGTTGCTCATCTTCAAGTACCTCTAATTTTGATTCGTCTAGCTCTTCATCTTCAGTTGAAACAGTAGGTTCAACTTCAAATAAACTATCAAAGTATGTACTAGAGTTGACAGTCTTCTTACCAACAGCACCTCTAGTACCTATAATAGACATCCAAAAACGGCTAAATTCTTCTATTACCGCTTCTGCTTCATCTCTGTTGTCAGTTGCAAATATTGCTTCCACAACATCTCTAAAAAATACCCTGTCAAAGCGTTCTTCAACAAGCATTGCCGGTATAATTCCATTGTCGTACTGTCTATTTGCTTCTTGTACAGCATTAATATGACTCCAAACATTATGGCCCATTTGAATAGCATATGAAAAACTATCCCAGGAGGTCTTTCCTTCTTTACCTATTTTGTTTAAATCACCAGGTGCATATGTACATACATCTGATACCTTAAGTCCAGTAGTTAACGGACTATCTTCGAAGTTAGCAAAAATACCATCTTGTAATACAGCATCTCTAAATAATCTGCTGTCAGTTGCATACTTTTTATTATCAACAGACGGAACCATTATAAACCCATTTGCTTCTATCTTGGGTTTCATTTTGAATATAAATCTGTCCGTTTGCTGTAGCAAGAAACGGTGAAGCACAATCAAATGTAATTTGGAAGTTTGGATTGTGATACTTACGAACAGCTCGTTGAACGTCTGTTAGTAATGTAGCCCATTCTAGTTTCGAAGTACCTAAGAAGTGCATTACGTCATGCACACCCTTTTCCAATAGTCCGTCAAACCTCAATGCAACTAGACGTTTAAGAACCAAATGAATGTCGCACATGTTCTGTCCACCCATTGACCAACCGTTAAAATGGTCAGTATATTTTTTAGGATCACAGTAGTCTTTCATTTGCTGATACCAATCCTCTGCATCAGCATGATTTTCACCTTGTAAAACATTTAAGAACTTACAAGCACCTGTTCTATGCTTCATCCAATAGTCGTTATTAATACGTGTAGCATTTACAGCATCTTGATAAGTGCTAATACCTGTTGCTTTTGCACCTGCAGGTGAACGTGAAACCCAAGCAGGAATATCAAGTATCATACCGTAATCCATATAAGCATCCATCCAACGGAGAACGCCGTCACGTTTCTTTTGTGCTTTTGGACAGTTTGGATCTTTCCAGTCACCTTCCCATACACCTTTACCAATTTGGAAGCCACCCGAGTCGCCCAGTAGCCAAGTATTTTCTCTATCTCTGTTTCGCACCATATCTTCTTTAGGTGCGTGTTTGTTGATGTCTAATTCAGCGTGTCCTGCTGAATACAGTGTCCATTTGTATTGGAATTGACCTTCTTGTTTGTTAAGATAGTTTAAACTCTCTACACCGTTAGCAAAGTTGCTAGGAATACGTGACTTATCTACATATTCATCAAAACGTTGCTTACCTACATAAGTTGCATAGAAACCACTTAGTGCAGGAAGAAAGATCGCATAATCGTTTTGTGTTGCTGTTAAGTCTTTATTCATTCGTTACTTGCTCTGTGCTGGAAGAATGTAATCGTATTTTACCATGCCGCTATCTACTGAAATCATCATAGCACCTTGATCCGAAATGCTCATAGTAATATCACCATCTAGATTAAGAATACTTTGAACTTGTGCTACTGGCCAACTCCAAGTGTGTTGAAGACTACCTTCTACACCGTGCTGGAAAACAAACTCACCTGCGTGTGTGCTTGCATCACCAAAGCTAAACACTAGATTATTATCCTTAGTAGTAACATTAAATGTAGGCTCTTCACTGTGTGCCGCACTCATTAGTTTCATACGTGCAATACTTGCAACACTAGGACTAAATGTTACATTCCATGATGCACCTTTGAACTTAACAGTTTTAAGTTTTTCCTCAATAATTGCTTTGTTCATAAAGCGGTAATCATTTTGGAAATCGCCTGCAGCGTTTTCAAAGTGAATGTGTGTAGGAACAACTTCACCGTTACGTTCTGCTTCAACTACTTCTAGTTTAGCATCTTTTTGGTATTCAGGATTTTTTAAATGCAATGCAAGTTTATCCAAATTAGGCATACCAAACGTGCCTTTAAATTCTGCTACAGGTGCATTTGTTTCACCTGATAAGATAACAGATCTATCATCTGCCATGCTTTCAACTGATGTACCTTCATCACTATTAATTTTAACTAGATTCAAAAAACCTAGTGCATGTGTATGAGCTACAATGTCTTGTAAAATATCTTTCATAAGGGTTCTCCATTTGTAATGTTTATTATATTATCGTTGCCTTGCTTTGTCAAGAAGTTTTCTACCGTGTATTTAGGTTTCCAACCAAGGGCCTTAATTTTTTCTGTGTTTGCGCAAGTAAACTCACGCTCTCCAGGGGTATTTAGACGAATGGGTAGTCCAGGTGCTAGGTCTTGAATCCTAACTGGAACACCAGTTCCTATATCTATTATACCTTTGACGTATTCTGCTTTGATTAATATTTCAATAGCATCGAGTACATCGTTTAAATGAACAAAATCTCTATAGTGTTTTGTTACATATTCTAAAGTTCCGTCTCTTAGTTTTTTAAAAAACATATTTTCTCTTGTACATGTATCCGAATAAACTGTATGAAAACGCATACCTAATGTGTTAGGATAACGTTCTGCTAATTCTTCTAAACAATACTTAGAAGCAGCATAAGGGTTTAGGTCAGGCTCATATGCACTAGAGCTACTTGCGTAAAGAATGCGTGTATCTTCAAACTTTTCAAAAAGACGTCTGCTTGCTTCTATATTATTCATCCAATAGCCTGCTGGATCTTTTAAACTTTCACGTACACCACTTTTACCTGCAAGATGTATTACAAGATCGACACGTTCCGGCCATTTATCAAAGTATAAAAGATCTTGATCGGCACCATCAGCAATGTCTATTGTATAAACTATATGCTTTTTACGTTGTAACCGTTTCAGCAACATTGAACCAATGAAGCCTTTATGTCCAGTTAAAAGAATTTTCATTTGTTTTCTCTTTCTACAACACTTTTTCTTAGTCCACTTGAACTAAATCTATGATCTCGTTTGTTAAAATATAGTTCTATGTCTCGTTGACGACAAATATCTTTACCAGTAAAATCTTTATCTCTATATTCTTCTCCAAGTATGCGAACGTGTATCTTATAAAGTTGTAGAATGTCTTCTAAATCTTGTTCTGTTCCGTATGGAATAATTTCATCAACATAACCTACAGCCTTTAGTTGTGTATAACGTTCAACAATAGTTTGAATCGGAGGGTTCTTATTAGGTCTATCGACACTAGGATCCATTTGTAAACCTACCATTAAGTAATCACATTGATCTTTTGCTTCCCTAAGCATTTGGACATGCCCAGAATGTAGTAGATCAAATGTACTACATGTAAATCCTACCTTCATGTTACCTCCTCTTACAGCCATTTTCCTGTAATCATGTTTTTAAACTCTCATATCTTATACATACCGCCTGAGTACCTATTGGAAAATACTCATCCTTAGCACCTTTCTCAAGTGCTAATTTTTCTCTAGCAATAAAACACTCATTGACAGTGTCAAAACGACCATACTCTTTTGCAATAGGGTGTCCGTGTGCTGTTAATGCAATGTAAACTAAAACCCATTCCATTAGTCTACCTCATAGTTTTCTGCTAAAGCTCTTAGCATTTCTATAAGCTCTCGTATAGTTGCTAGATCTTGATCTCTTTCTGTATCAATTTCTATTTCCATTTTTACTTTCATATTACTCTCCAAAGTCAAACAAACTGTTAAATGTATTGTGTTGCTTTGTATCTTCTAGCGGATAGTCTAACACACCAATTAAGTTTCCAAGTTTGTTATCGATAATTGTTTCTGCCATTGCTGAATCATCAAATGGCAGTTCTTTAAACCATTCAGGAATACGCAGCTCATCTGTTGGATAAGCGACACTTGTATAACCTAAAGGATTCTGTTTTAATTTGCATACAATAACTTTCATACCATCTACAATTTCTTGCGAATACTTGTCACCGTTCATACGTTTTAGTGTATTCCAGTTGATGCTTGCTCGTACGTGGCCTGGCATATTTGCCTTGCCTTGTTTTTGCTCTAGTCTCTGATAGTGTCCAATCTTGTTTGCACGTTTAGGCGAACCTTTCTCCCAACCTGGACGATTTTCAAACTCTTTTCTAAATACAGTTATACGTTCAAGTACTTCTTCTTGTGGAACATCTGTAAGCACCATAAGAAGAATTTCACTTAGAAACTCTTGCATAAACACAGGAGTATCTGAACGCCTCAAGTCTAAGCCCATTGCTTTTACTTTGCCTGGTTTTCCATCTGTGTCTGTTCTAAAGCCTTCGTTATCATAAACTAGTGCCGCATAACGCTTCTTAGTAATATACAGTCCGCTTTGTGCTACAATTTCTCTACCAGCGGCAATAACTTCTGCACGACTTTTTGGACAATGAAATGCTTCACCCATAAAGTCTGAAAATGTAGTATTAGCCGCTTCGCAAACTTGATCATACAGTGTTACCACAGTATCTTTATCAAAAGGAATTTTTCCTTCGTCAATATCATCTTTTAATACAGGATATGCACTAAAGTAAACCGAGTCTGTATCACCGTATATAATTGCTTTGCCTACATGATCGTATTCACCTGTAATTACTTTGTTTACTTCTGCACTCATATGTTTAACAATAGTACGACCAGTAAGTGTAGTTGATTGTCCTATCCTTTTGTCAAAAAATCTGCAACCAGGATTAAGAATGGCCCCGTAAAGAGAGTTAAGATTAATTTTCTTAACAAGTTGCCGTTTGTCCCAAAATGCAATTTCAGTTTCATTGCCTGCGTCTTTTGCTTTTTTGAGCATACCTTGTAGTTCTTTACGTTCTGCATACCACCTCTTTAGTAGTCCGGGAATAACTCCTTCGAACTCAGTTGTAAATATTGTACCATTAGATGAAAGCATCCAAGGTTGATTACTATCGAAAATTAGTTTATATAATTCAGCACCGCTTAATACATCGCTGGTTCCGTTTTCCCAATCCACAGTTAGTGCAACATCACGCTTCTGTTCCATAACAGCTTCATATTCTTCTGTGCTAAATCGTCCTTCCCAACTACCTGCAAATGACTTCTTTTTAAGTGTCATATCTTCGTGTACACGGGCTTCTGATATCTCTGGACGTATTTGTCCTATGATTGTTTCTGGAGCCATGTTCAGCGCACGAATCACACTAGGATATAGACTGTTCAAGTCCATTGACCCAATCCATTTATGCAAGCCTTTTTTAGGAAACGCAACATATGCACCTGCGGCTTGTGTGTTCTCATCATCACGTCTAGGACGATTAGGAACTTGTAAGCCTCTGTTATGTGCTTCGTTTACAATCGCTTGCTCTGTAACAGCAACAGCACCCATTGTAGTTTGTAGTAGTACAGTATTTGCATGAGCAAGTTCATTGCTAAGATCAATAAAGCGTAGCTTCTTGTCTAGTTTGTCTAGTAGTGCGGTATCTTGTATGTTATATTCGATAAATTTGCGGAAGTCATTGTTGTATAATTGATCTAATGTACCTTCATATGGTACTTTGTTTTCGCCTACTTCAATCTCACCAATAGCATCCAATCGATATGAGTGTCGTTCTTCGTATGTGTACTTACGATATAGTTCTAGACTGTCTAAATGCACACGACCTACTAAGTCAAATGTTTCTGCTTGCTTCCCATATTTTTCATATTCACGCTTCTTAGGAAGTTGTCCCCACAAACAAAAACGTCTTGTATCATCTTTGCTGAGTACACGACTTGTTCTGTTTACAGTGTAAGGAATATCATAACCCTCACTGTTCCAACCTGACAAAATATCAGCATCTTCAATCAGCGTTAAGAACGTGTCGATCATATCACCTTCACGTTCAAACAGCATTACATTTTCGATACCTTCAAGTTCTTTCTTTGCCTGCTCCATTGTAAGTGTCTTAGGCGGAACAGCAAGACAAACCATAGTTTCCATCCATTGCAAGTATACAGATATGGATGTAATGGGCATAAACGGATCACTAGGATCAGCAAAGCCTCGCTCCGGGTCAAAGTCTGTTTCAATATCGAAAAACGCAATGTTTAGTTTAGGAGCATCTTGGTTGAGATAATTCTCACTTAGACATTGAAAGATCGGATTAATATCGCTTTCAAAAAGTTCTTTGTTTTTATTGATGGCAACTTCTTTGCGGAAGTCTTTTGTGTTTTTACAAACAATACGTGTTAGGGGATCTCCGTACACACTTTTGTACTTACCACGCTCGTCTTTGTAGTAGAATGTGTACTTTGCTTGATACTCGTGAAAGTGTCTCTTTCCATCTTTACGCTCTACAACTCTGATGATATCAGAATCGCGATCAAACATAGCGTCAACGTAACTCATTTATTCTCCTTCGTTGCTTGTGGCCAACTTAACCTTCTACTTGCCAGGCAATTGCCTTTGGCGTTATAAAATATATAGTCTAGATAGGGCGATACTGTTCATAATTATGAACCATCCAGTTAGTATTAATACCCAAGGTAACTTACGTCTATATGCACCATAAAAACTTGCACAACTACCTACAAAGTAAAAGGGTAAAAATATATCTGGTCTAGGCACAAGTACAGTATATGTAAGTATAGCACTACCTATTATAACAGATATTGCACCTACCATTTCTGCATAGTGTGCAATCGGATCAGAATTCAAACTTTCTAACCAAAATTCCCTAATACTTTGCACTACTTGTCCTTACCGACTGTGACAACTAGTGTTTCTAAGTCATCAAATTCGTCAGACACTCTTTCCCAATCACCTTTTTGTGCAATTTTAATTGCTTTATTAATTAAACTTGGCTTGATATCAAGTTCTTCTGCTACGGCTTTTACAGTATCTTTTAAACCTAACTGTAAATCTTCTACTTCCTGTAGTACTGTAACACCTTCATTTACTAGTCTTTCTAGTTTGGCCTTTTCATCGGCACCGAAAACACGACTTCCCATAAGGATCTCCTTTAAATTTAAACACTATTATATTATATTATTGAGGTCTTGTCAAGAGCTTTTTTCGGCTAATTTGCGATAAAGCATTTCTTTGATAGATTCTTGAGAAAAGTCTTTCTTGTATTTCTCTTTGCGAGGAATGACTTTGGTTTTGTCACCGTGTGATCCAGCTGCACCACTTTTACGTAATGCTTCCATATCACGCCAATTAGGATCTCTAGCCTTTATAACTGGTTTCTTATTTTTCTTTGCCTCTTTTTTAGTTTCTGCCTTTTTAATTAAATCTAATAGTTCTTTCTTTAACATCGGATCTGCTAAAATTTTGTTTAGTGTATCCGAATATTTGTCTAATTCTTTGTTAAAATAACTTTGCTTCTTTACTACTGTTTTTGTTGTTTTAGGTTTAGGATCTTTTTTACCTTTACCTGTAAACACATTACTAATACCCTTAGTTAGTGCGTCTGGACCTAGTGCTCCACCAGGTTGTACTGATTTGTAACCTTGCTGGAAAGCATCTAATGGGCCTTCTTCTATGTTATTGTCTAAACTATCACCTACTAGTTTATTTCTAGCAGGATGTGGACTTTCGTTACCACCCGGCTTAGAGCTTTTTGTAAATGCATCTTTGCCTTTAAGTTGGCCTGCACTACCTTTCTTTTGTCCTTCTGTAAGAGTAACACCTGCTAGTTTAGCAAAGTCACTTATACTGTATTCTCTGTCAACAGGCATAGTTCCTTCTGGAACTTCCACACTTTCCTGCACGTAATTTTTGGTATTTTCCACACTTTTCTGCGGCAAAGAATCATTTGCTTGTGCTTGTAACTTAGCAAGATCTTCTGCAGGGTTAGTTGGTTCTATATTAAATAATGTATGTTGAAGTTTATGAAAATCCATAACTACATCTTTACACAGTTATCAACGGTCTTACCGCCTTTTTTCTTGGTGCCCATACGCTTGTAGCCTTTCCAGCATACTTTACCGTCAACACCTTTTTGCTTTTCTTCTTTTACGTTACGCCAGTTTGGGTATCCGCAATCTGAACATAAGTTTTCAACTTTCTTTGGTAAACCCTTATGCTTTGTTGCGGCAAAATCTTTAGCATCTTTCTTACTAATGTCTTTTGCTACTTTTGCAACTTCTGGACTTGCTGGCTCTTCTCCTTTTTTAGCGGAGTAAACCATACCCATAAATTTTTGTTGTGCTTGTGATTTAGCTTTTTCTACTAAACTTTTTTTTTGACTTAAATTTTCTGAAAGTTTATCTGATAAAGACTCTTTATAGCCTTTTTCTTTCTTAGCAATAGCAATAGCAGCCTTTTGTTTGTTGCTTTTGCCTTTGCCTTCGCTTACAGCATTACAATTACAATACTTACATGTTGGAGGACATGTGCAATCTTCAGCTTTAACATCAGAACCACAGCACTTGTCTGAACAATAAGTATCTTTGCCTTCGCCGATAGGAGCCATATCGTCTTGTGCTTCTTGATAGTCGAGATGATGATATACAGAACTTAGATAATCTGCAGCTTTAGTGATTTTAGATTGTACCCAACCTTCTAGCCCTTCAGCTTCGCTTACACCTTTGAGCATCTCATGTAACTTAATTGAATACTTAGCGGCTTTGTACAACTCGGCACGTGCCATTTGTACTTCGTGATCTTTCTCTGCTCTGTCTGCAAGATCAGCTAATCCTTCTTTTACAAGTTGGTCTTTATTTTTTAGTTCTGCTTCTCTCATTAGTAACTCCTACTAAGTATATTTATCTCTTTGCTACTTTGCCGCCCATCAAATTGTTTTTGATATCAAGTGCATTTTTTGCTGTTCCGTCTGAATTCTTTGCTTGCGGCGCTTCAGGAGCACCGTATTTGCCTTTTTTCTTTCCTTTTGCATATGCATATGTAGGATTTACGACACTTGCAATACTACCTGCTGAACTTGCACCTGCACTAGCGGCTTCTGTAATATCTTTTATTTTCATTTTTTACCACCCTTCATGTTTGCACACCAGTGATACATCTTACCTCGTTCACCACTATACTTTTTTGCTTTTTTACGTAAACTAGTTACACTTCCGCTACAACTAGCACCTGCCTTTTTGACTCTGCCTGGGCGACTCTTGCCTTTCACTTTACCGTCTGCAAAGTTTTCTGCAAGTTCGGCAACTTCATCTGGTACTTCAAATTGCCATACAGTTGCTTTACCGTCTTTTGCCATCATTGCTGTAAGTCTTGTGTTTCCGCCAATTAATTCTTTATAACCGTCGCTGTAAACAGCAACAATAGGCATTTCAACTGAACCTTTTTCTAATTGTGCTAACGCTCTTTTTTGTTTGTTTTTATCTAAACTTTTAAATGAATTAATATCTGCGGCATCTGTATTGTTGATATCACTTGCATCTGTAATAGTTATTTCTTTACCCTTTTTTGCAAGTTCTATCCATGCTTGTTTTCCAATCTTGCGAAACTCAGGATAACGCTCTGCTTCGTCCCATTCTACATCTAGTTGTGGTTTTACAAAGTTTTCTGCTATCATTTCTTCTAATGAAGTGTCAATCATCCTAACAGTTGCAAATTCTTCGCCCATAAGTCTTAGTGCATCAAATCTATGATGTCCGTTTACTATACGTCCTTTAGGATCAATAGTTAATGGACTATAGTTACCGTCTTTAACCTTACTTAGTTGTTTTTCTAACTTACGTAAATCTCTGTTTCTTTGTACACTTTTAAGTTTACTAACTTTAATTTTACCTAGTTTGCCTTGATTCTTTATTTGTGGAGGTGCTTCACCACCTGTAGGCTCATCATCAAAATGTGCATCTTGATAACCAGACGCATCTTGAACATCGTATCCTATACGTGCAAGTTGCTTCATTAGATACTTCGTTTCTTTTTCGCCAGCATACGGTGCAATAACAACATCAGGTTCGTCTACATTAGAACCTGCTGGCATTGACTTTAGATTTGCTAAATTTGTACCAATTTTATAGTGATCATATGCTGTGTCAGACTTTGCTAAGAATGTGTTCTTAGGGTTAGGTATTGCTTTTCCTTCGCTGTACTTTGCTTTACGCTTTGCAATGGTTTTCTTACGCTTCATTTGCGGAGTTTCTAATGCTGCAATTACTTCGTTATAACCTTTAAGCATACTCATAAAGGCATCATAGCCTGTACCACTTAGAACTTTTTCTACACCGTCTGCATTGTAATCTAAGTTATCAATAAAACCTTCTAGTCTTTGTTTTAATCTATTTTTAAGACCATTTAGTGTATATACACCTACGCCTTTAACCCATACTTCTAAGTTATCTGGGTCAAAGTCTTTAACATCATGTATGTCAGCATACTTGCCTTCGGCAAGTCCTAAATTAAATAGTACATTAGTTGACTTACCTTTTACTTTACTACTAAGTGTAGGAGGATTGCCACCCTTGTCAACCTTGTTACCAAACTTTCCTGCTTCTTTAGGTATTTGATTTACATCCACATCTACTGTAGTGTTTACACCTTTTACAATTCTACCATCTTCTGCAAGTTCTTTAAACTTCATTTCTTGCGTCCTCTGAATTGTACTGGTCCAGTCATGTACGGTTTTGAAAACCATAACTTAAACCATTCTGCATCACCAGGTTTTACACCTAGTTTCTTTTCTTTCTTTTTTAGTTCTGCGGCTGTGATAGATGGATTTTCATCTATCTTGTATTCTGAGTAGCCTTTGAATTCGTTTATGCCTGCTAACTTTTTGAGAACTTCGATGTCCATGCGTCTTTATCTCCTTTAGCGGCTGCCTTTCTTCTAGCGGCTATTTTATCTTTAACAGAATCTTCTTCTGGTGGTCTTTTCTTTGTTACAGTTGTACGTTTAGGTGTCTTTGTAACAAAACCTAGTATTTCATTTATATCTTCATCAGTAATAGTATATGCTCTATCACCTCTAGTTTTAATTTCTTTACCTACAAGCATTTTAAGAACACGTGATAGTTTATCTATATCTTCTTCTTTTTCAATAGCGTCTTGTATCATTTTAGTAAGAAATGATCTTAATGATGCTTTATTAACAACTAAATCACCTTCGTCTATATCTTTACCTTTAGCACGTTGATCGTCGACCCAGTCTTCATATTCTCGAGCACTTTGTACTTTGTCTGAATCTGGATCATAACCCATTGCTATAAGTTCTTCTGAGCTTTTGTTAGGTTTTTCAGGACGTATGCCTTCTGTTGCTGGCTCTTTATCTTTGATACCCATACCGTTACGCACAGCATCGTACATTGTTTGTGCTAGTTTAGGATCTGGTACACCTTGTGTAAATGCTTCTAGATTACCCTCAGCGGCAGCAAGTCTCATCTTGCTTGCACTCATTCCTTCGGCACCTTCTGCATCTGGGTCACGTGCTCCTGCACTTACAACTTTCAGTGTGTTAAATTCAAATGGTATTTTGCCTGATTTATCTGGCTTGCCATTGTATGTATCGAACATAGTTTGGAAGCCTTCTACTCTGTCGCTACCTGCAACAAATATAAGATCAGTATATCCTAAACCTTGGAGCATTTCTAATGCTTGCACTGGTGTACGAACACTTTGGTGCCCTACATTAATACCAGGAAAAAACTTTTTGGCAAACTTTAATTTAGTAGCAAAATCTAATGGATCTGTTTTTGGCTTTTGTGTTTGCGACAAGAACAAATAATGATCGCCGTCGTGCTTTTTTATTTGATCCACAAGTTTGCTATGACCAATTGTTGGAGGATTAAGTCGACCAAAAGCAAGAACTGCCTTTTTTGCTGGTGCTTCAAACAGTTCTCGGAGAAACATTAGTATTCCCCTTCTTCTATGTTCTTAATTTCCTCAGACTTAATACGTTCGATAATTGACTCTTGATCTACATCAGTAAACACACTTTGTGGAGGATCTAAATCATACTTTTTACAGTATGATTCCATTGCTGATTTTACTAAAGGCAAAAGAGCTTCATTAAAATTAATATCTTCACCAGCTCTAAACTTATCTGAAAGTAATGACATTACAGGATAGTATTCTTTTCTGTAAAACATGGGGTCGTTTTTCATATAACATTGGCAATCTTGTGCAACGTCATATGGTAAAGTAAATTCGTCTTTTTTATCTAGTTCAAAAAGTTTCATATTACCACTTCCTACATGACCAGTAACGTGCCTTAGTTCTTGGACCCGGGTTATCACAGTTGTGTCTAGCACGGAATGAACGTCTACGTGCTGGATTTGACTTTTTAATCTTCATGTTAGGATCGCCAAAATTAACTTTCTTTACATTCTTGGTCTTTGGGTCCTTAACATATACTTTGAACTTCTTAACATCACCACGCATTGGCTTGCCTAGCGGAACCTTACGTCCTTGATATTCTGCTTCGTCAATAATATCGTCATCATTATACCACATAACGCCATATTCTTCAAAAAAGTCATCACCGTCATATGTTTCTTCTGTAACAACAGCATCACCATCAGTAGATATTTCAATATCAAAATCTTCATACCCTTCACTGAACATAAGATTTGCTAGTCTATTAGCATACTCGTCTGCTTCATCTTCTTCTAGCAATCTTGGTAAGGGAATTTCAATTACTGTAGCACCTTGCTCACTTTCGTATATCTCTTGACTAGGAAAAATAGACTCGTCTAATCTATTAACTTCTTGTTTTTCCATTACTATTCTTACAAAATGTTCCATGTTGTTACCTTAATGATTTAAATTAATACTATTTACAGTGCCATCAGTCCAATTACTAACATAAGCTCTTACCCAAACATAGTTGCCTGTAAAGTTATATATGTGTGAGCCTGTATTATAAACACCGCTATCGTCGGTGCTAGTAAGTTCTGTATTTGAAATAGTAAACCAATCATCTGCGCCAGGATCAACAGCAAGTGTACCCTGCATTTGTATAGTTCCTTGGAACCCGCTCACTGTATATTGTACAGTGTGAAGACCATCACTACGACTATAGTAACCGTCCCCTTTATATTTGTCACCAGTATGGGTCTGTACGCTACTATCCCCTACGTGTGTTTGTGTTGATAAAATTGTTTCACTATTGCTCGGCATATAGTTATTTATCTATATTTTGCGTACTGATAACTCTTTGGACAGATTGGAAATTATGTCCAACAAGTAGACTGATAAGTTGTAAAACTTTTTCATCTCTAACATACATATACAAGTTGGGGGCAAATCCCTTTTTTACTTCTTCTAACGCTATTCTACCAATTTTTACTTTGTCCGAGTTGCGTGTAATCCAATTATGAAAGTTCTCATCTATAGTTCTTGCATTAAAATAAACTTTATATTCGTAATCAAACGGTCCGTTGACTAATAAAACATTTTTTTCAAGCAAGTTTAAGTGCTTTAAATTTGGTTGCCATAGTTCGTCTATCGTGATTTTACTACAAACATTATTAATAACACTATTACTGTTAGTATATAAGCACATATCATTGCGCTCTATACGTAGTTTATACTCGTCGTGATCAAAATGCGAAAATAGGTTTAGTAAGATTTTTGCATCATCAAAATGCCTACGGTCAATATAACTTGTCCTATTAAACCCCCAAGTTTTAACAATTTGATGCTTATCGTCTACCATTTGCTGTAGTAGATCTATTTCTTTGCGAGCATAATTTAGATTTTTATCTCTAAAAATAACAGCAAGCTGGTTGTGTATTACCAGCTTGTACAGGTACTTGTTATAGAAAAGTTTTTTAGTTTCAAAGTTCAACAAGTGATTCCCCTAAACTTTCCAAGTATAGGCTTTCATCATCTTCGTTGAATTTAATTGTTACACTACCGCCAGATTTTAAATTACCAAAGAGTAATTCTTTTGATAGTGGACGTTTGATTTCATTATCAATTACTCTTGCTAACGGTCTTGCACCCATTTTAGGATCGAAACCTTTATCTACAAGATAGTCTAATGCTTCAGAATCAACTTCGATCTTGACTCCTTTATCTTTTACCATGTCTTTAAGTTCAACTAAGAACTTACCAACTATCTTCAACATAATTTCTTTAGAAAGTTTCTTGAATATAATAGTTGCATCAAGTCTGTTACGGAATTCTGGAGCAAAGAATTTCTTAAGTGCTTTATCTTCATATTCTAATTCAAACTCGTCGTTGAATCCAATTAGATTTTTCTCTGCATCACTTGCACCTAGGTTAGTTGTAAGGATAAGAACACAATTACGTGCATCTGCTTCTTTACTGTTACTACCTGTAACTTTACCATTATCCATTAACTGTAGTAATATTTGTGAAACATCTGGGTGTGCCTTTTCGATTTCATCTAACAGTAACACACAGTTTGGATTTTCTTGTAGTTTTGTAATTAACTGGCCAGCATCTTCTTCGTAACCTACATAACCTGGAGGCGACCCAATTAGTTTAGCAACACTGTGCTTCTCTTGATATTCACTCATATCAAAACGGACTAGTTTTACACCTAGTTGTTCTGCTAGTTGCTTGGCTGTTTCTGTTTTACCTGTACCGGTTGGCCCCATAAAGATAAAACTACCAATTGGCTTATCGTCAGGTTTAAGACCTGCTTGTGCAACAAGAATTTTATCAACAATTTTATCAATTGCTTCGTCTTGTCCATACACCGCTTTTTTCATGTTGGTTTCTAGATGTGCTAGATTACTTGTTTCTTTCTCTGCAATATTTTCAACAGGCATGTTAATCATCTTAGCAAGTTCAAATTGAATTTCTTCCTCTGTTACTAGTTTTTCAACTTCAGGATCTTTCAAATTAAATCTACTACATGCTACATCAATTAAGTCAATAGCCTTATCAGGAAGTTTTTTATCTGTTTGATACTTTACACTTAATTTTACAGCAGCTTCAATTGCTTGCTCTGTGATTTGTGTTTTGTGATAGTCCTCATAGTACTTTTTAATACCACGTAGAATATCTTTTGCTACTTCTGCATTTGGCTCGTCAACTGTAACACGTTGGAAACGGCGCATCAATGCACGATCTTTTTCAAAGCTCTTACGGAATTCTTCCCAAGTAGTTGAAGCAACAACTTTTAAGTTACCTTTTGCAAGTGCTGGCTTTAACATATTAGCCAAATCGTTTGATTTGTCTTGCCCGCCTGCTCCTGCTCCGCTCATCATATGAGCTTCGTCGATAAACATTACAGTTTTGCCTTTTTTCTGTAGTCCTTTGATGACTAACTTTAGACGTTCTTCAAAGTCTCCACGATATTTAGAGCCAGCGAGCATAGCACCAATATCTAGATTGTATACTTCATACTCTTTTAGGAATTCTGGTACATCGTCATTTACAATTTTAAATGCTAAACCTTCTGCAATAGCGGTTTTACCAACACCTGGATCACCAACTAAAAGTACATTATTTTTTTGACGGCGTCCTAGTGCAAGAGCAATAGCATCTAGTTCTTCTGAACGTCCGATAATAGGATCTACACGTTGTTTTCTTACTTCGTCGTTTAGATTAGAAGTAAATGCACGAAGTGCTTTTGCGGCTGCACCGCTTAATTCTTCATCATCAAAGTCTTCATGCTCATTCGAAATGTAATCTGCAAATCTGTCTTTAGAAATGCCTGCTTTTTCTATCCAATATGTAGCAATAGATTTCTTTTCATTTAGTATACTAATGAATACATCGCTTAGTTCTATTTGATTACGACCGCTAAATAGAACTTGAGTAAACGCTCTGTTTAGAACACGTTCAACAGCCTGTGTTTTTTTAGGCTTGTGCTTTGTTCCGTCAACTTTAATATCATCTAAAGCGGTTTTTAAATGATTTTCTAAATTAGATTTTATAAAGGCAGGGTCAGCACCATAACCTGTAACTATGTTTTCAAAGTTTTCTTCGCAAAGCATAGCGAATAGAATATGTTCAACTGTAACATACTCGTGTTGAAGTTTTCTAGCATCTGCGATTGCTTTTTCAAATACTAATTGTAGTTCTTTGCTTGGTTCAACCATGTGGATATTTTTTCCTTAATTTTATTTGCTTCTTTCTTGCCATATCAAGTTTAAGGCGAGATACACGACTAGTAAATTCGATACCCTGTAAGTGATCGTATTCATGTAAAAAACATCTTGCATCTATATCGTATAATTCTATTATACATTCTTTTTGCTGTGTGTCAAGATATTTTACAACAATACCTCTAGGTCTACTAACCTTTAAAAACAAATTTGGATGACTTAAACACCCTTCTGGCATAGATTCTGCGTTTACTGTTACTTGCTCTATGCTTGGGTTAATAATTGTAAGTGGACTATTATCTTCTAGCAAATGCGGCTTCATAACAAAAATTTGTCCATTGAACCCAACTTGATTTGCACTCAATCCTATTCCGCCTTCTTGCTCCATAATTTCAAGCATTTCTTTGGAAATTTGTTCGGCATCGTGCTTTTCGAAATCAAAAGGATCTACAACCTTTTCTAACCACGGATCTGGAGATTTAATCAGTTTCATTGTTTATTATCTTTTTCATACTTTTTATATACTCTAACACCTGTGGGTTATCTATTTGTGGTATATGAGCATTTATTATTATATATGCGTTTCCACGCACACCATTACGTCTGTCTGGTAAGCCATGTTGTGCTATATTAAATCTACATCCTACCTTCGTTCCTTTAGGTATTTTAAGATCTAACTGTCTTCCTTCAAGTGTATCTACTATTATACTAGTTCCTGTAATTAAGTCAAGAGCATTTACAGAATATTCTCTATAAAGATTTATACCATCTCTTTGCCAATCTGTGTGAGGTAGAATTTGTATTTTAACATGTAAATCTCCTCTAGCAAATTGTAAGAAATCATCTCCTAAGCCTCCATATCTTATAGTATCACCATCTCTAATACCAGGAGGTATGTTTATCTCAACTGTTTCGGTGTTGCCGCTTCTTAATTTATAACTTGCAATTAGATTCTTACCTTTGAGAACATCTTCAAGTGTTACTTTAGCGGCAATAGTAATATCCTTGTTTCTACGAGGAGGTGGTCTAAACGGGTCTGTACCGTTTCTAAACATTTGACCAAACAAGTCCTGTATGTCAGGATTGACATTGTTAAAATCAAATCCTCTCTGATACTGTCCAAATTGGGGTTGAGGATTATCGTACTCAGCTCTCTTTTGCGGATCAATTAAAGTTTCATATGCATCTTTAATTTGCACAAACTTTTTACTATCACCGCCTTTGTCAGGATGATGCTTTGCCGCTAATTTTCTAAAAGCGGTTTTAATTTCTTTATCGGTAGCTGTTTTAGATACGCCTAGTACGGAATAGTGGTCCATACTATTACTTATTGATTATGCTGTTACTTTTTACTAGTTCCGGTGTATAAACCAAACCATGCAGCACCAGCACCTACAACAATACTTACAAGTCCTGACTGTTCCATTGTAGGATCTTCAATACCCATGTACCAAATTACAACTTTGTACAGCAAGTAAATGTATGTAGTTATAAAAATGCGTGGAAAAATTCTCCAACTGTCAACAGCTTTTGCTAGATCAATCCATGATTGAAATCTATTTTTTGAACTGTCTACTGTATTTGTATCTACTTCTAGTTCTATGTTTACTTTTTTTGTTTGAATTTCGTCACTCATTTTTTCTTACCCTCTAATTTCTTAATTCTAGCATCTAGTTCTGGCCAAACATCAAACTCGTGTAGTTCTTTACATGGATGGCTATGCTTTTCTAGTTTAATAATTCTAGTTTCTAGTTCGTCGATCTTACGGGCTATATTGGGATTTACTTTACGCCAAGCATGCGGATCTTGGTTAAACCAAGTCCAACCAAACTTGTCTCTAATGCTATCAAGTAACCAATCCCATTTACCGTATGCCCAAAGCGCAATACGTGTATCTCTAATCCATGCAATGAATAAAGCACCAAAGATACTACCAGCTATTGCTGTATAAATCCATAGACGATCACTCGCCATGCGTTCTATCATTTCCCACATAAATGTGCCCTCTTTTGTTATACTGTATTTATTAAAAAATAAGGGTATTTAGGTAGAAGATAGCAAACATTGCAAGTAATGCTGATATTTGTATAAGGGTAGGAATAGCAACAAACAGTTTCATTACACTAAAGTCACTTTTTCGGAAGTAATCGGTGTTCTCCCAATTTTTGATATCCTTGGGTGTTGCTTCAGTATAATTCTTTGTTGCCATTTTTTAGTTGTACGTTGCGGCGTACATAATTAATAAAGGTAGTGCAAGTGGTGTTGTTAACATGAAAACAAAATTAATTGCTTCACAAAATTTACAAACCTGCTCGTTCTCCTTTAGTTTCAATATTAATGTGCTCATTATCTCCGTTAGTCCTGTGTGTTTCGTTTGCCATATTTCTCATAGTAAGGACATAGTGTAAGTCATGCATAGGTGCATACTTCAAATAAAAGTAACTTACTACGATACTAGCAAAACTTATTAAAATAAATTCCATTATATGTTTACTCCAAATAATGAAATCACAAAAATAGCCACAAGAAAAGTTACTTCAAGATGATCTCGAATTTTCTCATAGTCATATTTTTGAAATTTCACTTTATAATAATATTAGTAATTTTTATATTATAATATAACAATATAATATATTTGTCAACCTTATTTATCAAAAAGTTTAAAAAGTGGGTATATTATGATTTTAATTAATATGCTCGGAGCGAGATTTTTTTGCGGTGTGTGTAACACCTGTACGTGTTACATATGAATCAGGAAGAATACCTTTACTTCCGCATTTGTCATTTAAAACGTCTATCAAGAACCACATACTTACAAAACAAACAATAGCTAGTAAGACTGTAAGTATTATGATAGTCATCATTCGTATATTATTTTTATACCTCTACGAATAAGTTCTCGTCTAACTTTATTTTTAATTTTTGGTTTAGCAGATAGACTGTTTAGATATTCTATTAGTTCTTCTTTAGGTGTTTGTTTTAGATAGAAATGGACCTCTTTGTTTTTACCGGTTGCTTTATCCCTTATTGAATGACTGGGCTTGAATTTTTCCGGCACTATTTAGGTCCTCCGTTATGGCCAATCATGCTGTCATCTTTTTTAATCATGCTGTCTAAAAAAGTGCCTTTTCGACCTGCTTTCTTTTCTTCCCAATCTTTAATAGCACGTTGAATACTATCTTCTGCTAGTACAGAACAGTGTATTTTGATAGGCGGCAATTCTAATGCTTCAGCAATTTCTTTATCTTTTATCTGCTTTGCTTCTTCGATTGTTTTGCCGATAAGCATTTCGACAAACATACTACTAGATGCTATTGCACTTCCGCAACCATAAGTTTTAAATTTTACATCTTCTATAACTTCAGTTTCTGGATTAAGTTTTAGATCTAGTTTCATAACATCACCACATGCAGGAGCACCTGTCATGCCTATAGCAACGTTTGGATCGTTAGGGTCAAACCGACCTACCCCATGAGCGCCTGGGTTATTTGTAACCTGCTCAAATCGGTCGATTACTTTTTGTGAATATGCCATAATGTATTGAAAATTAATTAGTGTATATTATATAACACTAATGTATTTATGTCAACCTATTCAGGTTGTGTTTCTTCTTGCTCACTTTCGTAATATTCTTTGTAAGCATCTATAATTCTATTTTGCTTTAGCATGTATGCACGTATTTGTGCATAATTCATTCTAAAGTTTTCATAGTTTTCATCGGTCAAACCTATTAGCACAGGGTCAATACCTTTTGCTTCTAGATCTGCAAAAACCTGCTCTGCATTTTCTCTGTTAATTATAATCCAGCGAACTTCTTCCAGTTGTGCAGGTTCGGGTAGAGGTAAATTTAACGGCTGTCTTGCAACTTCTGTTTTTAATACTTCAACTGGCTTGATAGTACTACATCCACTAATAAGGGACGTAGTTAGGATTAGCAAGCTCAGGACAAACAGTGTTGATCTGTGACTTCTTTGTAGCATTTAACTCCTCTTCGGTTAATTCGGCGCCACCTATTATTTCAAAGCAACGTCTTTCATTAACTTCATCTTTATTTAATATACGCTCTATACTTAATGGTCTTTCAACTGATAAAGCGCCTATATCTCTTTCTACTCCAGACGCATTCAACTGGTTAAATTTTTCATTTAAATTATTGATATTTGTCTGTAACATTCTATTTACATCTTCTAAGTCATTACGTACCTGAGTAATGGCTTCAAAGTCTCTTTGTTGTTGTTCTATTAGTGCTTGTTGTTCCTGTATTCCATCCTCAAGTTTTACAATATTCATCTTTGCTGTGTCAAGGTCGCTTTGTAACTTCTTGACATACCAGAAGCCACCGCCTGCACTAGCAAGGATAATTAAAAATATTGCAATTCTTAGACTACTAAACATTAACGTGTTTGCCTACTACTTCAATTAGATCTTGTACAGTACCAATATCAAATGTTTCCTCTTCTGGAATTTCAATATCAAGTTTTTTAGTAACTTGCACTACAACATCAACTATATCTATCTCATCTCCGTCTAGATCATCTAAAAAATGACTTGCGGGAGTGAACTCTTTTTCAGCACCGAAATGATCTTTCAGTACTTGCATAATAACATCTACATACATAATTTTATCCTAATAGTTCTCCGAGTGTAGCAGGACCAGCAATGCCGTCAGCTACTAGGCCTTTGCTTGCTTGCCACTCTTTTAATACACGTTCTGTGCCAGGTCCAAAAATACCATCAGCACTAATACCTAGTGCTTCTTGCATCATTTTTACACCTTCACCTCTGCAACCTTTGCGGAGCACTCCGATATCATCAATATCAAAGTCATCGTCTCCATTATCATCTGCAATACTTACAGGGTTGCCTAAAATTTCCATTGCAGATACATAACGTTTTTGACGATCGGCTAACCCAATGTTACCACCGTTAATTTTCTTAGTCATTTTAACAACGTCATCAGTATCAGCAATGCTGTTTAAGTTGTTTGTATCCCAGAACCAGCATGCTGATTCAACAGCACCTTTTTCTGTAGCAACATACACAGCTGCTTCTTCGGCAGACATATTAACTGATGCTCCAAACCGTGTATAATTCTCACGTCCAGTTAACTGTTTTAAACCACGACCACGGAACAACCAACCGTCGCCTTCTTTAACATTGCCCATCTTGTATTTACGGAACTCGTCCATGTATACATAGTTTGCAATTTTCTCTGGGTTTCTTGCATATTCAGCAGCATTACGCTTTGGCGGCGCACCAAAGTAGCGACCAAATACAGCATTTAATGCTTTTTCACTATAATTTAGATTTTCTTGTAAACTTTTGAAGTTTCCACTTTCATGAGCACATTGACTTAAAAAGTGTGCTACTCTTCGCTTAGTATTAATTTCATATTTAGGCATAATTGCTATCAAAGCATCATACCACTTATCCACATCTTTATTTCCTGGGATTATTTTTGCAAGGTGATCTCTAGTGAATTCAAAGTCCATATTTCTTCCTGTTAATGCTACTTACGTAGTCTTTCTACAACTAGTGTATTGTTACTATTATCTAGCGATAGTTTATTACCATATTTAGTAATGTTGTAATCGCCAAGGTATTTACTTAAAAAGATAATTTCAGCAAAATCATCTGTATTAACTCTTTCGTTTATGTTTGCGATAGTGTTTATCGTTTCTCCAAAATCAATGACTCTAAATTGGATTGGTTCTGCATACACTTTTTTAAGTGTTAGTACGTCACCTGTCATATACGATTCTTCTAAGTAACTTTTGTTAAAGAAATCTTTGTAATTATTTAGACGTGTTTCTTGGATTTTAATATCGTAAGTATTACTGTCTAATGGAATCTCTTCTGCAAGACTATCTTGCGTAAGATCTTTTGATTTAAAATTTTTGTAGTATCTAAATTTTAAACTTTCTATGTCAGACAGTTTACAAACACCGTCTGCAATTTCCATAACTTGTTCTGGAATATGTTTTGATCTTTCTACTTCTACAAAAACTTTATATGTGCCATCACTTTGTTCGCCTGGTGTAGCATCAGCATCTAAAACAAAGTCATACCCTTTTTCTAAAAAATTCATTAGATCATTAGCCGCTTCTTTTTCCTTAACACTAAATGCTAATGTTACTATGTCTTTATCTTCCCCCATTTTTGATTTGAAACTATCAATTTCAAAAATGTCGTAGACCATGTTTTTTAAATCTGATTTAAGTAAACCCATTAGGCTAATTCTCCTGCTGGTTCAGGTGTTGCTTCTACGTCGGCTTGCTGTGGCTCTTGTTGTGCTGTTGCTGGAACAGCAGGTTCAGTAACTTGCTCTTTGTAACCACCGTAAATATCTGCAAGTAAACTCTTAGGCATTTCAATGTTTACAATCCATATAGGTTTACGATCAAGTTTACCTTTTTTAGTGCCGTCACGCATGTCGCTAGGTTTCTTAATTTTACGGGGTACAATTATATCATCTTTTTGATAAGAAACTTTGCAATCATAATCTACTAAACGCTTGCCACCCATAGGATCTGGCATGTTGTTCCGATCCCACATAAACTTACAAGATACCCAATGTCTTGTTATATCAGGACCTTGTAATAATTCACCATCTTGCCAGTTATCATATACATACAGGTCTAGTTCATCTAGCACTCTTTCAAAGTCTTTTAAGATTTGAAACGCCGAATCGCTATTATATATGTTTTCAACATTTTTTATAATATCTAAAGTATCTTGCATTTGTACTCTCCGCTATACTTATTTATCGTATTTAAGATCATAACAGACAGTTTTTCTCTGCTGATCAAATGGTAAATACTTTTGTACAATATGTCATTGTACACTATTCCATAGGAGGAAACTTAATGGGAGCAAAAAGGAAACAGCGTAATAACGCAAATCCAAACTTTCAAAATGTCGTAGACATTAATTTTCACAAAAAACAATCTAAAGAAATACAAATATTACCCAGAAATAGAAACCAAGAAGCATACGTGTTAAAGTTGCTCGACCAATCAAAAGACATAGTCTTTGGCGTAGGTCCTGCAGGAACAGGCAAAACTCTTTTGGCTGTGCAAGTTGCTGTAAAACTATTTAAACAAGGCGTAATAGATAAAATAATTGTAACTAGGCCCGCTGTAAGCGCAGACGAAGATCTAGGATTCTTACCAGGTACATTAGAACAAAAAATGGCACCTTGGACAAGACCTATCTTTGACGTACTAAGAGACTATTTTAGTGCGAGAGAAATAGAAGGCATGATCGAAGAACAAATTATAGAGATTGCGCCTTTAGCATATATGCGTGGTCGAACATTTAAAAGGAGTTTTATATTAGCTGACGAAATGCAAAATACCACACAAAACCAAATGAAAATGTTACTTACTAGACTAGGCGAAGGCTCAATGATGGCCGTTACAGGCGACTTAGCACAAGCTGATAGGCTAAAGGACAACGGTTTATTAGATTTTATGAAACTGTTGCAAACAAGTAATGTATCTTATTTGGACATAGTCCAGTTCGAACAGGGAGATATAGAAAGACATAAAGCTGTAAAAGAAGTACTCCAAATATATGGAGACGAATAATGAAAGGGGCTTTATGCCCCTTTCAATTCTTCAGCTAGTGGGAAAATTTTTGCAATAACTTCTGCACAAGCATGAGCAATTTCCATATGCTCTTTTTGTGTGCCGTTAGCACCTCTTAATTCTATGTAGTGAATCCAGCTACGTAGTGTACCATTCATATACAATCGTGTTTTAGTAAGTCCTTCTGGTAATACTTTGCGAGCTACTTCTTTTGCAATACCGTTTTCAATAGCCCAATCATAAGCTCGGCCTGCTGTGAATATTACATCCTGTTGTAATTCTTCCCATTTTACCATAAGTTCAGCCATACCTTCTTGTGCCATATCAAGTTCAATAGAATTTTGTCTGTTTTTATTATCCTGCAACCGAGCTTCACTAGTAATAAAGACTTCATCGCCCATTTGTCCCGGCTCTGCATAACGTTGACTAAACTCTTGAAAGGCAAAACTACGATGACGCACAATCTGATGTGCAATATCACGAGTAGTATCTATTTCTAAACAAGCATTTACCATCTCAAGCGGTGACCAGTGTGCATGTTTAATTAAATATTTTACAAGTTTTTCACTTGTTTCTGAGTTCATTTGATTTGCAGGGTTTGAAACCCTAGCACAAAATGCTACAAGGTCTAATAAATCGTCGCTGTTCATACCTTCAGCAACAAAGTCTTCAGTTGGTTTTGTGTAACTAACTAGTCGTACGTTCATTAATTTTATCCTCTCCGTATCTTCCACGATCGCGATTCCCGTCGCTATTAAGTTCAGTTATATCTTGCTGTACTTCTTTATAATTCTTTTTACCAAAAATACTATTCCAATTATCAGTCATTTGTTTATCGGAAATGTTTTGGGGCCTACGATTACTGCCTTTACTCATGTTATGTCCTTAACCGGTATAATACCGAATTCTTCGTATTTGTTAGGATACTCATCCCATTCTTTTGCATCTGGTAATGGTTCCTTTTGATCTATTATGTTTATGTTCCAATCAGAAACACGTCTATTAATTTCATCCCACTTTTCTCTAAGTTCTGGACTAAGCTCTGATTCAGATACTATAGCATTAGCAGGACACTCAGGAACACAAACACCACAGTCTATGCATTCATCCGGATTAATTGCTAAAAAGTTTTCTGCTTCATAAAAACAATCTACTGGGCAAACAGCTACGCAATCGGTATGCTTGCATTTAATACAATTATCTGTAACTAGATAGCTCATTATTTTACCAAACTAGTTAAAATAATAAAACCAAGTACTAACCACATAGTAATACCAATTTTAACTAATTGATTAGTTTTCTTTTTACCTGCAATTAATCCTAAAGTTTTTAGATCTTTTTTTACACTCATAATCTTGCTAGTCTAATTAGCGTTGCCGCTAAGTTAATTTCTGGATCAACGACCAATGTATGATCTACTAACCCCTGCTTAATAATTAGCACAGCTTGGTCTTGTTGCTCCTCAGATCCGAACAACTCAATGTTATCGTACAACCAACGATAAATTTCTTCCATCTCTTCTGGACGTACAGCACCACAAAGCATTTTACGTGCTTCTTGAATTTTGCCTGCTTTAAACAGTTCGACCATGTCTAGTTTCCAATCAGCTTCGCCCGTGTCACCTTCATTAGGCTTTAGCAAACTGTTGTCTTGCACATTCATTTGTACTGTGTTAATACACTTACGCAAGTCTGGATATGTTGCTTTTACATAGGTATCGAGCGTATCCAAATCAGGAGTAACACCTTCGGTAATAAGGATTTCAGCAACTCTAGCTGTGAACTCAGTTTGGTCAATTTTAGCAATGTGGAAACCTTGACACCTACTATGCAAAGCGGGTATAATACGATTTGGATAGTTACAAGTAAGAATGAAACGAGAAGTAGTATGATACTCTTCCATAACACCACGCAACGCCGCTTGAGCGTTGGGAGATAAGTAGTCAGCCTCATCAAGTAGCACCACCTTAAAGTCCCCAAATGGGATCATCTGTACAAAGTTTACAATTTTATCACGAACATCATCTACTGAGTTTGTTCGCGATGCGTTAATTTCTAGTATGTCTAGATCATTTACATCAAGTTCGTTAAAAAGTAATTTAGCAAGAGTAGTTTTACCAATCCCAGCATTGCCACTAAAAAGCAAGTGCGGAATAGTTTTATCTTTGATCCACTGTTGTACTTGCTTCTTTTGTGCGTCATCTCTAAATACATAACCATCTACATTTTTTGGACGATATTTTTCTACCCAAAGTTCTTTCATCGTTTAAGTCCTAATTCTTTATATGCTAATTGCACACCTCTAGATTGAAAATAAGCATCAGCAAGTGCATTGTGTAAATCACTTTGTCCTAGTAGTTTTCTAGGATCTGTTTCACAACAACCAAACAGTGTTCTGCTATCTTTAATCTGCCAAAAATTCCAAGGTATAGGTTTTCCAATATTCCTATACATATCTTCAATAATAGTTATGTCAAACCCATAACCATGGCCCCAAATTGTGTCTACACCTACTGACCATTTGCTAAGTTGCTTCAGTGCTTCTTCAACAGTAATACAGTTTTCTTGATCAAACGCTTCTTCCATTACTTTAGGATCTTGTTTGCTCCACCATTCAATCGTACTGTCAGATACAGTTCTGCCAAGTTTATCTTGATCGTCTACACAAATTTTAAAGTACATTTCGCTGTGTGGTTCTGCATCACTGGTAGGATCAAACTTCACGGCACCTAGACTTAAAACTGTGCAACTTGGTCTAGTGTCAAGGGTTTCTAAGTCGATCATGCCATGAATCATTAGTTCATTCTCCTATTTTCTTGTCCGATACCTGAAATAATAAGCATGATATAAAGTAGAGGCCATGCCCAGCCTGTGATATACCCAGTAATATGCAATACCATAAGACTTACGCCTGTAAGTCCAGTAGTGCCAATACCTGAGCTTTGATTAGGAATCCGCATTAGTTCTCCTTGTAAACTTTTATTGTGTTAGTATACAATATAAATGCGGAGTTGTCAAGTGATTTTTTAGATAAATTTAGTAAGTTCTGGCGACTTCCAGCCTTCTGGCTTTAGTACCTTACCATCTTCTCGTTTGATAACTTTGCCTGTCTCTGGATTAATCTTAGCAAAGTTTGTATCCATTACTTCTTTCCAAGCATCTTGCCCTTTAAAGCCTCCTGCTCGAACGGCGCCTAATGTAACAACAAGAATGTCAATTAATGCATCTAATTGTTCAACTCTATCATTTTCTGCAATAGCTTCTTCTAGTTCGCCTACTTCTTCTCGAATTAAATCAAGATACATTTTGTAGTTTGCTTCGCTCGGTTCTTGATCGCAAGCCGTTGCGAATTTATTAATGTCTTCAAATACGTCTGTCATGTTATGCCTTATTGGTTTATAAATGATCCAGGATCGATTGTTGCAGGACCGTCTGAGTATTCTGCACCGATCTGTACACTTTCTGGTTTTTCATCTGAGTAAGCAAGTACAGCGGTTTCTTCAATCATACGAATTTCTCGTTCGCCATCGTCGGTTTCTATTTTCATACCACGTGTCCACCGACCGTGTTCGATTAAAATCCAGTCTCCTACCGAATACTCATCTTTGTTGTCAGGGCCTTTAGAATAAACACGAGCCCAGCGAGGATATATTCCTCTAGTTTTACCATCGTCGTTGCCGAGGATAATGCCACCTTTAGTAACCTGTTCGCCAAAATGCATATCAGTTACTAGTACTCTTTTCCCAATAGCTCTTGGGTTGCCTTTTATTGCATTTATATTTTTAACCATTAGTCACCTTTTTGCACAAAATTGCCGTCTTCGTCTTCTACCCAACCATCGTCCATTTCTTCAAACTCTTTAAGTTCTGCTTCAGATGGTGTAGCTTCAGCCTCTTTTTGCTGAGCTCTTGTAGTAGTTTTAGATTTGACAGTTTTTTGAACAACAGGTTCTTCTTTTACAACATCAGATACAGTAACCGCAGGTTCTTCTGATACAGGCATAGATCCCTTATAGTAATCTTTAATTACTTGTTCACGCTTACGAACAATTTTACCACCTGGGCCAAGCTCATCACCTCGTGCATTTACACGAGCATTGCCTACCGCAGGAGTTAATTCATTCTTCTTACGCAACAAATCCATATCAATCTGTTTGCCTTGCATTGTTGTATAGGTCTTTTGACCTTTTTGTCTCATTGCCATAATGCTTCTCCTATTATGTACGTATTTATCTTAAGAACTCTCGCCAATCCAAGTCATATTGGATTGAATTTATCTTATGAACACCTATTAAGTATAACACATAACTTGCTACACTTGACCCACGTCCTACACCCCATACAATGTTATTCTCACGCATAAAGTCTACTAGATATACCATATAGCGTAGTAGGTCATACATACCACGCTCTTTATACGCTTCTAGTTCTTGTTCTACCCGCATCCATTCTGTAGAGTTATATACAAAATCAACTCCGGCGTGTTGTTTTTCTTCCATTACTTTTGCAAATAACCATTCTTCAATCGCAAGCGATTTATATTCTTCTGGCATAAACCATTCGCCCTGACATACACCGTCAAATGTTTTTTGATCTACATCTAGTGGAATATACTTTTGCAATGGATTCATACCTTGTTCTTCCATTGCTGTATTAAACTTGTCTATGTCATCGCTAGGATCGCATAAAACCACATGAACTTTATCCGCATCTCCATTATAGATCATATCTATAAGATCGCGATTAGAGAATCTTGGTATTCCTAGAGAATCTGTTTTCATAAGCATATATGTATTTTAACTGATATTAATCAGATTGTCAAGTCCATTTTCGCTGTCATCATTTGCTTTTTTCATTGCTTGTGCTCTACGTACAGAAAGTTCTTCTGCATACATATTCATAATGACTTGAATCTGTTCTTGAACAGAGGGGTTTCTTGTTAGCCAGTATTTTCTTCTAAGATCTAGTAACTTTTCTTCAACTTCAGTATCTGACAATAGAGAAAAGTCGTCAACTAAAGGATTAAACATTTACTCAAACTGTCCTAGTACTTTTGCAAAAATAGTGTTACCACCATCGTTAGTCCAAAATTCTAAGATAGTTTGATTTGTATCGCTGTCTACATCTATACTAACACTAGTTGCTGTGGTAGAAGACCAAGAGTCAGTAGTTAATTTTTTCATAGTGTAACTTCCTTCACTACGGAACGTTACTACTCTAGAAACACCAGGTAAATCTGCAACAAGTTCTATAAGCATTCTTGCATAACCACTAGCAGGCCAGTCTGCTAAAGTAAGGTCATCGCCACTATCTACATATGCTTGAGTTAGTATTCCTGATTGATAAACCCCGTTAAGATAACTTATATTTGTTGCGTTGTTAATTGCACCTGCTTCAAACACGCCATCGGCACAATTTTTAAATAATGCTTGTGTTACTTCGTTACCGCCAAAGTTGTTGTCTAGTTCTTCTTGGCTGTCTAACTTATTTTTTAAAACAGCATTTGCTTGAAGTTCTGTAATTTCTGCTCTTGCCGCTGTAAAGTTTTGTTTAATAATATTGAAATTATCTCTAAAACCTTGACTATCGTTATCTACGCCTGCGACAGGAAACGTATCATCAATTGTTGTATCTACTATATTACTGGCCATTTTGTTCTCCTGGTATATTATTTATCTAGCATTAAACATTAAAAACATAATTTGGAAAGACAATATATCTTTCTTCTTGAACTCCTGTTGCACTATCTACAACATATCTGTCAACATCGAAGTTAATTGTTTTAAAATCAAATACTCCGTTATTTAATGCATTTTTTACATTTGTCAGCACCTTTTTCGATTCTCCAGGTTTAACATATGCTAATGGAATTGCTGTAACATAGTCTAGCTCTTGTATACTTCCATCTTGACCTGTACGCATCCATAAAGGTAAGTATTGTCGTTGACTTTTTCCTATTGCTTCTAATTGTTCACGCATGTTTGTTGTGTTACTAATGTACATATTAACTTCGTTAGCATCATTTATAGTAACAGCATCACTATCTGCTTTAATAACGTTTTCTCCACGTTGTCTTAATCTTTGTCTAATAGGTTCAGCATCACTTAGGTCTACATCTACATGTACTTCTGTACCATCACGTAAGAATACATCAATATCGTCATTGTCAACATTTTGAATTAAGTCACCTTCTCTAGTGCCGACAGTCATGCCTGCACCTTGATCTAGTATTATTTCACTATCTCTAAAACGTCCGTCAATTTGTACAATATCAAAACCTGTGTCTTGTGCTGTTTCATCGTCTAATACTTCAAAAGACACAGCATCTGCGGTAATTGCTGGTTGGGGATGACCTATAAAGTTATTTGCAACTTTTCCTTTTTTACTATCTCTCGGATCCACTATTTCTAAGTAAACTACTTCGTAAACAATATCATTAGATCCTGGTTCTTTTGCAATAGCCGTTTTAATATCACCTATATGATACTGACGTCTTTTATGATTCTTTGCTGTTGCTGCTACGTATTCGTCGATATTTTTAGTTTCAATTCCAGCATAGGCAAGCATACTAATTTTTGTTTGTATTCCAAAGTTAGGATCACTTGGTCTATAAATGCTATTTGTTGGGAATATATCAGGATCACTTACAAAACGTTTATATTCTTTACGTACATTAGGGTCTAACATTGGCCTAATATACAAGTTACTATAAAGCGTATTGTCTTGATCGATTATGTCTATTATAAATTCACGTTCAACAGCACTGTATCCAAATCTATCTTCTGCTCTAATTGTAAACTTATATTGTCTGTCTATTGATGTAGTACCACCGTCTAAACTAAAGTCAGCATTGTCAAATGTTGTTAATCCTAAATTTTCTAGTGTACCAAACTGTGTTACTTTACCTATTATTTCGCCTGTATACGCTAATCTAAGCCCGTTTGGCAAACGGCCTTTTATAATACTATAAATTAGTCTAGTATCAGGTACATTTGTTTGTGCGGTGACACGTTTGGTGCTAAAGAAATTGGCTGTAATACTTCCAAGGTTAGCAGGAGTAATCCATGTAATTTCACTATCAACTTCTCCTAATATTCTTATAGTAAATGTTTTAGGAGTCGAAGGATTATTTACGTCTTCATTTGCATAGGTAAGCAATTCTTTTTCAAAAAAGCCGTCTGCAAATAATGCAATACTAACTGTCTGTCCTGTTACATAATCTCTACCAATTTCAAGTGGTCTGTCAAAGTATACTAAATCTTTATCTTTATCTAAAAGGGTACGTTTAATATCGGCACCTGGGAATATAGTTGTAATCCTAGAAGATTTTGTTAGAGCATTATCAGGCGCCCAAAAAGTAACGCTTCCTGTAGTTGCGCCGGCTTCTACATATACAGGTAATTCATTGCCTTCAAATACTCTTATAATAGTTTCAGTAAATGTTTCTGTTTCACCAATTGGTAATTCAGATGCTCCTGCAGCCTCAAGATTAATTGTTATACTATTAGTTGGACTTGTAATCTGCCATTTTCTATAACCATATATATTTTGTATTGTATAACTTTCTGTAATTGTATCTCTAATATAATTTATTTTTTTATCTTTAAATTGTTGTCTTTCAAATAAATTTAATTTTTCTACAAATATGGATTGTGCTTGAGATACTGAATCTTCGGCAAGTGTAAAACTTATGAATGGACGTAGTCCTTCTGTTAATGTAATAATATCAAAGTCTTCGTCTGAACCATCTACTGATTCAACTTTGTAACTACGACCATTTAGTAATAGTGTTTGGTCTTTTAAATCGTTTAGATCATCAATGCCGTCATTTAGTGTAATGCCGTCTTGAACATTTAACGGAAGTTTAAATACCTTAAATGATCGTTCTCCTGCAAGAGTATCTTCATAAAATGTACCTGTTACTACAGCATAATCTAAGTCATTTGTATATCTTGTTGCTCTGATAGTAAACTTATAATCTTTAAAACTCTGAGGTTGGTATGGTATTGTTCCTGTAAGCTCACCGGCAAATACATCTAGTTTTAGTCCCGGCGGCAACACACTTTCTGAGTTATCATTGTTTAATTCGTCAACACTGTATAAAACATTTCCGTCTAAGGTATCTGAATCATACACATCTAGATATATTGTAGCATTATTGTTAGATTTTTTATATCCTAAATCAGCAGGTGTTAACCATTTAGGTTGTCGAATATGTGTGTTATCTGCTTTAAATACACCATTAGATACTTTCATAATAGTGTTATCTGCTCTTAGATAATCATCGCCTACAACATAAATCTTAAATTTTCTTTTTGGTGGGTTTTCAGTTACACCGTCATTGATAGTAACTTTAAACTCATAAAATCTATTTAATTTCTTTGGAACTTGCGGATTTGATTGTGTATCGTATCTTACGTTGTCATAATAGAAACTATCAAAGCCTCTATCTGGTTTAATACTAAAATCATTTGGATATGCATCATAAGGTGCTGTATCAAAGCCGCCCTTTTCAGATTGTTTATCAAGTGCAAGTAAAGGTTCTACAACTCCTTGAATTCTACCTGTTGATGTTAAAGACAAGCCAGGCGGTAGGGTGCCCTCCCCCGGTACTATATAGTATTCTAATATTTGCCCTGCGGCTGTGTCTGCATCTAATGCTAAAAATTGGTAATCTATTATTTGGTTATCTAATACAAATAGGTTTTCATTTGCTCCTATTGGTAGTAGTCCCGGTTGTGTAATCCAAAAAGGTTCGTCTGGTCCTGTTACGTCTATAGTAAATGTTCTATCTTCAACAACTGTGCCTAGAGTTGCTCTAAGTACAAATTTAAATGTTTTAGTAATTTCGACTTCAAAAGGTGTACCAACAATTTCTACACCTTCTAATCTGCATCCAGATGGAAGTTTTCCAGCAATTAAAGTAATATTCGCTTGGTTATCTACAGGTAAAATAAAATCACCTGTTTCTAATTTTACTCTTTCTACAAGTGTTCTTAGTTTGTAGTTATTTGGTTGTGTCCAGATACTTGCCATATAAAATTCCTTACATAGCTATTTATCGGAATTTACAATGTTGGTAATAGTCCGTTATCCGTGTTTAATAGATTAGGACTTGTAAGCGTACCGTAATCAGCATCTACAAGATCTTTTAAAAAGTCTACAAAATTGTCAGTGTTACTTTCAAAATCACCAAAGTCTAAATTAATGAATAAGTCATTTAGTGTTCTTATGTCAACATCGTATACATTACTTTGTACGTTTGTACCTGTAAGTGTTCCTACATTTAAAATAGCAAAGCCGTTTGCGTTTAGGTTAGCATTTAGGGTTGGATTTGTGTCAGTTTCTAGTGATGCATTTCCGCTAATGGTTACAGAGTTGTTTGATTCGTTTGCCTGCGTAGTTATGCCACTACCGCCCTGTATACGCAAAGTGCCTCTCGCAGGAACAGTTATAGTTCCTGTATCTGCAACTATAGGTCTAGCAGCCAGTGTTGGATCTACTGATAATGTTATATCATTAGGATTTGCTGTAACAGTAATGTCGTTTGATCCTACAATGGATTTAAATTCTAAATTATAACCAGTGCGTTGTTTGAAAACACCGGCACCTGAGCCTAGGTTTTCGCCTTCTGTTTTATCATCAATACGTAGGTCTAAATCCTCAAGACTTCGATTAATTTTGATAAAGGCTTCTCTAAGGTCATCGCCTGTACCATCGTTTGCAATTCTACCTATGTTTACTAATTCTACTGCCATTGTTGGTTTCCTATCATATATTGTATTTATCAAACCTGATAAATACTGTAACAAGGAGTTTTACATGGCAAGACCATCTTTTAGAAATATAGGACTACGCAGAGATTTAAACCTTTCTGACTTATCTAACAAAGATCAAGCACTAAACAATGTGCTAAACAACCTTGTTGTAGGTAGTGATAATAAGGTTTTTACAGGCGGCGATCTAGATGCTATTAAAGGAATAAGCAATAGCACAGTAACTAATAGAGATATCGGCCTAATGGCAGGACTTGCTGTAAAAAATACTGTATTAAACGAAGATAACGAACTAGAAGATGTAATAGCATCTCCAGTTATTACAGTAAAAAATCAATTAGACACTATTATCGCAACTACTAATGATCCACCATTCTTTAATGGAGGAGACGGTTTAATTGCTAGATTTTATGAAACTGATCAGATTAGCCAAAATTTAACAAAAAATAGTACAGGTGCTACTATTGTTACAGGAGATCCTACGGTTACTAAGCCTTATTGGAATAATGGTGTTTTTGAATTCAGTAACAAATTAGACGATACACTCGGTGGTGCAAACGGACTAATACAATGGAGCGGATATTATGTTCCGGATGCAAGTGGACCTAGCACATTTAGTTTTTCAACAACAGGTTTAGTTATGTTTGAAGTTGCAGATGAATTTGGAGATTTACAAGTAGTTCAAAATACATTTGCAGAAGATAGACCAATTGAACATTTAAGTGCAATGACAAGCCAAACAGATGTTACAGTAGATCCTATTGATGCAAGAACTGTAGTTATTGGCGACCAAATAATTGCGGCTGTAGATGATCAAGGTACTCCTATACTCGCAGCTGAAATTAGTAATGGTTTATTTGTAGATGGCGTAGGTAATAGCACAATAACACTTAACCAATCTGTTACAGCACCTGCTGGTTCTACATTTACGTATAGCATACAAAATAAAATCGGAAGTGAAAGTTTTAGTTTTATACATACAGAAGCAAATCTTGAAAAATATGTTCCTGTCCAAATCAGATTAACATATTGGTATGCTTCGGAAAGTGCAAATTATTTTAACAAATTTATTGATTGCAATTTATCTACAAATATTAAAGATAGTGGAGATTGGCCTTACTGGTATCTCTATCAAGACGTACCAGTAGACTTTGAAGAAGACAGTTTTAAAGGATTTTACGATAAAAGATTACTTGTAGGCGGAGGTACTATTGGACCTGAAGATGTAAACTTTAGTACGCAATACGCAAAATGGTTAAGTATTTCACCATTGACTGTTACATATGCGCCACCATTAAGATATGCTGACGCACTTAAAGCAGAGTATACCTACACGTTAACGCAAGATAGTAACGTTTTAGCAACAACTTCGACAAGCCCATATACTGATAATATAGAGATAGGCAATAAGATAATCACTCCTGCTCTTACAAAAGGCACTAGCGTTAGTGATATTTCAAGAAATAATATTGTAATTGCTAATGCAACAGCATCGGCGGATGCTACAGTTCCTGTAAGATTTATGGATCATAGAGGATTTTTAGATGTACAAGCAGGAACGTCGAATAATTTTAATGTTACTATTACTACCACTGAAGGGTTAAAAGTAGGAACGGTAGTAGTTGCGGCAAGTAATCCTGCAGGCACAGATTATATAAGAGTTACTAGCATAGTTAGTATTCGTGAATTTACTACAAACATTGCTATGAATTTAAACGGATTAGAAGAAGTATTTTTCTATGCAGATAAAGGTCTTCTTAACAATAGTTTAGATAATTTTTGTGTAGGAACATTAGGACGAGAACTTACACAAACCGCAACAGTTGGTTCTAATCAACTAGTTTTAAATGATGTAAATGGATTTGGCCTAAACAATGTTATACAAAGTAGTCCTTACCTACCTGCTGTAGATGAAAATGATCCTACGACTTTAACTAGAATTACAGCCATAGATACTAACACAAATACAATAACGATTAATAAAACAGTTCAAGCACCGGACGATATGGTTGCTGGTACTACTGTAGTTATTTGTCCTACTGACACAACACAAAATAAAGAAGCATGTGTTATTCCTTTAAACACAGCGCCACCTTTTGTAGGAACATTAAACGGACTTAGAACTACAGATGGTCTAGGTGCTACAGTTGGACTACAAATGATTAATGGTAACAGTGTGTTAAAGGTAAGAGATCTTGTTGCTGAAAACTGTAATGTTACACAATTAGGAATAGGGGTAACAAATAATTTTGATAGAACTGTTCCTATTACGTTTAATGGTACAGTTTACAAAGTATTAGCATCAACTAGTTAAACACAAATAGTAGTCAATACCATCAATCTTTACTTTTGCTTTATGTGTAAAAGTTGTATTGTTTACAGTTCCACTTTCTGTTATAGGTGTAACACCGTCAACTAATATACCATTGTTTAATTTAAGATCACCGGTTTGTGCAGAAACGGCGTTAGTTGTTAACTTAGTATTAACACCAGTGCCTGTAACTTCCCAAGGATTAGACGTATCACTAAATGCTCTAATACGCTGTATATTTGTAACAGGGCTTGATGGATTTGTTATGTAAAGGCCTGGACTAGATGTTATTACGCCTTCTGTAACAATCATATCTGAAGGATCTTCGATACTAAATGTACCCTCCATTTTAAAATCATCATCTGTGGCTACATCTCTATCTTCAACAAATTTTTTGTTTGCTTGATACTTTGCAATGTCAAGGTATTGATAAATTTCTAGAAATTGATTTGCATACGTGTCTTCAGGTTCAATACCACCCGCTCCTTCCGGATTTTCGCTACCTGTTGAAAGACCACTACTAAATCCTGCTGTGTCTTCAACAGCACCTAAGTATGTTAAGTTTGATAATACAACGGCGTCTGATCTAACAACTTTAAACCCAGCACTAGGTGGTGCAAAAGTATATTGTTCTTCTAACTCAACATCAGTTGCAAACCCAAAAGTTTTTTCACCATCACTATCTGCTGCGTAGAGATCGTCTTTTAATACATTATCGTTTACATCTAGAATTTTTATAGGGTCACCATTTGTAAAAACAGCACTCCTAGCCGCATTTTTTGCAGGAGTGTCGTTTACTAGTGTAACTAATCCTGTAATAAAATTGTATTCTAATGCGTCTATTTCTAAAACACTAACGTTTTGGTTATTGTTAATAAACAAACTTATATCGTCTGCAATAGGTGCTTCAGCAAGGTTATTAAGTAACTGTCTGTCCTGTGTGTTTTCTAATAAGTTAGCGGATTGTAAAAATCCTTGTATACTACTTCCTGCCATTTTATAACCTCATATTCCACCCTTTAGATCTAAGGTACTCAATTTGTTCTACAGCGTCACCTGTTGGTGTTGAGGTATTAGCAAGGTTAATGCTTATACCACTACGAGGATTCGCTTCATAGTTAGCAACTAGATCTGCAACAATATTATTTACCGCTCCAGTTGGTAAGTTAGGATTGTTACTTATATCAAATCTATATAAAGATCTGCAACTTACTAATGCACCTGCTACATAATCTGTAAAGTTGTTGTTGTTTAGATAGAAGTCGTAACATAATGTAAGATTATTCATATCTGGAACAGCGCCAGTTATTTGATTGTAACTGATAAACAAACGTCTAAGATTAGGTGTTTCAAGTCCGTTAAATGATGTTAATTGATTGCTGTGTACATAGTAGTATTGTAATGCATTGCTTTGTATAACCGGAATAGCACCACTAAAACTATTTCCATATAAGTGACAATAGTATAATAGTGGATTATTAAAGAAATTAGGCAAAGGACCTGTAAAGTTATTTTGTAACATTACGATATAACGTAGGTTCTGCATTGTATTTAAACTAGGAAATGCTCCGCTTACACCTGCATTAAACGATCTAAATACGATACCTATCATGCCTGTTGGTTTTTCAAAACAATCAGGGTGCATAGGAGCATTTAACAAACTACTACTTGCTACATGGAAGTAACGCATTGCACTTGCACAGTCGTCAAACACATCGTCATACAAAACGTAGTCTTGTTCTGTGTCAGATCGCCCGCCTCTTAGTCTTGTATACTGAGCTTGTACATAGTAAAGTCTACTGTTACCTGCAAATTTAGGTATAGGTCCGTAATAGCCGCTTGAGTATGCATATATTAATCTTAAGTTACCACAGTTAGCAAACTTATAACTTCCGCTCGTTGTAGTAAACAAATTAGAATCTGGTGCTATTCCACTACCACTATTATAGTGAGCATAAAATAAATCCATTGAATTTTTATTGGCTAAGTTAGGAACGTTTATACCCGGGTTACCACCTATGTTTACATAGTTGATTACAGGACTTAATATTTGGAAGTTATTATCGTATATACTATTGCTATATAAATTAATCTGTCTAAGGTCAGGCAAGTCTTTTACACTTTGCGGAACAGTATTAAAACTGTTTCTGTACATGTAATAGTTTTGAACTGTATTTGCTACTTCGGGAGTTGAACCAGTTGGATCGTCTGCATCTTGATCAAAATAATTAAATGCACCACCTCTGCTGTGTCCGTTTAGATTTAATGTAAGCAAATTTGTTAGTGTTGTTAAGTCTGCTGTAATACTTCCGTTAAAAGTATTACCAAATCTAATCTCTCTAACAGTGTTTGGTATACGTGCTAATACATCATTATTAAATTTACGTAAATTAGGTTCGTCACCTAGTGTGAAATTATTTTCACGCACATCTAATAATCTGCAATCGGGCACAAAAGTATTAAAATCTGGAAACGTTTTTATAACATTTCCATTTAGATATAAATTTTGACAATTTTCTAGTTGTGCAGCAGGTAATTCACTTATTCCTACTCCTGATAAAGGTAGTGTTAAAATATTATTTGGGTTATGATAAATTTCTATGTTTTTAGATGCCGCCCCTGTATCTCTGTATCTTAAGAAACTTCTAGTAGTATTAGAGCCTCCAACATTTTCATACTCCTTTGTTAGGTAGTCAAACTGATTATTAACTATTCTCCAACTAACCGCGCCTGCTGTAACAAGTCTCAAGTCACTATCTAAATTACGGAAAAATCCTTCAAATATTAAAGGTATTCCTTTCATAGCATACAGATAAACTGTCTGGCCATTTATAGTTGCTTGTATTTTATGAGTAGGTACTTCGGAACTTCTAAATCTAACAAGGTCTGCTGGTTTAAGTATTTCTAATGTTTGTGTTTCAACAGCACCATCAACTTCTATTTGACTACCATAAAAAATTGGACTAGTATCTGTTGCAGGGCTGTCTGTACTACTCCAACTACTTACACGGCTTGTGCTTATATCAGCAAACTTTAAAGTAGAATTATCATCGTCTACGTATTGATACTTAATTGCACCTGCACCTAATACACCATTTACAGTTAGATTTCCTTTTAGTGATTCAGAGGTGCCTGCTGTTTCATCAATGATTGCACTATATTGTAAAGTATCTTGATAAAGTTTTACTAGATATGTTTGGACAGGAACATTAAGCCCACTTAGAGCTTTTACATCATCTGCTGTAATACCTAAATCGCCAGCTGCTCCTCGTATAACATCAAGGTCGTTAATATCGATGCCAATGTTAGCTAAAGCCGCTAAAGGATCTGCAACATCTGCAAGACTTCTGTTTACGTTTAGACCGAATTTTATTTCCGCCATTTAATCTTCCTTCGTTGTAATACTTGCGCTAACTAAGTTAACATCATTGTTTATAAGACTTCTTGCCGTAACAAATGTTGCTGTTGTATTTAATATTCCCGGAGATATTACAGTCCTATCTGGACCATAAACGCTTCCTAAGTCAACAGTATTATTCCTGTTTGGTGAAACATACAATGTGTCTTTAAGTTTACCAGGTCTTAAAGGTTGTGAATTTTGAACATCAACACTAGTACTTGCTAGTCTTTCTTTTGGAAGATAGTTTGCAGCAGGAACACCTGCACTTGATCCTCCTGAGAATACAACATCAACACCTGAATCGGTTATCCATTCAGGACAAAATGCTCTAGTAGTTCCGTTAATGTTTTCAGTAATAGTAATATTATTCATTCTAGCATTGTCACGCATGAATACTACCAAGTACAAAGGTTTTGGCTGGAAACTAAAAATTTGCACTTTGTTAACTGATTTTTCTGGGTTACCTGTTATCAGTCTATCAGTAAGTCTTATAGGACTTAGTTGCAATGTAAATGCTCCGTTGTTTGGAGCACCGTCTATATCTATATAATATTTTTCAACATCTTCGTTATCAATATAACTCTTTAATTCTGATGTAAATCTAATTCCGCTTGCTACGCCTGATTCTCCAAACTCACCACCTACTAGCGAAAAGCCGTTTATTATTTCACTCGGCTCTTGATCAAATATTATTATGTCTGAAGGAAGTCCTGATACTGGATCAGCACTTGCATATGTAACACTAAATTCTAATCTATCTTCTATCTTTACATCTATACCGCTACATATTCCGCTATCTGTACCTTCTGGTCTTGGTAATCTATAATCAATATCAAACCTAATGCCTAAGGGTGCATCGCCTTCTCTTTCTTCAAAACCGTCTCTATCTCTATAGAGTGAACTATGTGTGAACTCTGCATGCAATATGTTTGCTAGGTCTGGCTCTATTTCTGTTATACCATCCTTTGCTAAAAACTTAACTTCATTAACTGGATTACCTAATGCATTTGTTCTAGTAGAAATTATAGGTTTGTTTTCTGTCACTCCAATTAAGAATTCACAAAACTGTGTGCCTTCTGTAGTTACAGGGTTTAAATAATTACATTCAAATCCGTCACCTGTAATTGGATATGTTGAACCAGCAATATGATCATAGTAACTTGTAAATCTAACAGCGTCAACTGGTACACTTGCTAAATCAGTAACTACACCATTTAGTAAAACTTGCGGATCGATAGTTCCTGTAGAACTTTTCTCGTACAGAGCGTCAAATCCAATTCGTTCAATATTTGCTGTTGATTCACTTGTAATAGCCGCATAACAACTGTTAATACCAGGAACAATTAATTTACTGTCGTCGTCACGTGTTCTAAAAATAGGATTGCCGTCTGCTGTTCCGCCACTTGCATATGCTGTAAATCCAGACGTGTCAACAGCATTTGAATAGTCAGCATCTGAATATAATGCAAACTGTGTCGCAGATAAAACATCTATGTAATACTCTTGAAAATTAACTTCTGTCATACCAACTACATTTTCTAATGTAACTTTTTGTCCAATAAAGAATCCATGATCTGTATCTGTAGTAACAATTCCTGGATTTGCTTGGCTTATATTTGCAATGTTTACAGTTGGTTGTGGATTAATTGTTATTTCACTACCTGCACCATTAATATTAACACTTCTAACTATACCATTCTGTGTAGCATGTAAACTAGGTGCATAGTGATGCCCAAATGCTGGGCACCCGTTAATTTCAACCAATTGCACTTCCGATAGTTGATCACAATCTATTTTCAAATCCACTGGAAAAACATTTTTCTTATTAGGCTTTTCTACACCGTCACTATTTTTAATTGTACGCTTTGGATAAATCCCCGCAATAGATGTTTGTCTTGCATTATTTACAGTTTTGTCATCACTAGTATAACTGTAATATTTTCCTGCACTATTATCGCCACCGTCTATATAGCACGAAGCACCATATTTGTAAAGGTACTGTGGTTCTCTAATGTTACTTGTGTTTCTAATATCTTGTAGATATCTAAATTTAAAATATGGGTCTTGTAAACAAGGCTCGCCTAATTGGTTTTCAATTGTTAGTGTATGCATAAGCACCCAACGTGCATCACCTGTGTCTGTTGGAATATAAGCATAGAACTTAGCACCAATAGCACCATACCAACCAAACTCAATTTTGTACATAGTAACTTTGGTTGGGTCGAGTAAGTAACCTGATCGACCATTACCATCTAACGCATCGCCGTTGAAAAAATCTCTAGTAATTACTAGTTCATAAAATTCATCTTCTACGAAAGGTTCTCTACTAGAAACTACTTGTTGATTGTTTTCATTCATGCCCATTCTTTGTAGAACTTCATTTGGCAATCTAACTGTACTACGTCTTACGATATTAAACTGTGGACCTCTAATCTGAAATACATATTCATCTGTAGGATTTCCGATACCCCACTCAATGATGTTGTCTATACTTGCTTCGTCTCGGCTTGCTCTAAAACCAAAAGTGTATCCTGATATACGTCCAGGCTGATATCTATATGCTTTTTTACTTTGTAGTAAGCCAAAGTATTGTATATTATCTGTTTGTCCTGGTCTAGTATTTGTAGCATCATATCCTACAGGAAATTTAATTGGGGTATTAGTATTAGGATCAATAAGCAATCCATCTCGCATGTTCATCCATGCTTGACACCAATTTTCAATTAAATCATAGCCTAATTGTTCATCATCAGGATATTCTACATCGCCATCTTGTACAAAGCATATAGCAGGATTTAAAAAGTTTTCTTCTGCAAATTGTTCATTGGTACCAATATATAAATTATACATATCGTTACCAAGATTAATAAATTGTAAGTATCTATTAAATACAGCCTCGTTGTATCCGCCATTAATGTAATTTGGGCCTGGTGGAAAAGTAAATGCTACTGGAAAACTTTCTACAACTAATGCTTGCTCGTTTGTTTCTTCAACTAGTCTTGTATAAAAATGATCACCATAAACTCTATTACGTCTACGATACCATCCATCAGGACGACCAAATACTCCATTATACTGAAAAAATTCCCATTCTTCAGGATTAAGACCGTATGTACTAACATCAGAAAACAAACTTAATTGTACTTCAGCTCTAGGTATGCCTAGTAGTGTCGTACTAACTTGCGAAGTTTCGGCAAATTGTTCTTCTATAGAAAGTTGTGTATTATCTACTACAGCATTATTAATAACTACACTTGTACTGTTTTCTGCTTTAGATAGAGCTTCTACTGGACCTTCATCTTCGGTAACAATTATTTGCCCGTTTGAATCTCGTAGTGGTACCCCTTTTACAATATCATAAAGAGGTACAAATGACTTTGAAGTAGGTATAGGTATTCTGTCGAATCCTATTTTTATCTGAGGCATTTATTATTGTTCCTCCCATGTCAAGCTGGCACTTAATGAAACCTGTGGACTAGTAGAATTAGTGTTGTTACTGAATGTTGCTAAGAACAATGTTTCTAACTGGTCAGTCAATGGATAACTTATGTATTCCTTGTTGTAGTCAAAATATGTTGCTAGGTCAAATTCTTCAGCACCTGGTGCAATGTAATAACTTGCTAATTCAGTACCTGATCCAGGTATTGGAGTCTGCGCTCTTAGAGCAACTTCTACTGAGCTTAAACGTTCCTTTTCAAAAGTAGTTTCGCTTGAAGTCAAACTATTACCTTGTGGATCAAATACTCCTTCTTTCAAGAATGTTGCACCTGATGCAACTTCTAATGTTCCATTATATATCTCTGTTGGATAGAAGTAGTAGTTGTCATTGCTTTTTTCTAATCTTCCTAATACACTAATCAAAGTTTCACTACCATTTAAACTTGCACGGAAGTAACCATATAAGAAGTCTCCATTTTGTGATAGATAGTCTGTATCAGTAGTTGATAGTAAGTACGAGCTGTTTAAGTCTACAGATGCATTTAACGCAAAACTTCCAGTGGTTCCTATTGCTGTTTGGAACTTAGGTGTTTTGAGCAATGTCATTTTAGCATTTACAGTTCCGTCTGCTCCTGCACTTAATCTTGTTGGATATACCTGTACTCTGTTTCTAACAGCGTCACCGTTACCTGATGTAATGTCGTCTTTGGTTTTTAAACCATATAGTAATGCTGGTCTATCAACGATTACATTTAATGTCGAAACAGCACTTACTGGTTTATTCAAATATAAGTCATTACCATCAACCCAAATTACTTTTACGTTTTGGTCTTGTGAGTTACCTGTTATTACTCTTGCATTCATATAGAATGTATTAATTGCGGGTGCAGAGTTTCCTGTAGCATCAGGATCAAGATTTGTTACAGTCATTATAGGTGTAACAGGATCTGTAGCATTTGTACTATCAACTCCTAGTTTGTATCTTGAACCATATACATCAGTTGGTGTTTCCGAACTGTGGTTAAACAATCTTACAGTACCGCGGTCACCACCATCAATGTAGTAAGAAGCACCATACTTGACGAGGCTTTCTGCGTAACTACCATATGGGTTTTGCAATCTATTAGCATTTGGAACACCAAATCTGTTTTCACTTCCTCCGCCGTAAACAAGATATGTAATTGGAAGTGTAGCATTACCTAGTGAAGATATCTTCAACTGGTTTGAACAACGTAAATGATGTACTCTTACCCAACGTGCTTCGCCGTTGTCTACTGGAACATATGCTAAGAACAATGCACCAACAGCACCATACCAACTAAATTCAACTTTAAGCATGGTCACCTTACTAAAGTCCATGTCCCAAACTGATGTTTGTTCTTGTGCTGATACGCCTGTGCCTAAGAATAGCTCACCGGCTTTTTTATCTAGTACGTTATCACTGTATACACTGTTACGTGTTGTACCGTCTAAACTGTCTCCGGAGAATCTTGTTCTACCTACTCTATATTCATAAACACTGTAATATCTAGGATCGACATGATCACGCACCCAAGTCTTATACTTGAAGTTTAGGTCATCAATTTGTGTTCTTAAAGATGCAGCATCAACACTAGTGTCAATTGCTGTATCTATGTAACCTATTGTAACATCTGCTTGTTCTGCTGGTAATACACCAGATGATGTATACAAGTATGGGAACATGCCATCATATCTTTCTTCAACACCTGCTAAACCAAATGATTGATTATATGCATCTGGGAATATAAATGGAACTGGAGTTTCGATATAGTGTTCAGTTCCTGCTCCTGTTAGTGTAATTGGAGTGTTGTTACTAGGTGTTACGTCAAATTGATCAAAGTCTGCAACCGCAGGATCCATTAATGTAATTACATTACCTTTAGGTCCTTTTACTTCACTTACCCAATATGTTTTACCATCAACTAGTTCTGGGCAATCACCATAATAGTTTACATACTGTCCTATTATAACACTTCCTTCTGCAAGTGTAAAGGTATTATTTGTTGTATCAATTTGTGCTGGTGTTTTTAGTCTTGGCTTTAATAGTGTAGGATCGTAAGCTGCAGCATGCACCATAATTAATCCATCCCTTAAAATAACAAGATCGCCAAACTGTCCTGCTGTACCATAATCTACTGAACCGGCGTATTGTGTAGTAAAGTTGTTTATAATAATGTTAGCGAGTGTATTCAGCTTGTCTGTTTGCTCTGTTGTTAAAGCAAAACGTGTTGCTAAACTTGGTATAGCAACATTTTGAGAATCACTACGTGTTACATCTACTGTGCCTGTTGCTGTTAATAGATCTTTCAAAAATGTATGTCTATTAATTTCAGCAACTACACCACCATTTGTTTGTGAATAAACTTTTAATGCGCCGTCACTGTAATATTTAAATGCATTGTATGCTGTAGCTGCGTTGCCACCGAACTGTAAGTCGCTTGCATATCCGTTAACAACATACTTAACATCTCTAATACACTTAAACTTCAATACATTTAAGAAATCATTAGGATCTGCTCCGTCAGGCAAATGTGTTGCTGTATCATATGTTAAACTCTCACTTACAAGATAACCATAGTAAAGTGCATATACACTGAATATAGTTTCTATTTTACTACGCTGGCCATATGTAGCACTAGCAATTTGTGCATTTGTAATAAATCCTGTTGTTCCATCTGGTCCTTGTTGTGCAGGGTATGCACCTGAACCATTTGCTGTCACAGCCTGTATTTGGAATTTAGCAAGATTACCAATTTTAGTTCTTGCATCTAGTTCGCCAATTTCTGCTAATTTTTCTCTTAGCTTATTTCTGAAATAATAGTGAGTTTCTCCCTCACGCTCTGCGTCTGTAAGTAATGCTGTATTATAGGTTGCCGCGTTTGCAATTATATGTCCATCACCGCCCCATCTTAAATCGTTAATGTAAGCATCTAGCGCAAATTCTAAATCTCTCTTACATTTTAAATCATCTCCTGTAAATGTTACTGGAGCCACAGTTTCTACTATTGTTTGTGTAGCAGCTGTAATAGCCGCTTGTGCCGCTGTCATTGAAGCTGCACCCCAAGAAGTATCTGGAACTGTTCTTGTAACAGGAAGACTTAACAGTATGTCGCCTTCGCTAATTACATCTTTAATTACGTTTGTATATGTAACAGCTAGATCTGCTTCTGTTTGGTTTGCAACACCATTGCCTGTAACTTGTGTTTCACTGTTACCTGTTGTTTTAACAATAGTAACGTCTTTAACTATGTCGTCTATAATATCTGCAAGTCTACCATATGCTGCAACAGTTTGTGTAATATAGTTTGCTGTTTGGTCGCTCTTACTAAACCCATCGTAAAAGAAGAACCTGCCAGCATCGTATGTAGCACTGTTTCCGCCATATAATATATCATAACTAACAGCGTTTAGAACAAACAATACATCTCGTGTACATTTGTTTACATTGTGACTAGCACTTGGATATTGATCTGCTACCCAAGCATTTATTTCTGCCGCTATAAAGTCTCTGTTTGCAACTAGTTGATCTTTTACAGCTTCTCTACTTGCTGATCCGCCGCTAGTTGGATTAGTAAATGTAACAGCCTTTAGGAAAGCAATTTGCTCTGCCTGTGTTGCACTAGCATAGTCTACTCGTGTAGCAGGATCAACAGCAATAGCACGTAAATTGTTATACCATGTGTCTACAGCCGCGTCTGCTGTGTTATCAACACCTGCTAATGATTTAACTTCAGTTTGTGAACTGTTAATTGCATCAGTAACACTTGTTGGTAAAGGATACTCGTTGGAGTTTGACTCTGCAAGTCCTTGGAATGTACTACCGTAGTTAGTGCCAAGTGTAATGTCTGTTCCTATTGCTTCAAGGAAGTAACCTAAATCTCTTTGACATTTAACAGCACTATTGCTTAGTACACTTCCGTCAATTAGATCAAATTTGTTTGCTGTCAAGTATTTGGTTGCTGTAGGATATTGGTTATATGTGCTTGCTGGTTGTCCGGGAGCCTTACCACCTAGTGCATGATCTTCTAATTGCTGTCCTGCACTGTTACCAAATTCTAATGGATTTTTTCTAATAATAGACTGTGTACGTCTTACTACAGCAAATTGGTCGCCTTGACCAGTATCTCTTGTTTCCCAATAGTAGCCATCAAACTTATCAAAGATACCATATTTTTTAACGTCAGGGTTACGTGTTGGTGGTCTTTGTCCTGCACCTACAACATTGCCTGATGCAAATGAACTCTTAATACCAAATGTAGCTGCAGAAACACGTCCTGGTTGATATCTAAAAAATCTTTTACTTGTTAGTACTGATGTCTCGTCTGCCGGTGCTGTAACCATTGCACCTGATTCTTCTGGTAAGTGCAAAATACCCCAGTCTTGTACTCCGCCAATTCCACTATATTGAGATGCTGTATTTGGAACTTGTGAATATTCTGCTGGTTCACTTGACCATTCGCTTGGGTTAACATCGTAAGTGTTAACGTCTGCAAATATACCTAGTGCAACTTCTGATCTTGGAATACCAAGTAGAGAAAGTGCAACCTCTGATTGTATTTTGTTCTGTTCAACGACTGGAATTGCTGTTTGATCTGTAGCAACCACAACCGGAATACTGTTTGCTGCTGGTTGTGCGCCGGGTGTTACTGGAGTAGTTCTACCTACGTTTACGACCGAAGCATTATTGTTTATGTTATTTAGACTTGACATTAGTTAATTTTCCCTTTGGCTACTACGAAATTATTTTGTAGTGCAACTTGTCCGGAACTCGCCGGCGTTTGAATTGTGGTTACACCAAAATCAATTGTTATAGTATTGCTTATCGTATTTATTGAATTTATGGTTCCGTTCAATCCTCCTGATGCAGGAGTTGTACTGTGGTTCACTAAGCGGACCACATCGCTTACATTTAGACCGTCTACACTATCTAGTGGAAGAACATAGTCGTTATTACCATCTGTGCTACCCAACCCTACAATAGTTTTAGTTGGTACATATTCTGTTGCAACTATTCTATATACTAGTCCCTGTGAGTTAGGATTACTTGCAAGTAAAGTTGAATAACCTGCTCTACTTAGTAAGTCATTTACCTTTCCTGTTACTATTCTAAATTGGAAATTGCCGTTAGCATCGCCTGGGGTAGTGAATGATATGTAATCTTCTCCTCCTAGTGTTTGGCTGTAATCCGGATTAGATCCACCTGGAATAACAAGCTCTTCTACGTTATTCACTTTGGTTAGTTCATTTATAAGTCCTGTAAGGCTACCTTGATTTGCTGTAAAGTCAAAAAATGCGCCGTTTTCTTGATAGACGTATGCAGGACTGTTAAAGTCTATATTTGGTTCTAAAGTTATGTTGACACTATCATACTCTGAATTAAGTACATCTGGATTAGCAATAAATTCGCCTGCTGGACCTAATAATACGTTTGGTGAAAGTACTATCTTGGTTGCACCATATGCAAATATTCCTTCTCCGCAATTATCAACAATGTTCGGAGAAACTATACCTTTTTGTACAGCACTTACACTTATTGGTCCTGGGAAATCTCTAAATGTGTTATGAGCTATTTTAATAGTTCTACATTCATCTGCATATAAAGGTTGATAATCATAACTATATGTCAGTCCACCGCTTGTAATTTCACTGTTAAGTATTGTTAAGTTATTTGTAATTGTTGGATGGTAAGCATATATGCCGCCACCTATTACGTTATCTAACTCAATGTTTTCGTAAAGTAAGTCATTACCATATAGATAAAACGCAAAGTTTAAAAACTCTGAAGTTGTGTCAGTTGACAAATATTGGTTTTGTGCATTACCATCTATTCTTAAATCTCTTATTGTTATATTACTATAACTTGTATACCCTGACTTAGGTCTTATTATTGTATTGTCACCTGTTGATGTTTCAGTTGACCAATATTGCTTGATAATTCTAGTTTGGTCGCCACTTCCTTTTAGTGTAAATCCATCTGGAATTTCTAAACGCTTTATAAAGTATGTTCTATTTTCAAGCTCATAACTATTTCTATTTTGAGCTTTAGCAGAGTCTATTGCAAGTTGTACAGCTTCTGTATCGTCAACAACTACTTCTATACTAGTTTGGCTTGCATAAAAACTATTTGCTACTGTTAAGTTATTTGTATTAGGATCAATTTGTGTAATTTCTGTATCAATCCAACCAAGTTTTGGTGTTGCTGATGCTACAAGTGGAACATGCACAAGTCCACTATCAGTTGTAAACAATCCTTGTGTAGTTCTTTTACTCCAGGGTGCAACATCAAAGTCATAATAATCTGTCCATACTACATTGCTAAGAGCAACTCCTAGTTCTTTTGGACCTAATACTTTTAGAAGTGTATAGTTAACTTCGGAACCAATTTTTCTATAAATTAAAATATTGTGTGCCGAACTTACACGACTTACTACTAGTTGTAAGTTTTTGTTGTTGTTAAAATCGTTTATTTCGTCCGGTTCAATAGTAATATCTACAGCACTAGATACAGCACTTATCTTACCTGATTGTGTATCCATTTGTGCAACTCTATAACTAAATGTAACTTCGTTACCACTACCATCTGGAGTAGCAAAGCCTACTCTATTAACCTGTATTCCAAGATTAGAAGTATCTTGATCTATGTTATCCGCACTTGCACCAAAAATTCTTATTTTTTGACCTGTATTAAAGTAATCTATATCTGCTGGATTTACAGTTACAATTGAAGTTTGTGTTCCGCCTGACAATGCTGTAGCATTTACTTTTACACTTGTATTGAATTCTTCGTTTACAGTAATAGCACCACTAACAATAAGGTTACCTTTAATACTAACACCGCCGTCAACACTAAGAGCACCACTATCAAAATCTAATGCGGACTGTGTGCTTCTAATCTTTACACTAACAGCTGAATTTAAATCTAGTAAACTTTCTGTTAATGTTGCACTAGTTTGACTATTAGTAATAAATCTTAAAGTATCATCGCTTGCATTTGGAGTTAGTTCAGCACTAACATATGTTAGTCCATCTACTGATCTTACGCCGCCTAAACCATTCCAATTACTACCATCATACCCTTCAAATATTCCTAGTTCTGTATTCAAACGCATAGCACCTGCAACATCAGGCGCCCTTTGTGCAGAAGTACCCTTAGGAATTACAACACCGTTTGTACCAATAATATTTACATACCCGTTGCCTTTTGGATCTATAGCAATGTTGCTGTTATCTGGAACAGTTCTTATTGTTGTTCCACTAAACTCTATATTTTCAATAGAATTAAATGCTGTAAATGTATAAGTTCCAGCGCCGTCTGTTTTTAAAACATCGCCATCGTTACCTTCTGAAATACCTAAATCAGTAAGTGTAGCAGGAATAGTAGGTTTATTTTGTACATCGTCCCATTGTGGATTAGTTGTAGGAATATCTAAGTATTCAAAGTCACCACCAGCTGCTACTGTTAAGTATTGTCCTGGTGTAGGTGTTTGGCCGTTATCTTTTAATTTTTCAGGAGTAATAAAATCATCATCAATTTGCGATAATCCAATTTGTCCTGATAGCCCTAAAAAGCTAGTAGCGCCACCGCCGCCACCGCCGCCGGACATGTCAATAAATTGTAAATTGCCTGAACCGTCTGTAGCAAGAACTTGGCCAATAGTTCCGTCATCAACATCTAATTCGTCTATGCCAATTGTATTTGCTTTAATTTGTGCATTACTTGCAGAGCCTTGTAAATCCCCACCCATGGTAGGATCTTGTGTAGGAATGTTTTGGAAACTAATAGTTCCTGTGCCATTTGTAGTTAAAAACTGTCCTGATGTTCCGTCCCCAATTCCTAGTTGTAGTATACTAGTTGGTATTGTTGGAAGATTCTGCAGGTCGTTATAGTCGTTTCTAAATACTGTACCATCAACAACTAATTGGCTTGCTGTAACTGTTCCTAATGCTGTAATATCTAAAGCATTTACAATGCTACTATTTGTAAGTAATAGATTATCTCCGTCTGGTAATTCTCTAAACTGGTTACCTGATGTTGTGTCTATTACTAGTGGAAATCTATTGGCCATTTGCTTATCCTATTTACTATATTTATCGCCTAATTTTTTTAAGTGCTTCATCGGCTTTTCCTTTAGGATCTCCAATGACCTTTACTTGTAATCTAGGACCACGATTGGCGATCACTGTTAATCGTCTTCCATTTTCATTAGTAAAACTTTTTCCTTGTGGGCGTTTCTTTTCCATTATACTCGTCCTACTACTACTTCAACAATACCTTTGTCATCAGTATCTTTAGTTGTTACAGCCTTACCAATTACACTACCAACTCCTGGTGTGTTATTAACAATAGCGTAACCAGGAATTGCACTAGTTACAAGCATGTCACCTTTTTTAACAGTGCCTATAACTTTACATGGTACTCTTCCTTGTAATGCAATGCAGGTTGCAATGCCTGGACATTCTTGGTTCATTACGAACGCTGGATTTTCACTTACTACGCCAGCAACTCTTGTGTCGCCTTTAGTATTAGTAAGTGTAATTTCTGCTTCGCCACCAAACACAACCACAGTTCCTACTTCATACTCTGCATCTGCTGAATACATCTCAGCCAAGTCAGCATATGTTGACTGTAATTTAGATCCTGAAGTCAGTGACCAGTCACCAGTTATAGTACCTGTTGTTGTATTTGCACCTGTGGTTAAACTTCTTGTAAACACATTTGCCCAATAATCTGTAGAATCTCCTAAGTTACGTGATGTACCGCTTGGTATAAAATTAGAGTCAACTTTTGCCGACACAGTCAACGTGTCACTGGCTATAGCATTGCCTATGTCTACATCACCTTTAAGAGTTGATGTACCTTCAACTGTAAGATTATCGTCAACTATAACTGTACCGCCAGTACTGTCTAGTGTAAGATCACCATCCGAAGTATCAATTTCACCATCAGCGGTTACACCTACTTGGATATTACCAAATGTACCACCACTAGAAGTAATATCTCCATCTACATTTACAGCTTTAACATAAATTGTTTTGTAACGATAGTTAGCGTTACCGATATCAACAGTGTTGTCATCTTCAGGCCAAATAGCAAGAGTATCTACTGTTCCGTCACTGTCGCTATCTAGCATACCAAACGAAGCAACAGTTTTCTGTACTGTTCCGTTAGTTGCAATAATACCAACATTACCTACATCAACTTTCCCGCTGTATGAACCTAGAGCAATACCTGCTGATGTTGCGCCTTTTTCGTCTACTGATTCGATAAAGTTTGTGTACATCCATTTAGAAGCAACAAATCTTGATTCAGTACCTGTTATACTGTTCGCTGTATCAAATGCTGTATCAGCTGATACATGAAGTGCGCTTCTATCAAATACATCTGGATCTGAATCAGCATCAGCACCATCTGGATCTGTTAGGTTACCAACATTCAAATCACCATATACAGTTGTGTATGCTGGGTCTGTTGCACTACCACCTGCTACAGTTATACCTACCCCTGTCTGTATTGATTTAACAGTAAGTACGCCATCACTGCCTGAACCTGATTGTGTTATGATTGTGTAGTTGTTTAATTTATAACCTTGTGCATCTATATTACCGCCAGTATCTGTAGAAACAATTTTACTTGCTTCACCTGTAGTAGTTGTTGTGGTTACAGCATATAGCTCAGCGTCTGCTGTGCTATCTGTTCTAAGCATAACTTCTTGACCAGCCTCAGCGTCTATCGCTGTGGTTGAAAAGTCACCATGTTGTATACCTTTACCGTCATTAACTACTGTCTCAAATGTCACTTCTGCAACGTTAGCTGTGTTTGCTGTTGAGTTACCTAGCACAGTTTGTGTAGCAATTTGTTCTATCTTTGTCTTAGGTATCCCGTTATCTTTAAGTTGTACATGTCCTCTTGTAACTTTAAAATTTGCACCATCAAAACTTGACAATCCTAGTGTTGCTTGGTTGTTTGCATCTGTATCGTCTGCTAGATCTTTAACAACAATATTGCTTTGTAATCTTTTAACAGTACCGCCACCTGTTATATTAGGATTACTTACGGTTGCTGTAAATGTAGTTCCTGCTGTGCTTGCACTAGCACCTAATGTTGTAAAGTCTGTAGTGCCTTGAAGAATAATTTCGTAATTAAATCCAACCACAACTTCTGTTGCTGGAATTGTTATTTGATCGTCTGCTGTTGTTACAAAAGTATCTGATTCTTGCATATCCAGTTTAGATTGAACTATGCCTGCACTATCATTTACGTCAGCATTTAGAATCACACCTGGATTAATTTGCATATTATAGTATGCTGTAGGATTTGACGGTGTGCTAGGAACAGCATCGTCATTATCTAATCGACGTGTGCTTAAACTGATGTCACTTACTGGCGTAGCATTTACAAAAGGCTCTTCAGATATGTTAATTATATCTTGGAATGGGCCGTTTATATATTTTGCATTTCCGCCAACAACGCCGCCGTCTGGTTTAGAGTAAATTGCTGGTGCACCACTCTTTAAACCTGCTATTGTAGTACCATTAAATCCTAAATTAAATTCTGATAGTGTAGCAATATCTGGTCCAGCATCAAAGTAAACAATATATACATCACCTAAACCGTTATCATAAACTTCGTCATCATAACCGCTTATTGTACCATAGTTTGTTGTACCGCCACTGTTTGTTAAAACTCTGCCTGCTACAAACTCTGATTTATTGTTAATGCTATTAGCATCAAGCCAAATACTGTAGTGTCCAGTTAAACCTAAAATATCACCTGCTTGTCCGCCACCAATTGATGTGTCACGCAAGTCTTTAAACTTCTTAACACCTTCAGCTCTGCTATCTACATAGTCTTTGTTTACAGCGGTTGTGCCTGCTGTAAGTGTAAGATCAACAGGAGCAATACCTGTAATAGTATTTGAGTTTGCTTGTAAGTTACCTGTTAAAGGAACACTACCATTTTGCTGTAGAACACTTGGTCCTAATGGATTTGTTACAGCATTACCTTGTTGATCGTAACCTAAGCGTCTGTTTACATATCCTCTAACAGCACTTTCAACCGGAACAGTATCGTTAGCATTGTCACTCATTGCATTGTCTGTTGAGAATTCAGTAACAACAACACCACGTTTAAATCCAATACCGTCAACATCTGAAAGTGCAATACTTGCAGCAAATGTAACTGTACCAGTACCTTGGTCAACTGTAAAGAATCTACCAACACGGAAGAAACCATCTTGGTCAGTACTTACAAAGAACACTCTACCTTTGTTACGTTCTTGTATTTCATTATCTTGTACAGCTTCTCTTGCTGGGAAACCTAAAATAACATTTGGATAGTTTGTTTGGTTAAATGAACCTGTACCTATGTCTAGGAAGTCGTGTCCTGTAGCTCTACATGTACTAATTTGTATAGTAATTTTTGCTGGAGCACCGTCTTGTAATCCTGCTCTAAGAGCAATTACACTATTAAAGCCTTGGCTAAGTGGTTGTGAAATACCCGATGCTACACCTGTAACGTTTGTGTCTCTAATTTCAACTAGTGTTGGAACAAGATTTACAGAATTTGTAGCCAGGTCAGTCATAGTTGTATAAGTTGCGCCATTGTCAATACTGATTTCTAATGCACCAGTTGTATTAAAGTTTACGCCTGACCAGTCATATAAGTCTAATACATTTTCATTGAATTGTGCTACTTTAACTTTACCGCTTGCTGAAGTATTACCAACTTGTCTAACAAGAACAGATCTTTGTGCTAGATTGTAGAAAACATCTCTTTCCCAAGAGCCATAGTCATTTAGAGTAAGTTTAACTTCTTCAATTTCTTTTAAGTCAACTACCGCATAGGTGTTTTCTTCTGAGAAAGTTGTTTTTATGTTGTGATTACCACTTTCAACTTTTACTTCTCTATAGTTATAAACAATATGTTTTTTACCACGCCAAGAAATAACTTTGGGTAATTCATATGTTATAGTATAGTCTCTACCAGTGTCGTCTGCCGGAATAGTTTGGAATTGTGCATCTGTATCAAAGTTGTTATTTAATTTAAATATATCTTTTAATTCTGAAAGTCGTTCAATCGCAATAGTAGTGTCGCCTTGTGTTCCGCCTAGAGTTGTTGAACTAGATGGAACTGACAATGTAGACCCTGCTAAGTTTTTATAACTATCGTTAATTAAAAGTTGTACAAAATCATATGTTGCGTCAAAGCCTGTTAAAGATTCGTCATCTAAAAGTAATCCACCTGCACTATCGTTTACTCCAAAACTAATTGATCTATAAGTATCTAATGGATCATCGTCGAAGTTTACAGCCGTACTAGGTCTAATTGTTAAACTACCTACACTTTCGATATCTCTAAATAAGTGTGTTTGGTTTTGCCTAATATCGACAGGTTGGTTAACTGGAATATCCTGGAATAATCCATCGTTATCGAACTGGTCATTTGATGTACTAAAGTTAAGTTTATAAACTTGTCCATCTCGCTGAGGTGTAAAGTTAGGAATAATATTAATAGCACCACTAATTGACATACGTCTAATGCTTCCTGTTTGGATACCGTTATCAATGTTTACTGTGCTACGGTTAATTTCTGTTACTGTTACTGTTGCATCATGTGTAGGACTTACACCACCTAGTTGCGTTCCTGATATTGTAAACGTGTCACCAATCTTGTAGTGATCTCCACGTTCTGTACCAAATATATTAACTTTATAAATTCCTGATTGTCCGTTTACAGTTTGTTGAGATTTAGATATAACTATAACAGCTTCTGTAGTTTCTGTAACAGGATCGCTTTCATCATTACCTACTACTCCATTTACATTTGTTGTTCTTGCTACAGGATTAAAAACATACTCTGTGTTGTCTAATGTATAACCGTCAACTAAAATACCATTCATTGTTTGAATGTTTGCAAGCTCATAACGTCCTATTCTATTTAAAGGTGATACAGGATCATCATCATGGTAATAATCTATTTCACCTTTATTAGTAGGAATATGTTCTAAATCGTATACGTGCATACTAAGTTGTGTTGCTACGTTAGTGTAACCAGTTGTATCTACTCCATTAAGAGCAATATCAACACCCGAGTCTACACCATTTACAAAGATACTATCGCCAGGTGTAAAACTTCCTGATGTAGTATCAAGATATAGTTTCTTGCCTACTGTTGCAAAAACTGATTCGCCGCTTGCACTTGGTGTAGAACCAGCATTAGCAATAGCATCGCCTGCCGTTACACTTAAATTTGCTGTAAGTTCAAGAACTGTAACAGCACTAAATGTTTTTGCTGACTGTACCATGTCATTCTTAAGAACAACATTGTCTGGTACTTCGTTAGGGTCACTACCTTGTGAAACAAGTCCATATACACCATTTGCGTTAGAACCGTTTAATGATCTAATTTGTCCACCATTACCTGCATAGTATGCTGTATGACAGTAGTATGTAAACATACTAACCATTTCACTCAATCCGCCGTTAATAGTAACAAGCCCATAACCTAAGTCGTTAACTTGTGTAAAGTCGTTACCTAGCTGAGATCTGTTACCCGCTGTTTGAAGTGTTATAGCATAGCCGCCGCCTGGTATAGGTAGTTCAACTTCATCCCAACCTATGTTAATATCTGGGTTTGCGTCACTTACTGGTCCAGAAGTTGAGTCAAGTATTAATCTTGCTGTTGGAGCAAGTAATGCACCACCGTCATTGTAATCAGTAACATCGTTTACCTGATATCTAATACCATTAATATAAAATGGGCAAGGTGTTTGCGGCTTTCTAATAGACAAACCGCTTCCTGGGTCTGCTGTAACTAATAGCTCAAATCCGTTAGCTTCAACACTTGTAACTTTAACTGGAGTGTTAGCACAGAACGCATCAACTAGCATCCCGCCTCTAAATGCTTGTCTATTAAGTGATTGCGAGAAACTTGACCCTGTTTGAATATATGGTGATTTAGTAAGAATTTGTCCTTCTGGATCTAGCACACACATAAATCCGCCATGACCTTGAACAGTCATATTACGTAGGATAGTAGCATCATTCATTAAGAAAGCATCTAGTGCTGTTGATCGTTTTGCTGGGTTCCAGTCATTGTTTGGACTTTCGTCGTTACCCCATTTAATCAATTCAACAATATCATACACTAAGTTACCATTGCCAGCGACATCTGCACCACCTGTCAAGTTTGTATTGATGTATTGAGTTGGATGATCTGAACCTTTAAAAGCTGCATAAAGTATGTTATTGTAAGCATTGTTTATAATTACATTTTGTATAACATCAGCCGCTGATATAATACTTTGGTATCTTGGGGTTGCCTCATTTGTATAATTTAACCCATCGAAGAAAATACTACCTTGGATATGTAATGTATTAATGCTACCACCTGCTCTTAAATCAGCAGCAATAGCGTCACATAAACTTCCTATTGTTCTTCTATATCTGTCTCTAGCCTGATCGTCCCATACAACACCTGCATATCCTGTATATCCTGGTTGTCCTTGGTTACTTTGATCTTTTGAAAAATCAAGGAATGCAATAACTTCTGCAATTACAAATTCTTTGTTCTTTTCAATTAAAACAGCTGCATCTACATACTGTCCTGGATTTGTAATAGCAAGGTTGCCGCCATTGTCTACGTTTTTTGGTAAATTGGGGTTGTATAGATAATGTCTACCAAAATATCCATCTGTTTCTCCTGTAAGCGGATTAATATATGCTTCACCGTCTACTGGTAAGTTAGGATCTGCTACACCTGTGACACTATCACTGTCACCTGTTAAGCCGTCAAATTCTTTATCTCTATAAAAATATGTTCCAGACCATGGTGATTGAGAAACTTCATCTTTTGGACGAATAATAACTCGTCTAAATTCATCACCAACTAGTGATACGTTTGCAGGAACTCTAATTGGATAGTCTTCAAAATACTGTCCTGTTTCTATTCTAATAGTGATTTGTCTATTGTTAACAATGTTGCCCATTTCCAGTTTTTCACCTATTGTGAATTCTACTGGTGTAAGCAATTCTAGTTCTGCTAAATCGTCAGTAGATCCTGGATTGTTAATGTTATCATCGCCTGTAAAATATCTAATAATTTTACCAATAGCCCCAGATGTCTTACCTCTAATAACTTTACCTACTCGTAGATCTCTGTTTTGTGGATCGCCTTGGTCAACTTTACCTTGGCTTATTCCGTTAACACTGTTACTAAAAAATAGTTCGTATCTGTTACCGGTCTGCGGAGTCTCTGCAGAGAACACACCATTCAAAACAATATCTCTTTGTATTGCCATATTACCTGATATGCCAGTTACTGAAGCTGCGTCATCGCTGTCTGGCTGGTTAGAACCAAATGTAATCAATTCTTGTGTGTAAATTGTTTGCGAAGGAGTTACAGGTGTATTTGTAATAATACTTGCTGTAATAGTCCTTGCTTGCTCTAATAAATGTGCATAAACAGTTTTTAGTAGACCATTTTGTGACCTACCATATTCGTCATTATAAAACTCTACACCAACCCTTGTAGATAGTGCTGATGCAAGTGTACCTGCTACGTGATCTAACAGTGCTGCATCCAATGCTATGCTCAAATCAAGTTCAAGAGCTCTATCATTTACAACTCTATCTGTCCAGTTGACTGTAGTTGTTCCAACAGTAGTTGTAGCTTTATTTTCTATTTGTTCATTTTTCCATGCTATAACTTCAGCAATAATAAAGTTTTTGTTAGCATCAACAAGTGACTTAGTGTTACCTCTACTATCAAGACCTGCACCTGTTGCATAGCCTCGTTGTGTAACTTGTGAAAGTTCTACAACAGCGGGATCGCCTTCGTTTATTACTCGTGATGTAAATATGTCCTGCATATAAGGACCAGGTTCAAATGGTGAAGCAATTTGTATCTGCTCTGCCTTACGTGCTGCTGCGCCTATTGTTCTATACGCATATGCTAGTGAACTACCTTCCTTACCTGGAGGAGCAACATTTTGTGCATCATTACCTACAACACTAACAAATATATTTGCACTTGATTCTGTTGATTGGCTATCTACATATAACTTTGATACAGCCTGTAAGTCTGCAATACCATTTGGAGTTCCTGCTCCTGCTAAATCACCTGGATGGTCATGGAGTGTAAGCGGACCCTCCATAGTATCGCCTTGTCTTCTTACAATGCTATCACGTGGCATTACCTGATGGCTTAAGAAAAATCCTTCTAGGTCTTCGTTGAAGCCGCCGTCTGTAATACTCAAACCTGCCGAATCAGTTGTTGTTAATTTGTATCTTCTTCTATTTCTTTCTACAGAGTCATTTAGTAGTGCATCTTCTGGATTAGCAAAAAATCCAATATTATTTTCGTCCAAAATACCAAGATATACTACATCGCCATTTTCTAAAGGACCATAAATTAGTTGATTGTTGTCGTCCAAGTCTGTGCTAGAAACTAGGGTGTCAGTTGCTGGATCAATTCTACTCCAATTTAATCCTGTACCTGAAGTATTAAAAATGTATGCTGCACCATCAGAACCTCTTGTCAATCCGTGTTGTGGTATAAGTGCTGTCCCAACACCAACCGCAGATGATAAACTTACTGTAAAGACTTTTGTATAACTTGATCCGTCAGCAGGCTCTGCTGGTACGTTAATTGTTTCTCCTGGATCTTGTCTACGGATGTAGTTTTTGTCAGCAAACTTCTTGTCAATAACTATATCATCGATAGAAAAAGATGTACCATGAGTATTGTTAAATCCAGTTACGTCATCTAGTTCAGTTCCTACATTTGCTATAGCAACGCCGGCGGCATTTAATGGACCACCTAATACTGGTTTAGCATCTGATTGTAATGTTATACTATTTAATTTTAGAATAATTTTGCCGTTAGTAGCAACACTTACATCAATAGTGTCTACATTGGCGGGATTCTCGTCGCTGTCAGAGCCTAGTTTTCTAATTTCAATTTCTGTGCCGTCTTGTGATACTATTGGCAAGTAAGCATCAACGCCGTCACCTTTAAATGGATTTAAACTGTCTGGTGTGTCAGCAAGCAATGTAAAGGTTATTTGTCCACCTTTACCTACTACAGCATATATCTCTTGAAAGTTTTCGTTTACCTTACGAAACGATTCTCTAATACTATCACCGGTTCCGTCATTACCTTCAATGCCGATGTCTACTTCTTGTCTTGCCATTTTATTTTAGCTCCAAAATTTGTATATTGTCTTCTATGTTATCATTAAAATTAACGCTTACGCCGCATCCGCAACTACTTTGAGCGTTAGGATTATTAATAACAAATTGGGTCTGGAATACATCTTTAGAATAATCTACTTCACTTCCAAATAGATACATTAAACTAGTTGCATCTACTACTAGATTTCCATTATTTGTAGGTATTATTTCGTCATTTACACCTACGTCTTCCTTATTGACCATGCTCCACTCGTATTCAAATCCTGCACAACCGCCTCCTTTCAGTCCTAAATGCACGGCAAAGTGTTTTGGCTCTACATTGCATAGTTCATCTATTTTTTCTTTGGCTGATTTAGTAAGATTTAATACAAACATCTGTACTCCTTTAATATATTTATCGATAAGTTTTATAATCCTAATGTAATAAATATAATTATGTTCATAAAAGAATTTGTTGTACAAACAAGACATGTGAGAACGTCAAAATTAGGTCGTACGCACCCTTACACACGTAATAAGACCTATGTATTGCTAAGATGTGATAACTGTGATAACGAGTTTGAAAGACCTAGAGGCAAGATGGATGCCAAGCGGTTAAGCAACAATTATTTTCATGTGTGTAATGATTGTGATAGCAAAAAATTTGCACAAAAAAAGGGAGTAGAACAAAAACAGAAATGGAAATTTTCTGCTAGTTCTGATCTCCCTATTAGTAAACTTTAGTCTACGTAACTTGCATTAACATAGCAACAACTAGGACCGTCTTCGTGATCTAATCCTTCTTTTGCATGTTCAAATACAGTTTGGCACCAGTCATCTCTATCATAAGTGCTTACAACATCAACTATTGAGATAGTTTGTCCTGTTTCTACTTTAGTAATAGTAACATTATACAGTTCTTTAGTAACACCTTCAGATACTTCTCTTGTATTTTCAGATGTTTCAACAGTCAATATATACTCTCTAGACATTTATTAATCTTCTTTTTTGTAGATAGTCCATGCACCGTATGCAATAGCACCGTATGCAACTAAACTAGCAATTGGTTTGAAGATAAGAAATGCTACACCTGCACCAATAAGTACAGCGCCATCAAGCGAAGTTCTTTCGCCTAGTCTGTCTATAATCCATTTTTTCATTAGAACTTATATCCTCCTGGTCTAGTATTTTCAGTTGTTTTCATCGACCTTTTTTCTTCAGGTAGTTTTTGCTCGGGCTTTAGTTTAATAGGTTGAAAAGGTTTCTTATCTATTCTAAGTCCGTCAATCTTTTTTAGTTTTAAACTTTCTACCATAATTAGTCTCCTATATAGAGTATTTATGTAAATATACAAGCAAATATTTTATTATGGAGAATAATTATGTTTAATTGGTTACGCAATCTTTTTTCATCTGCACAGCCAGAGCCAGTAGCAAAGCCTGCTCCTGCGCCTGCACCAAAGAAAGCAGAAGCTAAAAAGACTACTGTCAAAAAAGCAGACTTAGCAAAAATGACTAAAGAAAAACTTGAAGCATTTGCAAAAGAAAATTATAAAGTCGATATTGATAGAAGAAAGAAAAAAGCAGACCTAGTTGACGAAGTATTTAAACTTTCTAAGAAGTAATATTTCTAACACTTAGTCTTTCGATAGCAGACTCACAGCGAGCCAGCTTACGCTCTAATACAGTGATAGCGGCTCGCTGTTTTCTTGACTGTTCTTCCAAACTACGAACATACTGTAAAGTAGGAAGTTCTTGAGTTGAGCCATCTTCTCCCAGCAACACCATAGTATCTACACCTTGGGCTTTTAACCCGCCCGTTACACGATTAGGATTTTTTGTAGATTCGCTAGATGATGATTGGGTCTGGGCCGGATTTCTTCCGTACATTTTGTTTAAATAGCTCATTGTTTATCTCCGTACTGTATTTACTCTGCTTGCTCATAGAATTGTGAACGTCTTGGATCATGCTCATATGTTGCATTTGAAGTATAGTAGAATAGTATTAAACTATCTCTAGTTATTGTTTTTGGACATTCTATAGGTTCGGGATGCCCATGAACTAAATCATAACCATAGTCCCAAAAAATTAATCTATTAGGCTTTGGTGCAATTTTTTTAACACATTCTGTTCTTTCATTGTTCCAAAATTCTAAATGTCCATTCCACTCTTCTTTCCAATCTTTGTTAAGATAGAGTATGGCATTCTTTTGTCTATTTAATTTAAGACCGTTATTCCAATTAAAGTCTGTATGTAATCCTAATGATGTATTTCTGCTACTTCTACAAAACCCACCGCCTAAGAAGTGAGGATCTGGAACAAGAGATTCTGTACCAGTACAAACTTCTAACCAATCTACAAACAATTTACTGTTAAAACTATTTGCAAGGGTTTGTAGTAAAGGCGCCTCAGCAAAGTTTCTACATTCTCTTCGTTCGCTATACTGATTAGCAAAAATTTTATAGCGTTCTTCCGGGATATCTTCAAATGAATTTATAATAGTATTGTACAACCATGGTGGCAAAAAGTTGTCTATCATATAAAATGGAGTAGGCTCACCTTTTGCATATTCTGCAAAAATTGTTTCTGGATTGTAAGTTGTACTTAGATCTTGGAAAAAATTATATATTTGTTCATGCATAAAACTATTTATGCATATATTTTTCCTGCGAAGTCTTTTGCCATTGAGTTATAATCTTCTGTTGCTAGACCATATTTGTATAGGTCAATACTAGCAAGATTCTTAGACTTAGACTCGACCATAATGTCTGCGTAATCTAAAAATTCTAATGCCCAGTCGTTAACAGCATTATTCCACATAAAGTCAGAATGTGCTCTAAGTTTTTGCTTCTTAAAGCCTTGCTCTAATAGCGAATCCATATTAGGTAAAGAGTTATCATCATGGTCTACTAGTAGATCTTCGCGTGAAACTGAGTAATGAATAACAGGTCTTACTCCACGCCAACTGTCAACTATACGTAAAAATCTATCGTCGGTGGGCGATATGTATTCTCCACTAGCAACCCAGTGGTGGTGTATGTCCAATACGAGAGCGACATGCTTTTCAAGTTCGAGGCTTGCGTCAATGCCCCAAGACATTTCGTCGTTTTCGATTGTGATTGCGTTTCGCGCTTCTGGCGAGAGTCTCGGTAAGACGTCGATGATGCCTTGTGGACCTTTTCGACCCGATATGTGTACGTTGCATTTAAAGTCTTGGAAGGTGCGGCCGTATCCCATCCAGCGCAAGACATCGGTGTGATATTCAAATTCTTCTATGCTCCTCTCAACAATTTCCGGATTATCCGAGGCAAGTACAGTAAATTGTCCCGGATGCATTGATAGTCGGACGTCAAGGGCTCTTGCGGTTTCTCCAACTTTTGCGAATTCTTTTTCACAGTATGCAACCACATCCGGCTTGCGCCAAAAATAACACCAAGTAGGCTCGGTATAAACAGGAAGTACATCACTACCCAATCTGACCATTCTAAGTTGAGGGGGAAGACTTCCAACATATTCAATCAACCTTCTGTATGACGCTATGTTGTGGACCATAATGTCCCACAAGCGTTCTTCAGCAACATCACGTGTTTGCCTATTGAGCCACGCAACTGTTGTGCTACGAGTATTTAGTGGTCGCTGTATCTCCTCAAGCAATTTCTTCTTCTGTGTTTGATCAGGATACATGTATTTGCATGCAAAACCTATGCGTTTTTGTTGTGCTTTCAAAAAGTCACCTGCTGTTGTAAATTTTAAATCCATTATATTTCTTCTAGTAATTGCCACGTTTCTTTATAATCTTTAACATTATAACACATACCTAAGTCACTGTCAATGATCTGTTTTTTAAGAGGATAATCATTTCCTGCTTTATCCATCCTATCACCAAAAAAGTGTAATTCATCATTTATATCAAAGTCGTGTAGTATTTGACTTTTATCACTACCCTTGAGTCCAATATCAATACCTGTTTCTCCTCCAGGTCTTGCTTCTAACTCTGGAAAGAGCAAATTAAACTTTCCAGCTATTTTATTTCTTTCGTTATGTTCGAGATCATATTTTACATACAATTTGCGTTCGCCCAGTGTAGCATTGCGCCCAACTACGCTGTAATTTGTCATTCCGTGTCTATGTTCAAAATGTAGCCCAGTTCTTAACGGAAAAGCACTACTAGTGAGCTCAATCGACAACCATTCGTGTGCATCTTCTGGTAATGTCCATTCGGAGTGTTTAATATTAACTTTGCCTTCCCAAACATCATTACCGTTACATTGATAAACACGTTTGCACAAGTTATAAGTTGGTTCTGTAATCTGTTCTATAGTTTTAGGTTTATCACTACCTGTTACAAGATATACGTCATTGACCATAGAGAACGCATTAAAGAATGCTCTAAAGTCATAGTCCATTCTACCTCTGCTAGGAGTCAATGTTCCGTCTACATCAAATATATATTTTATCGCCAATTTTCTACTACCCATGGATCTTTGCAATGTTCTGGATTTGGATCTCCGTGGAAAACACACACGCAACATTCTATTCGAGGTACACAGTTTTCCACTACCTTAAATGTTCTTTTTCCTCTGACGCCGCCTGGTTCAAAATCTCTACTTTGTCTTACTTCCCATTTCCAACTTTGTGTCCAACTATCTGGATATAACATTGCGGCTTTTTCTTTATGTGTTACATCATACAAGTAGTCTTGATCACCAAAGAACAGTTTTTGATATTTTTCTGGATCTTGTTTATACTTGTCCCAAACAAACCCCAGTTCTCCTGTTTTAAACTTTATAACCGAACTGTTATACTTTTGATAACTAGGACGCATAGCTCGAGTGTAGTCTTTTACAATGCACCAATGATTAGGTTGCCAAGTTAATAACTTATCTATATTACCGCTTATAACAACATCTAAATCTAAGTACAGTATAGTTCCTTTAATGGGAAGATCTTTAGAAAACATATAAGGCTTGCACCACCACCCATGTAAGCCTTTTGGTAAGTTGAGTATTTGTATGTTAGGATCTAACCCCATTGGATCGTCTGTAAGACATGCAAACTTATAGTCTAACGTACAATTACGTTTTACCATATTATACAATTTGTTTACATAATCTGCAGAATATTTTGTGCCATGTTTAAGACATAACACAAAATAATCCTGCGGAAGTGTAGAAATAAGTTTACTAGCCTTTGCTTCTCTGCGTTCGGCCTTAATCTTTAACCATTCTTCCTTAGTGTATTGACTCTTATCAATCTTTGCCATCAGCAAACGACATCTTTTGTGTTTGATATGGAGTATAAATTGCTGAGTTAGCACCGTGCTCTGCACACTCTGCACTCTCACACCAGCAACGTCCGTCACTCATTTCACGCACAAGATTATCCGCAAACTTCCACGCATGATATGCAAACTTTTCTGCACCTACACCGTCAAAAATTCTTAGCTCTGCTAGTCCTTTTTCTTCTAGTGCTTTAAGCGTTTCAAGTTCAGGGTCGTCTGCATCTACAGCAACTTTATGATCAAAACTATCTTCTAGCCAAGCCTTCAAAGGTTTTAGTCCTCCAAAGTCTACAGCCCAGTTTTTTTCATCTAGATCACTACAGCCAAATACAAATTTAAAAGCAAGACTGTAGCCATGCAATAAATGACAATGTGAATGTAATGCTTTTGGTTGACGGAACACCGCTGAAAGACCGATGTTGTGTCCGTATGTTTTAGTACTATAAAATGCCATATGTTTTCTCCTATAATATGGCGGCAGAATTAGAAGGGTTGACGCCAAGTCCTATATTAATATTAACTATTATACGATATGTTACTTATCGTGTCAACCATTACGTTAGGATAAATCCAGGATTCTTTTAGTTTTATATGTTTATTATAGACTATAAATTTAGTTTTAGGAAAACATTGGAATACTTTTCCTATTTGGTGTATCCAATATCTAGGATCAACGGCTCTCTTATCTGCTCTATCATAGTTTCGTGTATCTTTGTATATGTTATTAACTGTGCTAGTGTCACTGTACATATCAAAGCCTATTAAATGAACTGTTTCTTTTTTGCTCTTTAGAGCTCCTAAAAGAACAGCATAAGGACCACTACCCCATTGAAATGGTTCGTCCCATCTCTCATTTCCTTCATAAGGTAAATTAGGAAGTAATCTTATGTTTTTGTGTTGTTTGAATCTAGGATACCAATCGCTTCTTGTGTAAATTTTTGTTTCCTCATTTATACCAGCGTTGATAGATTCTTCAACCATTCGTTTGTCAACACAGATAAGATGATCCATTTTATAATCACGCATAATGGCATTGCACCCTATTTTAGTTCCAAACAGAGAGTCAATATCAAGCCGAGAACGGCTTTCACCGTTACCAAATACATACATACAATTATTTATTGTTGTTTATATCTTCTTTTAAGACAGTAATGTCTTGCTTAACTTCTTTAAATTTTTCAGCCGCTTGAGACATTAATTCAACAACAGAGGAAATTTTATCTATTGCCCACCACCACCAAATTGCGGCGACGAACATAAAAGTACAAGTGCCTGTTAAAATAAGCCAATAATATGTTTCATGAGCTCCTAGCCAATACGAAATCGCTAGAGCTATAAAGCCTGTCATGGGAAGTACACTGCCTATTATTTTCCAAATAAGTGCCTGTTTTTTAGTTTGTTTTTTTAATAAGTCAAAGTTAGTCATACTAATATTTATAGGGTACTCTTACTTTATTTTGTTGGTAGTTTATGAGCTGATTTGACCGAAAGGCTTCCATTCTCCTGGAGTGCCTTCCAAAATGCATACCCAACCTATATAGCCTGTTGGCTTTGGGTCATCATTCCAAACTATATCGCCTTTACGATATTGTCCACTAGTGGGTGAACCGGAACCTACTTGCATTTTTTTGTTTTCAAATTTTATCGGGCCTGCAACAGCAAGATCGCTGTCGTCTGAAATTGTGTTTACACCAACACCTAATTTACCATGTACTGTAACCCTTGCTGAGTCACTGTTCTTGTTACCTAGGTGTATTTTACCATTAGCACTTACACTAATTCTAGTTGTATTGTCAGTTATAATTTCTAGGTCATGTGTTGTATATGTTCCTAATTTGATCTCTGGTTGATCTATATCAATAACAAACTCAGAATCAAAGCCCATTATACCAACAGCACCATTAGGTGCTTCAGTACCAATACCTAGCCTATCAGCATCGCTGTTCCAAAATAGATGTTGACCAAAAGAAACATTGCCTCTAACATTTAACTTATGAAGTGTACCTACTTCTCTAAGGCTACTTGTTTTAATATCAGGGCCTAGTGAATCTTTGCTTAGAACATAGTTGCCGTTTACAAAGTATGCAGCATCTGCATGTAAATCTATTGGATCACTACTCCAAAGTCTATCTGGATTAGGTCTGTACACAAACTGTTTTGTAGGTTGTCCTTTTTGCACCCACAATAATCCTTTATTATAGATGTTACCATCTGCATCATTGAATTCAAGTGGTCCAGATCTTTCATTTCTAACGTCTGCTGTAACTTCGTCAACATGAAGTTTTTTTGCATAAACTTCGCCGTCTACATGTAAATTACCAGAAACATTTGTGTCGCCTACTAGTGTTTCTACGTCTATTGTATCAGTTAGTATTCCATCGTCATTTACAAACACTACAAGTCTAGTTGACTCGTCTTTAATACCGGTGCTTTTAAACTTAGATATTGTACCTCCTTGAATTAAGTCTCCACTTAGGCTGTTATTTGCTAGTTTTGACATGTCAGGAGTGTTGTCTATGCTTGCTAAAGCATCAACAACTTCTGCTAAAATAGGTAGTCCTTCTACAGCAATACGGACTTTATTAGGATCTGGCTTCTTCATGTAAGTATTTATCAGTTTACTTTAAGAAGCACTGTATCCGGATTACAACGTCCGTTTAGTTTTGTATCAGTAGTTTTTATCTCCTCTAGAAACTTGCGTAATGCTACTTTACCTGCATTTTTAAACTCTTTTAGTTGTTCTTCTGGCTTACGTAGAGTCTTTTGAATACTTTCTTTTTCGTCAAACCCTATTATGGTTGTACCTTTAACGCTAAGTCCAGTACCGTCTCTAGCAAGACCTTTTGGATCTATATTTGATGCAACATATTTGCCTAGTTTACGTGTCTTACTGTTAAACACCCACAGCTCACTAGCACCTACAATAAGTGTAGGATCAATACTTGCAAGTGAATACTTGTCATCTGCTTTGTTAAACTTCAACTTCTCTACAATTTTACTTGCAGATCGTTGCTTAGGCTTACGTGGTTTACGTGTTGCCTTAGCTTGCTCAATAATAAAGTCTAGCTCTGCATTCACGGTTTCGATTGCTTTGCGATATTTTGCAATATCAGATTTTTTGTGATCTGCGTAACCTTCTTTTAGTTGTTCCCACATATCTCTTTCGTGTTCGTCCATTTTTGCCAACTGTCCTTTTGTTGGCATTCTTTCTAGGTCGTCAAAGTCTACTAGTTCCGACTCCCAAAAAGATTTCATTTTGCGAGCGTGAGCTTGACTTGGTTGAACTTTTTTAAAATATGCTTTAAAGTCAAACCCTTTTGGGTCAAACAACTTTGGGTCTTGTACCCAAACTTCCAACCATTCGTCAATTGGTTCAGACATATCATATGCCTGGTCTCTTATACGTTCTTGTATTGTAGGAACGTAGACGTTTGCTTTTGCTTTTTCTTCTTTTGTTTTAACTTGAACAGCCTTTGAGCCACCTTCAATGTAAGTTTCAATTCGTTTTTTAAGGAATTCGCTAGGACCTTTCTTAGGACCCATTGTGCCAGCAAGACTTTGCCAATGCTCATCTTCTCTCTTTACATAGTCAGGAGCACCATCTAAAAATGATTGTGCAACAATAGCACTTGTAATACTGATGTAAGTATTAGGCATTGCCTTTGCGTGTTTTATTTGTTCTTTAGTATATTCTCCGCTTGCTTCCATCCATTTGAATATACTAGGATACAAATCAGCTGGCTTATAATTTTCATAGTAAAAAGATCTTACATATTCTCTATGACGGTGAATCTGTTCACCCGTCCATTCTTCCCAGCCATCCCAACTAGGCGCTGTAAGTTTAGCACCGCGTTTTAGACGAGGAGCCGCTCTAGGTTTTTTTCTTTTAGTCTTCGGCAGGGCCATTTAAAATCTCCAAAAAGTTTATTACAAAAAGTATATATGCAAAGATTAAAAAAGTCAATCTTTTTTCAAACGTAGCACAGTTTCATACTTGCCAGCAAATTCTCCTGTTATAGTAACTCTATGTCCGTAGGAAAAATCGTCTGGTGCTATAGTGTACTTAATATTTTTTCCGTACTTCATAGCAAATTTACCTTGCTGAGTTTGTTGCCATTCCCAAATTGGCGCTGTCACGTAAATATGCGGGTCCTCTACATCTCCCATCGTAAACTCATGCAAAACAAACTGTTTCTTCATCTTCAGTCCAATAAACATTCTTTAAATCGAAACTACTAATTAATTGCATACATCCTGGACACGGTTTTGCTAGTCCGGGAACAAATGTAGTTCCATATGGTTGAGTTTTCTTCAACCGTACAATGTACATATCACATTTTGATAATTGATCAACAGAAATGATTCTTAATGCATTTTTAATAGCATCAACTTCTGCATGTAAGTAGATTTGCCCATCCCTGTAACCGTTAGATTCACACATTAAGGGATGGGTCTTATAACTGTTTATACCTGTTGCAATTAGATGTCTTTTATAGATAATACCGGCAGCCATTTTAACACGGCCTTGAACTCCAGGATTATCGTATGCAACCTGTAACAGTTTTTTGCGAATAAGAGAGTGCAACTCATGATGCCTTTATTTTTTCTTGAGCTCGTCTAAGATCTCATCACGTTCTGCTAGAAAGTCATTGTATCTATTACGCACAATATCAACTGTCATATCAACAAATATTAAAATAGGCGTAATAAAAAATCCGTTCTCAACAAGCATTCCAAATACAATACCTAATATAAAATATCCAAGCATGCGTTTGCTGTAAGGTTGCCATTCTTGAAAGTTAAAATTCCATTTAAGGAAATACCAAATGTGTTTCATGTCACTATCCTTCGTTTTCTAAGTCCCAAATACAACGAGCATTTTCATACTTTTTACTTTTTGTGTATTTGTAAAATTTATATTTTTTCGCCGGCTTCGAATCCCCGGAACGTTTTAAATCTTGGAAAACGTAACGAGTAAGTGCCGTCTTGATTTTGCGTAATTGCATCTGCTCGTACCTCTACAAGTTGGCCAACCAAAGACCCACGATTGCTCCAAAAGGTATCGCGATCAGCGTCACTAAACCCGCTACCGCAATTGACCTCAACCATCCGTCCATCATCCTCACCGCGGCATACGAGTGCTCCAAGTCTTCCTTCATTTCTTCCTGTTCCTTCTTCGACATCTACTACCTCCAATGTTACTTCAATAAATGGCTTTGCTTTAAGCCATGCATGAGTACGTTTACATTCATAAGGAGCATCAACGTCCTTAATCATAACACCTTCATATCCACCGTCTACAGCCGCTTTATTAAGCTCTGTAAAGCGTTTTTCGCCTTCGGGAGTACTTAGGTCTACTGTTTCCCAATCAAGTGCTTGTACGTGCTTTAAAACGCTTTTATGATCTTCTACCCAATACTTTACCATAGCACTACGTTCATGCTGTGGTTTGTCATACTTTCCGTTTAAGAAGTTACCCAAAGGTGCCATGTCAAACAAATGTAGTACAGCATCGTTTGCACTTACATTGTCCTTACGATGTACCTGTTTCATTAAGTCTTGAAAGTTAGCACTCATTACTTCGCCGTCGAGCATAAGCGGATACGGTGCAGGATAATCTTTTAGTACTTCTTCTATTTCTGCAATGATGTGTCCAAAGTTGTGAAACTGTTTACCATTACGACTGAACATCTCAACTTTGTTACCACGTATAGTAGTAAGAACACGAACGCCATCTAATTTGATTTCAATTTGTTTCTTGCCAGTCATTTTCTTTTCGTGTTTAGCAGAGTCGTGTGCCAATGAACAAGTGAATACCGGTACAGTACCAGGCACCACTTTGTTCACGGTCTTTTCACTTACTCCGCAACGTAAATCTTTAATAAGGATACGGCGATACCAATCATTCCATTGTTCTGTAGTAGCCACACCCATTGCTAATTCAATAGCATCACGTGCCGCATGTCCGGTTAGTTCACGCTGTTGTAGTTTTTCAGCAAGTTCTTTAAACACAGACCAAGACAATCCTTGTCCAGTTAATATATCTGAACGTTCAGGTACCTGCTTTACTCCAAATGTTACAAGCGGATCTAGTGCCATTGTAAGACCTTCAAAGAACTCAGGAAGTCCTTCTTCGTGTGCTTGTTTTAGGATTGCTTCTTTGCCCAAGCGACTGTTGTCTGCTTCAAGTTGCCTAATAATTGCGTCTGGTTGTGTTCTCATGCCATTGCCCTCTCAACTTTTTTTACAATAGATTTAGAATGTTTGCAATACCCATGGTATCCAAAACCTGTACAATCACAGTTAAATCCACGATCATGTAATGTGACGGAATACTCATTCCCTTTACTTCCTTGTACTGGCCAAACAGTTCCTACCATCCAATGTCCTTTTGGATTAAAAAGAGTAGGCTTCAAAAACTTCTCTTGAAACCTACTCATCGTGTTACCTGATTTTTTGCAATTTCAACTAACTTTGCATCTGCTTTAGTTAATACATCTAAAAGCAAACGCTTTTCTTCTAAGTATACTTTTGCAAACTTAGGATCATGTGCAACAATACTTTCAGTGTTGTCAATCATGTCTGCAACTTTGATAGTCTGTACACATGCAGGTGCCTTACTAAGTCTATCACGATCCATTGCTTTACGTGCTTTACGATTAGGACCACCTTCAACTTTGGGCGGGTCACTAAGTAAAACAACCATATCAGCAACTTCAATACCAAATGCAAAAGCAATATCTTCTTTTGTAATTTTAGTATCTTCGATGACATCGTGCAACAAAGCGGCCGCTAACACCTTCTCGTCCTTGATTACTGTGCTAACAAGGTTCATTACTCTAATAGGGTGTGTAACGTATGGTTCGCCTGTGTATTTACGAACTTGTCCGATAGCCCCGTGTGCGGCTGTAGCGAACAATTTTGCTTGATCTACTAATGTCATTGTGTGCCTCTACTTTGCCTAATTTATGTATATATTATAGCAAAGGATTAGGGCATTGTCAACCATTTTTGAAAGAAATTTTGGCATTAAATGACAGGCTTATTCTAGTGTCATCTGTGTCATTTGGCCTTACACCGTGATATATCCAACTAGGAAATAGTATAAGTTTCCCTATTTCTGGGTGATAATATATGCATTCATCTGGTGCAAAATAGTGTGAGCTTACTAGGCTTGTAAGAGGATTCATCAAATATAGAGAACCGTCTTGTTTGTTTGTTTGAAAGTAATACACGCCACTTATATCAAAACCACCGTGATTATGTACAGTAGTGTGTTCACCTTTTTG